CATACCCTCCGACTAACGAAGCTGAGGATATATTGGATGGGCTATACACGAACTTTACCCACCTTGACCGTTGGTTGAGAGCGGGAGGGGCTCTTCCTGATGAGTGGAAGAACGCGGCTATTCCAGATAGAAAGACCCAATAACCATGGACTTTGAACGTAAACGCAGGCACATTTCAGACCATTGGGGCAAGGCCTTCATACCGCATAGCCGGATGAGGCACATCCGGTGGGAAGAGTCAGTGGTTCAGAGTCGAGCCCGCCGTGAGGGCAAACCGAACCCAGTGATCCGGCATGATGGCTTCTGCTGTTGCGGAAGCATCGAGTGCGTGGCTCAGCCTTGCAACCACACGAATCGTATGGCTGAGAGGGCTGAGGCGGAGAGACCCGTTCCGAGGGTCAGGTTCGTGCATCGTGATCCCACTATCCAGTATTGGTGAGGTTCCGGTGTATCTGAAGGGTATGAATCGTAGAAACCTCCTTCAGGCAGCCGGACTCGCTCTACTCTCGTTAGTACCCTTCAATCTTCTGAAGGCGGCTCCCGTGCCTCCAAAGAAGGAATACCTGGAGTACAACGAGCCCTATGATCGATCCCTGGTAAAGTTTACTCAAGATCAGGAGCGTATCACGGGTCAGTTCTATTGGGAGCCCAGCCCTGGAGAGGCACCAAATTGTTTTACTGCAATTACACGAAAATGCGATTACCGCCCAGACCAATTTCACGAGGCAATGGAGGTATTCCTCAGTAAGCGACGAGCTGAGCTATCTTTCCGGTGTACTTGAGCAGTATGCCAAACCCTCACGACTTTGTGATACCTGAAGAAGACCGGCCTTTTGTCAGCATGGCTCTTGTGACCTATGCCGCGACCCTCAGACGAGCTTGTGACGAGTTCCCTGGGGTTCCTGAAGCTGGGGTAGCTCTCAATAAGGCGGCAAGTCACGCCATGTACCTGGCTCAAGCTATGAACCCTCCGATACGTGACTACGGTCAAGTCCCAGGGATGGGGATCATCACGGGCCTGACCTATCCTCGCGAGAACCAGGGCGAAGTCAATCCTCATCAAACTTCATCTTGAGTACCCGCTCGCGATGGGCGGTCATCTCTTCTTCAGTGAGGTGCCGGCGTCCGTATTCATCCTGTCGAGGGCACACGAGCCTTCCATTTTCGATCGTGTGCCCAGGTAGCTGACCTCGGTCAATCATGTCTTGGAGAGCCTTCTCGTCTTTCGAGGACAGTCTTGGGTCGACCATACCCGGTCACTACACCGGTCCGACTAATATTTCTTTTTCCATGTTTTCGATTGACATAGGCGTATGGACATGAGAGAACTGATCTTGAAAGTGAGAGTAGTTGTCACTGACCGTCTATCAAGGCTAGGTTTTTATCAGGGGACCTTCAACCTGTCACGACAGGGTTCACCCCTAAAGCTGAGGGATACGTCCACTCGCTAACCGCCGAACCAACTGAGGTACGGCCCCACCCACTCGACCAAGCCTAGGTAGACGATTAGTGGCAACTACTCGAACGTAAGTCAGTTAGAGTGGGTGCCAGGAAGGTAAGGAGAATGTGTGGCCGCAAAGAAACAGGATCCAAACCCAAAAGAAAAACCTGAACTCACTGACGAGGACAAGGAATGGGCTAGCACCGAAGCCTACAAACTGCTTGAAAAATACCATCAGACAGCAGATCAACTCGGACTAAAACCCAAGAAGCAACCAAAAGTCTCGGTATTCATGTACAATGGATGCCCGACGGCCAAGTACGGAAGGAACACGCTTGGTCGTACCACTCTTGAGGTTATCAAATCTCGGAGCATCGAAGGTCTCGAGGAAGCGCTGTTCAACTTGCCAGGGGCATTGACACTTCCAGTGGTATTCTCCGACTCCTCTAAAGAGGAAGTCTCAGCTATCAAGAATCAGTTCTACGGGGTATCTCGAACACTCACCATGGGCCTTCAAGCTGTCTACCGTCGGCAGTTTCAGAACCCAATCGAGGGAAACTTAGAGTCTGCAGCATACAAGATCTGCAACGAAGCGATGAGTGAGTACCTCGATGGTCTCGATGATCCTATCCTCAAGGTAACCCGTCCGGCATCAAGTATAGTGGCTACCGCCAGTCGAGATTACGCGAATAGGTATCATAATTGGGAGTCAAAGGAGTCCCAAGAGAAGTCACCTCCGTGGCCCAAGGTAACCGGATTCCCTATCAAGGCTGACTGTTTCAGTATCGAGATTATCAAGGCTGACGAGTATCGAGACCGTCTTAAAAGTAGCAATCGGAATGTCCCAAAAGAGCTACCTAAAGAGATTGTCCTGCTCAGCCTTCGAATGCTTGCAGGGGCTCGTAAGGGCCAACGGGTTCCACCCCTTACCGTACGGATTCAAGTTCGAGGCGGTTCCGATTGGGCTACCCTCAAGCGGTGCTTACAGGAAACGAATGGGTACAAGAGAACCCAAGGTCGGGTGGTCCTTGATGAGGGTAAGTGGGTATTCAAGCTTGGTTTCAAGAGGCCAAGACCCGAGCCGACCCAGGTTAGTACTGCTCTTGTAGTAACCCCAGCCCTCAACGACCTGGCAATGGTCTACTCCAATGAAGGTCGATACCTTCGTGGAAAGTACACCGGGGCTGGAGGGGTACTTCCGAAAGGGATAGATTCCGCTGGGTTCATACATCTCAAACAGAAGTATGATTCTATGCGATCCGCTAGAGCGCGGCACCTGCCTTTCCTCGGCAAGGGTGGAAGGGGTCACGGACAGAAGAGGTTCCGGCTGTCCTTGGCAGTTGTTGAGGGTCAAGAGGCTGATCGGGTCAAGACCTGGATGGAGCAACAAGCTTCTCACATAGCTCGGTATGCTAAAGCAATTGGGTCTATCGTCGGAATTGACGATATGGAGTCAGTCCCTCATGCTCCGGATCGAAGAATAGAACGTCTATTGCGGAGATTCCCGTGGTGCACCTTCCGAGACAAGATAGCGTGGGCTTGCAAGAAGCACGGTGTTCGCACCATGGTGATCAAGCACTCTGGGTCTCTGAACTGCCCTATGTGCGGTGGCGTGAAAACCCTATGTGACTCTCACTCCGTAGAGGGCTTTCCTGAAGTCTGGTGTAGAACAGGATGTGGGTGCGTAGCACCGAAGACCCTGTTTAGGGCCTGGAGACTGTTCAAGTTGCTTTTAGCGAATGACCCAGAAACCCTGGCTCAAGTAGATCAGAATTTCACCGATATAGTCACAGAGCACACTCACAGACACACCAAGTTCACCGACCTTACTCTTGTAAGTGATCCACCCGATGATGATGCTGACGCTGATGCAGCGGAATGAGGTAAACCGATGCCAACTAAAAAAGTAACCTTTATTGACCCCTCCAAGATCAAGGGTGATACTGGCCAGATCGTCAAGACCATACTCAAGTTGAAACCAACAGACTTTCCGGACTCTGAACAAGTACTGGATGTTATCCGAGGTTTGAAGACCGATGCTGACCAGGGTGAGATGAGGCTTGTAGCCTACCTACGAGCCTATGAAAAGAGTAACCTTTGGAAGAAGTCAGCAGTCCCCAGCGCCACCTTCGATGCTTGGCTAAGTTACTATCAGACATCACTCCCTGATGTGAAGAGGTATCGCTACGGTGTGACCGCACTCACAGAGTTCGGTCCTGAACTCTGTGAGACCCACGGATTCAAGGTATTGTCAAAAGTAGCTGGCTTACCGGAGGGTCATCGAAGTAGGTTCATCAAAGAGGAGCTTGAACCGGGAATGGAAACCCGTAGGTTTCCAATGAGTGAGGTCACCGCTAGTGGTCGTATTCACACCTACCGCAAGAAGTATGGTCTCATCAGCAAAGTACCCAGAATCCCAAAGAGTAATCTTGCTACTCAACTTGACGAGGCTGAAGAAAGGGTCCGTGAATTGGAGGACGAAGTCAAGGCCCTCAAAAAAGAACGGAATGACCTGCTAAAACGACTGGCCAAGTACGAGAAGAAGGCTGCTTGACTTTGCGAGGGGTGGGGTTCTTTATCTCACCCTTACCTCGCTCGCGAGGCTTTCCTCGCGGTGGGTAAACCCGTGATCTTTGACAATTTTAAGTGCAGAAAGCGAGAAAGGGTGTCTTACCACTTGGCTCCTTCCCTACATAAATTTTGGGATTCAAAAGGTGCCTTAGACACCCTCTCGCAAGTAGCACACTAAGTACTTGAATTGATTAGTACACTATGGATGAGGATTCAACAGATGAGAGAGTAGGTGGGGTTTGAAGGAGGAAGTACCAAAACCATGCAACTCAAGTCACACCGATTCAACAGATGAGAGAGTAGGTGGGGTTTGAAGGAGAATCAATCAGGGCTGGGTAGGTTAGGGGATAGGGATTCAACAGATGAGAGAGTAGGTGGGGTTTGAAGGTCCGGAAGGGCATTACGAGCTCTCTCGAGTGCCTCGATTCAACAGATGAGAGAGTAGGTGGGGTTTGAAGGTTTTGACTTCAGCCTCAGCTTGCGCTCGGCCGTATCCCGATTCAACAGATGAGAGAGTAGGTGGGGTTTGAAGGAACACCTTGGGTAGGTCGCCCCTTGCGCTCTTTCAGGATTCAACAGATGAGAGAGTAGGTGGGGTTTGAAGGTGAGAATTCTTCAAAGGTCAATCGAGGAGCAATCTGATTCAACAGATGAGAGAGTAGGTGGGGTTTGAAGGAAACCGTAGTGGTTGATGATCCCTACGAGCAAGCTCTCGATTCAACAGATGAGAGAGTAGGTGGGGTTTGAAGGTGCCTTGGTCACCACCGAAATAAGCTTCACTACCCCTGATTCAACAGATGAGAGAGTAGGTGGGGTTTGAAGGCAACCTTAGACTAGATGCTCGTTCTGATGCTCGTCCGATTCAACAGATGAGAGAGTAGGTGGGGTTTGAAGGAGCGTCGGTTCCACAATCCATTCCACTACAGCTGAAGATTCAACAGATGAGAGAGTAGGTGGGGGTTGAAGGTTCGCCTTGGTGAGGGTTGGCCCAATTGGGTCTTTGGATTCAACAGATGAGAGAGTAGGTGGGGGTTGAAGGTTAGATGAGCCCTTAGTTCTTGATTCCAATCGTCCGGATTCAACAGATGAGAGAGTAGGTGGGGTTTGAAGGCAACCAGATTGTTGCTCGTCTTCGACGAGCCCATAGCGATTCAACAGATGAGAGAGTAGGTGGGGGTTGAAGGGCTGGCTCCTCCTCTGACTACCAGATGATCCCCGCGATGATTCAACAGATGAGAGAGTAGGTGGGGGTTGAAGGCTTGAGATGGATGAACTCGTGAACACCTGAGGGTCCGATTCAACAGATGAGAGAGTAGGTGGGGTTTGAAGGAATCTTAGTTTGATCGCAGTCGGAACCTGTACTTTGATTCAACAGATGAGAGAGTAGGTGGGGTTTGAAGGCCCAGATTATTGCTTGGCTTCAGGAAGTAGCCCTAGATTCAACAGATGAGAGAGTTGGTGGGGGTTGAAGGTTACTGGACGACGGTACAATATCAACTGTTATAATGGCGATTCAACAGATGAGAGAGTAGGTGGGGTTTGAAGGCTGCGGTGATGCTCTTCGTCAGTTACTCTTGCTTTGATTCAACAGATGAGAGAGTAGGTGGGGTTTGAAGGATGTGGAGTTCCTCGAGGGAGACCCAACCCCCCCTAGGATTCAACAGATGAGAGAGTTGGTGGGGGTTGAAGGAGTTAGGGGATCATCCAATCGGCAATGAGGGTCATATAGGATTCAACAGATGAGAGAGTTGGTGGGGGTTGAAGGAGCCTGACACCATCCTGTCGGCCCCAATGAACGAGGTTTGATTCAACAGATGAGAGTTGGTGGGGGTTGAAGGGGGTGGGCAGGTGGATTCTAGGAGTCCCTGTGTCCGATTCAACAGATGAGAGAGTAGGTGGGGGTTGAAGGACCACGAGATCATACTTGGGGTGACCATAGATGAGGATTCAACAGATGAGAGAGTAGGTGGTACTTGAAGGGCACTGATGTCTCGGGGTGGCACGTCTGAGTTGCCGCAGATTCAACAGATGAGAGAGTAGGTGGGGGTTGAAGGTGTTACCGGATCACCGTTCAGAGCTTGCTTGTAGAGATTCAACAGATGAGAGAGTTGGTGGGGTTTGAAGGCTCAGTAGTCTGGTTCCGAGGCCTCTGGCGCGAATGCAGGATTCAACAGATGAGAGAGTTGGTGGGGTTTGAAGGCGCGTCAGAATGCCACTCGAGCACACGCTTTCGACGATTCAACAGATGTGAGAGTTGGTGGGGTTTGAAGGCCAGAAGCTCTTGCCGTGCTTTTCCCGAACGTATCGAGATTCAACAGATGAGAGAGTTGGTGGGTTTTGAAGGATCCTCCTGGGTCCGAGAACATCCCAGGTTACGCGCGGATTCAACAGATGAGTGAGTTGGTGGGTTTTGAAGGACTGGCATCAATCACACCAAACCTAGGAAGCCCTCCGGATTCAACAGATGAGAGAGTTGGTGGGGTTTGAAGGTTGGGTTGTTTGGAATCCGAGTGGAGCAGCTTGTAGAGATTCAACAGATGAGAGAGTAGGTGGTACTTGAAGGCGTGCCGGCGTCATCAACTTTCTTGGTCTTGGTCTGATTCAACAGATGAGGGGTTAGGTGGGTTTTGAAGGCGGTGTAGCAAGGTCATGCCCCCGGAAAAGGACCTGATTCAACAGCTGGGTGAGTAGGTGGGTTTTGAAGGTTGCAATGCCGATAAGGTAACTTCAAGATCCTTGTCGTAATTCAACAGATGAGAGAGTTGGTGGGGTTTGAAGGAGCTCGACGCCGTTGCGATCTATCCAGGTGTCCTTCACGGATTCAACAGATGAGAGAGTTGGTGGTACTTGAAGGTTCGCCAAGATGGTCCTGATCGAAGTGATCGACCTGATTCAACAGATGAAAGAGTTGGTGGTACTTGAAGGCACTTTACATGGAGCTTCTCAGGGTCATCCACGGGGTTGATTCAACAGATGTGAGAGTTGGTGGGGTTTGAAGGATGTTGGCAAAGTGTCGGTCGGGAGCGGCAGCGTTCAGATCGGGATTCAACAGATGTGAGAGTTGGTGGGGTTTGAAGGATGCCAGTCCGTTCAGCATCCTCTCGAAGAGCCGAGTGGGATTCAACAGATGAGTGAGTTGGTGGTACTTGAAGGGTAATATTGGTATGACGAACACAAATCCGGCCCCTTAGATTCAATAGATGGGAGAGTTGGTGGGTTTTGAAGGATTGAGCAATCGTCAGTTCTCACGTTCTAGGAGGCTTTGATTCAACAGATGAGTGAGTTGGTGGTATTTGAAGGACCTAACTGTCGCTCTGTTGCGTCTGCAAATGGACCGATTCAATAGATGAGTGAGTTGGTGGTACTTGAAGGTCCCAATGAATGAGTCATCCAGAAGTGCTTTCACCGGATTCAACAGATGAGTGAGTTGGTGGTACTTGAAGGAATTCTGCTGAGCAGGACTGGCCGCCCGAAGATGTGATTCAACAGGTGAGAGAGTTGGTGGTACTTGAAGGCTTATGTTGGCGAGCCCTGCGTCGGCGAGTCGACCAGATTCAACAGATGAGAGAGTAGATGGGGTTTGAAGGATACCTATGTCGGTGTGACAGATAGGTTATTGGCGTCGGATTCAACAGATGAGAGAGTAGGTGGTACTTGAAGGGATTGACATACGAAAGGCTCAAGGAATCATGTTGAGCACTGCCTGCGGGGAGGAGGGACCGTCACAGGTGTTGAGTCAATCTCGACCAAAGCATCTTCTTGATTGATCCCAAGAAAGTAGTTCCAGTTTGGGAAGGCTTTGATGAGAGTAGCAGCCATCTGAGCTGAGTAAACCTTGGCCTGCTCACGAGGCCCCCAATACCAATGAATACCCTCATTGCAGAGGTAAACTCCGGAAACTGTTCTATGTTTGATGAGAATACTCATGACTTCTTACCTGCAAAATCCCACCCAGGTTCCATGGGTTGAGTAATATCCTCACCTAACACAGACGCACAAGGTGTAGAACATTCTTTTTGATCACAGTCATCACAGAGAGGTGCCCACTTACGGTCTATCTCAGCAAGGACTCGCTTTGAACGGGTCTCAGCTAATGTACTCTTATCAACTATCTCACCATCAGCAAACACTGGGACCAGTTGCTCAGCGAGAGCTGCCGCTTGTTCAGCAGTGAGACTCATCTTCTGAGCGAATACTTGTGGATCTCGGTCATGGGGTTGAGCCAAGTTACCTCCAACGCCGATCATCGTAGGGGCTAAATCGCACATCGTACCTCGGGGTCCAAAGTCGTGTTGTTCTTTGAGTAACTCACGCAAGTCCTCTCGTGTGAAGTTAGCCTCTAAAAGGTTCAATTTATCGAACCTATAAGCTTCACGAATGCCCATGAAGGCTTCACTCTCAAGGTTAGGATCGATCGGGGTCCCCCCACGAGGGCCAATGTCATCGAAGGGGAAAGTCTCAACTTCACTAGGCCCCTCACCGTCGTGGAGAGTAGGTAGCTCCGATCGTGATATTCGGGTTACTGGACAATACTCACTGCACTCATCCTTGGTCCACTCTCCAAGTCGTACATTGTACTCAGCGAGGAAGGCTCCCTCGCTCTCCACTGGGAACAGAGCAGATCTCCAACCGCCTTCTTGTCGGTTCATTAAGTAGAGAATCCCTTGGCTATCTCGTCGGAGAATACAATCACCTAATAGATTACGCTTTGCCATGCCTAATACTACGCATGACCCTGGTTGATCTCACTGACTTCTTAGGCAAGGTTGAGTTTTTATTTACAATAAGGCTTGAATTATTGACCCGTCATCGGTAGCACTCGAGACTTCCTCATTGTCTGTACCGATAAGTCGTTCAAACCGAGTAGGACGAGGACCTTCATAGGTGTCTGTGGACCCGACCACCCCATAACGACTTGTGAGGATACTGCAGAGATCAAAAAGGATCTTCCGAATACTCATTACTGCTGGGTTGAAACGCTCATCATCGGGGAGAATCTCAATGAAGTTCTCGAGCTCAATGATGAGCTTTTTGAGATCCTTTTGAGAGGGTACCTCCCTGAGTCGTTCAAGCTTTTTCTTTGCTGGTACCAACAAGGCCTTAGCTATCTGGAGTCGACCCCCTGTGGAGATAATCAACTCCTCGAGTCTTGAGATCAGCTTCAGGGTAGACCCTGGGACTTGGTCTCTGACGTCTCTAAGGCGGTACCAATCGAGGTATCTTTGGAAGTTGGGTTCCACGTGGATTCCTTAAAAGCGAGATAGGGCAGCCTGAGGTCCAACAACACGTTTCTTGATGGGTCAGACTGCCTGCCGAATCGGAACCCATTGGCTCACCGACTACCTCTTTTGCCCTCCGAGACCGCATTGAAATCCCGACCCAGGTCGTAGACTCCTGGATAACTCTTTGCCTCAAGAGAGGCCCTCCTAGCCGGAGGCTTGAGCGAGTGATCGTGATCCTCGCTTTTGGTCGAAAGAATGAGACCAGTTAAATCAAGAACTTGAGTCCTGATTTAGGAGTAGTTGGCCTATGGGTCAAGTACTCCTTCAAGATGATGAACCCTAACCTGAGTGAAAGTCAACTTCTTTTGAGTCAAAGCCCTTGGATAAGAAGCAATGCCAGGAGTCAACCTTAGTCCCTTGAGGTAGGTAAAGTCAAGAGATAATCAGGTCAGCTAGATTCAATAATGAATCTTTTCATTGAGTTCGTTGATAAGCTCTTGGACACGTGAGGGGGGGTGAGGCGGGGCAACAACCAGTTGGATACCGATCCGCCGTGCTGTCTCGAGCACGGCTTCATCAGTCATGGTCATGAAGTTGGTGGCCTGGTCTTCGAACAAGGTCCAATCAGGGTTCTTACCGATAAGCTTCTTTGCAATACGCTCACAAAGCTCTTCTTTGTTGTGTTTATTGAGACCACTACTGGTATCCGTATCGAAGGTTATGACCTGAGTCTCCTGGACTGGCTCGGGTACAGGATCGCGAGGGGGTCTGATCTCGTTCCAACACTCTTCAATGGGTTCGTCAGGCATCAGTGCCTACCCCTGCTGAGTATGAAGAGCAATAGACGAAGTCCAGATAAGACCCCCAAGGTTATGACAGCTAATTGAGCTCCTCCAAATATATACCCTATACAACCAAAGAACACATAGAGGGCAAAGCTCAATCCACTTAGGGGAGTCAGATCTTGCTTTCCCTCAATCATGACCCTCTTGTCAGGCATCAGACTTCACCACTAGTCACATGAGCTATGATTAATCGAAGTAGGGCTGCCGCGGCCAGACAGATAGCACATAGCCTTGGGCCACCGATCGCATACCCAACGGAACCTATTAGCACGTATATGGCAAAGCCATAACTCGATGGTGGTTTCTCAACATTACTCATTCTTTGTACCCCGGTCTGGACATCTCTCTCATCAAAGCTTCATCGGAGTACTCTCGCTTATGAGTTCTCCACTCGTCTTCAGCTACTCGTTGACCAGCAGGTTTCCACTGAGCAGTGGAGTCTGGGTCCCCATGCATGTCGTGAACCTCTGGAGGGATCCTACATTGTGTGAAGAGCCAATCGATGCAAAACTCGCATATGCTGAACTTGTACTTGGTGCAGTCATCGAGTGCACCTGATCCATTCCCCGGTGTTGAATTGTAGCTTCCTTCAACCTCAGCGTCGACGAGTCCACATCGAGGACCATTCGGTTCAAGTCGCAACGAGTGCCCACATACATTACATGTCATCTAGTTCTAATCCCTTCTAGATCCATCCTCGGTCAAATGTATCTCAACTTGTGCCCCAATACTTTCAAATCTAGACCTGATCTGCCTTGCTTCATCAATTGGAACCCTGGTCTCCAACCTCTGAGGAACGGTATCAATGATAAGTTTGCTTTCAGAAAGACTGATCCCCATCAAGGTTCTAACCTCTTTCAGGCAAAGAACCCTATTTGGACCCGCCTCCACTAGAAAGACATCGTGATCAAAATCATTGTAGCTAACTGTACTCATTGCCCCATAGATCGGAATAGGCATCGAGTCTAGACGCACCCCATTGGGGTATCCAACATCAATTGAGGGCACCTCCGCTAGAAGCTTTTCCAGTTCATCAATGGGTAGTTGTTTCAAGTATGCTAGTACTTGCTCTCGTGTTATGTCTGCCATGGTCAACTACCCTCACTTACGATACGTTCGAATCGAGTCGGTCGAGGTCCCTTGTAGACCTCAGGCCTTTCACTCAAGTAGGTATCTAGGATGTCTAGAGCGAGCATCCTCCAGTACTCCCTTGAGTCCAACTGGCTCATGTTTGGATCAGGGTTAGTTCTATTGAAGTTCACTGCCGTACTCTTGCAACCCCAGATACCAGTACAAGTAGAGACTTTTGGGTCATGAGCCTTGTTGTGAACATAGGCAACAAACCAGACTCCTTGCTCATTTCTCCCTATAGGATCCACAATGATGGATACCTTGTACAGCGTGGATGTGTCTTGACTCTTGATGAGTACATCCTGAGCTTTTGGGGTTCGCTGACTAACCACTTCAAGGGGCATCAGTCTTCATCATCCGGGTATTGGTAGTAACCGACTATCTCAGCTAGATTCTCAATGAGCTTGTAGCCACCAACAATGACGTCATCTTGCTGGCTAACACACTCAGAGCCACTTATCCTATGTTCATCAGTGAAGGTGGTGATCACCTTCTCAAGGGATCTGAGTTGGGCCATGGTGAGAGGCTTCCTCACGCGAGGAACCTGACTTCCAAAGGCCATTGGTTCCAAGTCAGAGTTGACAATAGGGATCCCAAGCTCCCTCGCTCGTCTGACCTCCCTCTTGACACCAGAGGAGGTTTCCCAGCCTGGGACAAGCACTAGGAGGTCACAGGTCTCGAGTAGAGAGAGTGCTGCTTCCAACCAGAAGTCATAATCCTGGATGTCAGCAAAGGGGCTCCAGAACACGTTCGGGCATACAGGTACATACCCAGCTTTAAGAACCTCAGCGATCACAACCCGGGCTCGGGTAATGTTCTCTTCAATCTCTTTAACTGAACCACTGTAAGCACCGGAGATGAAAGCTCTCCCTTTTGCAGTTGTCATAAATCACCTTGAAGGATTCGTTCAAATCGAGTTGGGTAGATGACAGGCTTGAGTTCAGGTACTGGGTATCCGAGTAGGGTTTTCACCCATTCAATATCAAAACCTGAGTTAGCAACCTCCTCACATTTGAATTGAGGGGTCAGGGTATTCATAGTATAGGCCACCCCAATAGTCCAATCGATATCAGTGTCACCCCAGCGAGTGAGACTAAACTGAACCAAGTAGAGTGTCCCATTGGTCACCCCTGAGTTTATCACCCCATAGTTGACCATACTTAGTATGTCCCTCACAACCCTTTCAGTAACTTCAAGGTAACTGCCAGTGAAGTTCATCCTAGGTACCCTGGTGATAGAACTAGAGATACCTTCAGGTATTCTTCCAATTCGATGATTAGGTGACAAGATTAGGACTTCACGATGACCCGCTAGGTTGAACTCAGCCTCTTCAGAGATCTGAGTTTGATCGTAGAGCCAATACCTTGTACTAACCGGCATCGGCGGATGATACCCTACCTTTCCTTGAATCTCAAGGATTTCGGTTTACCCACCACTTGGGTTGAAATCTTGGTGGGTGGAGCAAACCGAATATCAGGTCTTTCTGAAGGGGATCAGGATCATTTCAACTCTTCAGAATCTCTTTGGTGATATCCGCCCCCGGCCCACTCAGCAGGAGAATAACTGCTAGGAAAATGGCTACCATTCCGATAAAGCAGAGAGAGTACTTCCTCAGCTCTTTAGGAGTGAGTCTCCAATAATCACCCTTGAACCCATTTAGGCCTTCAATAAGCCCCAATCTGGTTCTGATTATATACCCTAACCAGGTCGAATAGAAACCGACTTTGCCTATTTTGAAGTACCTAACAATAGATAGGATTATCACTATTGGTAAGGCCAGTACAGAGTTGAAGGTGGCATTCAGAACCGGAACCTCTAACATCCCAATGAAGACGATGAACCACAGAAGCCCCATGTTGTATCGATAGGCTAAGTAGAACGCTGACAAAAACCCCAACATCAGGACAAAAACTCCGATCTTCCGATGAAGGGACAGCGCGATACACTTAATGATCCGACCTCCATCGAGAGGGTTGATCGGGAACAAGTTGAACAAGTTCACGAATGCCAACCAACTGGCGGCAGCTGTCCAGAAATGAGATCTAAAGCAGAGGGATAAGATAAGGGGTACAGCGACAGTGACTATCCCGAAGGCAGGACCCATCAAGGCGATGTAGGTCTCCTGTCGGCTTGTCTTGAAGGCTTCCTTAGAGAGGGCCACCCCTCCGAAGAAGGGTATGAAATAGAACCCTTTGGTCTTTAACCCTTCCCGACGCATGGCCCAGACGTGACCCGATTCATGAACCCCGATCCCGAACATGAACAGGAGAGCAAATTTCCACGAGAACATGAATGAGTAAGTGGTGAACGTCCCAAAGGCAAGTAGTATCTTAGTGCTTTTGGCAAACTTCAAGACTACGGTAAGGAGCTTGCCTGCAAGTGCCACAAGGCTCATGGTACTTGTTTTATCACTCATCTTCGTTGTCCTCGAGTATGCGGTCAAAACGAGTAGGTCGAGTATGCTCAATAGTAGCCAGATCAACGTGATTAGCCATGCGAACCATAACAGAGATCTCTAGATCTTGATACTGCAACGACTCGTAGACCCCTGTGTGAATATCACAGAAGAAGGGTCCTTGATCAAATGACCAAGGCTCGACTACAACCTCCCCTAAGTTTGGAATATCCCAACCTCTGGCGGCCAGCTCTCGGTGAACCCAATTTAAGGTACGTCTACCGATATCCTCGAGAGTCAAAGAACGAGTAGCAGTGTCGATTGGTGTCCAGGCAAGCTTGGATAGCTCACCCATTTTGATTCTGAATACATGGATGTCTGGAGCGAGGTCTCGATACCTTCTGGTGGCTAGACCTCCGCAAACACTGCAATGAGGAGTTATGTCGACGAGTAGATTATGAAGTGCAAGGGTATCAGGCATGATTTACTCACCAGTAGTTGGTTTCTTTCGAATGAGATACGCGTAACTTACACTACGAGTAGGATCAAAGTTACCTGTCCCCAACAGGTCGTAAACCTTCAATCTTCCTATGGGCGTGAGCTTGACCAAGAACAAGTCATTCCACGTACCATCCTCATTCTGAGTTGCTTTTGAATCGATCCACCCAGAATCGACCGCTACTCCAAGCCCACCGGTACAATCAAGAGGTTCGCAGTCGTAATACTCATCTCCAGCTGCAGCTGGGTTGATCTCTTCAATGGCCGTGTGGATCAGAATCGCAAGAGCTTCTAAGTGAGCTGATCGTTTCATGGAATCTTCATCACTAAGTGGCATAATCAGTCATCCTCGAGAATTCGGTCAAACCTTGTCTTCTGAGATTCCTCTTTAGGTTTCCTTCTAACTGCTCTCACCTCAGCGATAATGGGCAGGTCCTCATACGAGTACCAACCCCCATCACAGTAGTCACAGTAGAACGGACCCCTACCAGGCTGAAGAACCTCAATTACGAAACATTCGGGCACTCCTGGGAATGCATTGTGGATCTGATCTTCCCAGGGCTTCAGGTAGTTGGTTACTTGATCAAAAGTCCTCATCTTGGGTAAGGTGAAGATCTTGGTGAAGACTCCAAGAGTAGCTATGTAGGTGGTATTGTGCTCAGCTGGAACCCCACGACGGGTTGCTAAGTCATTGCATACTCGACACTTTGGGGCGTGCATCCAAAGGAGTTCTTCTGGGGTTGGGTCATCATTTGGCATCTGATTCTCCTACAGATTCACTTTCGTACCAGAGGGACTCATCCCAAATGTACTCCCCATTGAGATGAGCCGCCCATTCTTCCTTGGTAGCTACCCTGAAGTCCCCCTCGAAGTAGGCGTCATACTCCCCATTGTAGTCAGGGCCTGTCGAGATCATACGCCCTTCGAGAATGAAGACCCCAGAGAGACCCTCGCAGAAGGAGTCAATCTCATCCCTCAGCATACAATCGTCCGCGAGGTAATCGAGGCCTGGACCTATGTACTCAAGTACCTCGGATTTGCCCTCGTGGAGCACCACAAGAGCGCGATCAGGAGGGCAACCCCTCTTGTACTTTTTTTGGGGCTCATCCTCTACCGGATCAGCATTGAGCAGATTCGGATTGGGCTTGATCGATTCCCAATAGGAATCGATCTCAACTGTCTTCGAAGGTCTCCTACCAGGAGTCGATTCGAGAAGTCTGAACTGTGAGGCCTCACCCATTGAAACCTGGATAGTTGGCGTTAGGGGGCTCCTCGCTGAGTCTGAGAAGGTATAGAATCTCGTTGGCTATTGGATCGAGGTCAATGGTATCAATAGGAGAAACACAAGGCCCTAGTCCAGCTCTCTCAAGTCTGTCACCCCAATCAGGAGCCATCAGTCCCCTCTTGTGCAGGTCTAAGATGATGTTAGTACCAAACAAGCGCAGTTGGTACATCAATAGGCTTTTAGCCGTTTCAAGAGTAATCGGCGGTGCTTCCACGCTGGCACCATACAGATTTTCGGCTGTAGATTCAACAAATACTTGCTTGATACCCTAACTTCATGTAATCTTGGTGCCTCTGATGCTTACTGCCTGGTTGGCAAGACGCCGAGAAGCAAGGCGAGCTAAGTCCGATACTGAGTTCACCCTCAAGCGGGATGGTTGCGTCTGCTACTGTAGAGAGTGCAAGGGGATCTTGAATGGCCATGGGGATTGGATTGACGAGGTCCGGTGTCAGTTCAGGTGCCCCTGTGGGATGATCAGCATATTTGGGTTCTTCGCCCCAGTGCCGATCTTGCTCTCATGCCTCCCCGACGACCAATTCCCACCTAAAGATGTTGTTCCAGTTCTCCCGTGAAGTTAGTCATCATCACTAGGGCCGTACAACCCCTCAATGGTCTTCTGAACCTGTATCCCATCTTCCGTCCTGGGTATCACGATCAGGATTCGTAAGTTGGTGAACTTGTAGACGGTGTATTGCTCGAAAGTTGTATCAGACCCTACAAAGTCAGCCTTTGGGTCTTGGTTCACCACGTGATTCACTTGGTTCAAGTGGTCAACTGCCGAGTTCATGTCCTTTGCGCTTGCAAACTGAGTGACTGTACCCTCAAACTTACATTGAACTAACCGACCCTCATCCGATACCTTGTAGCAACCAAACAATTCTGGCTTGGTTGGATAGAACCTCCATTGGGAGTCGAATTTCAAGACTTCAAGTGCCCACGGGGCACCTTCCCGACAATTGGCCGTAAAACCCTTGCTTTGGAGGGTACTGCAAACTCTCTCAGGAGTGATCCTGGTAGCGTTGGAATACCAGCTAAATCCTAGGTTGGATAGGCCAATCAGAACGACTGTTAGGATACTGAGTGCTTTGGTTGCCATGATACCCAGTATTACGTATCAGAGGATAAGATCTCACTATTTACTATCAGGCTTCCCCGACAACCGGTCCACCTCCAAAGATGTTGTCCCAGTTCTTCCGATAGGCCTGACTGTTGACCATGGCGGGTCTACTAACGGGCTCTGTTGATTTGATGTTGTAGTAGGGTCCAGCAATTCTCTCAAGGTTGATCTTCGTGTCAACCCCTTCAGGAGCTGAACTCAGGTCAGTATATAGCTGACCATGACTGATTCCGTCTGGACTGACGTGCGTGGCTTCGAACCCGCCTTCAAATTCCTGACCTAGGACAATGTACCCTTTGTCATCGTCATTCTTCATGGGATCCGCCATTAGTACCTTACATTAAACGAACCGGGTTGTCTAGGGACTCATCCATGCCCCGTGTAATAGCCCCAAGCACTTTGTTCCTCATCCCATTCCCAACCAAGATCTTCAAGCTGCTCTACGATAGCGGAGGTAAACTTCTTCCCTTCGTTGCTCTCCTCATCGTCAGCTTCTTCTTCTTCGTCATCCTCTCCCTCGTCATCCGGGGAAGGTCCGTCACAATAGACGGCTTTATCTAGAGCTACGAGGGTTGCTTTAGGGTTATACTTCTGAAGTATCTGAACTCCTTCAAGAATATTGGTTGCACTCTCTTCAGCGGGGGATTTGAATTCTGCCATGGAGTCCAACTACACCAGAGGACTCAGTTAGCTGCCATAGCTTCGATGCGCTCTGCCATAATCTGCATCCGCCGAAGGTCATCAGGGACTTGACTGTTTAGTACAGTCACCCGATGGAATGCCTCTCGGTCTTCGAGGGTTGAAGCCTCCCAGACCTTATTCACTGCTAACATAACTGGGTGATCTGGTGGCAGCAACTTGCCCGTACCTGGGTTAATGATCACAGGCCTGCAGTCGGGGCACTCTGGGTCAAACTTGTGGAGACTCATTGTCCCTCGAAGGTGTGTAGCTTGCCCTCAGGCACGTCCTCACAACGGACCGTGGCCATCGTCTGCATACTAGTGCTCCAACCCACAGTAGCAAAGCAGAGGTTGGCCCCAGGGTACTTCATAAAGACGATATTATTCGGTGTTGGATTGTTTGACCTGTAGCTCAGATAGAGTGCTACCCCACCAAGAAGCACAGCACAGACTAACCCAGCAAGTATGTTTACTTTGAGCATATCACTCTCTCAAGTTCTCGAGTTCAATTAGAATCTGTCTAGGGTCATAGGTGAGTCTCAGCGCGGTTCTCGTTCTGGACTCAGTAGTATGCATGTAACTAAGTAAGCCCCCTGCGGTTCTTCTTGCATTAGCTATTCCGATTCGGAATACCATCCCACATGCACACCTGAATCCTAGATCTCCCTCTAAACTGGTGAAACCCCTGCGGCAGTTACAACCATGACTCCCAGCTGCATTCAGAAGGATACGAAGTGAGTTGAATGGGTAGGGGTGCCATGGTTCTTTAGGTGATTCCGGTACCTCTGGCTCTGCCTGCGGTAAGCGAACAGGACGGACATCCATCCAATAGGATTCGATGTCATTGTCAGAGGTCACTCTGGAACCCCTATCGCTTGCTTGTGCCTTGAATCCAAGTTAGATTCTTGTCCGCATCGGTTGCAGGATCCCATTGAGAGAACAGCTGCTGTCAATTCCTCATTCGAACTGTCGACGGTTCCTATTGGGTAGCAGAATCGGCTTTCACCAGCAACAACCACACCCTCATGAGTCACCGAGGGGGTACAGAACCCAGCCAGCCCAATACAACCTCGAGCCCTCAAGAGTTTGATTGCCATAGGCATGGACTTGTACGAACGAGTGAGAGATCTGAAGTTGAAGCTGCTTGGAGCCGATCGAGGAGTTAACCCCTTAGGATCAAACGTGGGTTTTGCAGCTCGACCAAGGGTCGATAAAACAAGGAGCTTATTCACATAAACCACCCTCGGATGCTCTAACTTTGGAGGCTTGCGAGGGTAGTACCGATCATCATTGGTAACTTGAATGAGAACATTCTTCCAATCATCTCGAAGAAGTTCATCTCTGAGTTCCTTGTTATCAAGCCAAAGACCGTGAGTTAGAATAGAGAGGATCCATCCTCTCTTGACTACCTGGGAGGCCATCTCAACGATGAGAGGGTTGTCTGTACACTCTCCTCCTGAGAGCATTAGCATCACCGGCATCCCAGCCTTGATAACCTCACACTCTGCCCTCTCAGTAAAGTCGAGTGCTCGCATGAACGTGTCCATGTCCATGTGCTCACCAGATGGAGTTGCATCCTCCATGCAATGGGAACAACCACCGGAACAAGCTGATGTGGTTTTTATTAGCATTTAGGAGATTACAGAATACTCTCATCAGTCAGGTCAAGCAAGCCCATTGCTCAGAATACTCAATCTTCCTCGAGTATCCGTTCGAAGCGGGTGGGTCGTGGCCCGTTGTAGGGCTCAGACAACCTATTTGCCGGCATGTTGTCAATCAGGTGTCTCAAGTAGCCCATCAGAGCCCCTACGGGAAGGGTCATTTCTGAACCGTTGAATTGAGGGGTGAGGTTCATAAGCGAGTAGCCCAGTGAGAGAATCCAAGTCAGGATAACTTGCCCGGTTGTCGGGTGCTCAACATAGGTAGGCAGGGCATGTTGCACCCCATAGAGGGTGCCGTCCTGAGCTCCTGGGTTGTTCGAAAACGTGGCTAGGTTAGCCATCAGACGTTGGACTTGTTCGAGTATCAAGAACCTCCCACCCTCAAAGGTCAAACGAGGTAGCCGAACACGGTGGTTAACACCCATCTCGTGAGTCGTGGACACCGTCAAGTTACGGTTGATCCATAATACCTCATGTTCCGGGGACTCGCGGGTGAAAGTAGCCCCCTCAGGGCTTGGTGATAGATCACTGAGCATCCAAAATCGAAGGTTCGGGGGCAATCAATCGTCCTTCCCGCCCTTAATGACATCGAGGTTTCGATGACGGATCCACTTTCTCTTACTACCAAGTGGAGCTCTACTGAACTCTCCATTGCAGACGTGACACTTGCTAAACCACACCCTGGTCTTCAGTGACATGGTTGGAGTCAAGACTCCCTTGCACCCAGGCGCCGGACAGGGAGGCCCTACGATCTCAAAGAGAGGGTAAGGAACCTTCTCAGTGAACTCTTCCCCGTTGATCATATTGTCCGTGTAGTAGAACCCTTGCCCGCACTGAATGCAGATATCGGATCTGACTAGTTTGAAGGTCTCCTTGTCCCTGTGAATCAGCAGTAGCCCGGTCTTACATACAGGGCATACAGACCGATAAGCACTATCCTCGTCAGCTCTTTCTAGCTCAGCGTGGACAACTCGGATGTGGATCTTGGATGGCTTCATTTGAGAGTCACCAGAAACTCGTAGATCTTACTCAACAGCTCTCTCTTGGCCCTATCCTCGGCGATATGCACTTCGATGTTAGAGATAACGGGCTCAACCGAGATAACACCTCGAACCATCCGAAGAGCATTCAAAGTACTCTCTGCATCGTCTGAACGAATGTCCTTATCTAGGGTTACAAGGTAACCTGAGTGTCGATCAGTCATATCTTCAACTTATCATAACCAAGTTCTTGTTGAGAGGGGTTAGGTACTTCACAAAAGTGGGTGGCATTGGCTTCATTCCAAAGGACATTACCACTGAATAGTTGGATTGATCTGCCTGAGTAGGGAGACCAGACGAAGACATTTCGGTCGGGTTTGGTCCCCTTCAACTCAGCGATCGGCCGTACTCTATACCGTTCCGCCTCGGCTATCAACTCGTCAAAGGCCTTCTGCAATTGAAATAGCCCTACCGGGTCTTCGGCCTGAATGCAGGCCCGAATGCATGCAACCTGCTTGGGGTTCATGACTTGTATTTCTCTTCCATCCGCTTCAGCCATCGCTCGAGGGCCGAGTTGCTCTTACTCATGGGTGACACCTGGGGACAATCTGTAGACTCGAGGTGCTCCCACTCTCCGGAGATCATCATCTTATGTCCGTCCTCATAGGTCTTCTCCCGCTCCCCATCTGGAAACTTGATGTAGGCACAAGGTACTTTGCACTCAGAGCATATTGACCCCAGGTCTGCCGCCAGAGCAATGCTCTCCGGCAGGGTCTCCGGCATCTCTTCAATGGGCTTCACCGTACCGTACGGTGGGCCGTTACCCCAGTGATACTCCTCGAAGACATAGGTGTAATTGAACTTTTTCCTGAGTCCAAAGAACCCACCATTCTCCTCGTGGAATACCCCAAAGATTAGGTTGCGCGAGCGGATCCGATAGAGCTGACGGTTCTTGCACTGGTTTCGTTGGATCATTGCTTTGGTTCCACTTGCTCATCATAGGTGTTGAGCAACTCAGAGAGAACGGTCACCCCCTTATCAGTCAGCTTCTGATCTGGCCGACAATCTTTCGTTGCTAGCCCATCTTCTTCTAGTTCCCACAAAACATGCTTGTTGCAATGATCCCCACCCCCGTAGGCCAGATTGATCAGCCCTATGATCTTGCTAGAAGTCCTCATTACCGTCTGTCTTCCGGTAGATCAATGGCTTCCCACTCCTGCCTATTGTGCTTCTGAGCTAGTGCGGCATCGATACGATCTCTCGGGACTAGGAGCTGACACCGGCGTAGCCGCATGTACCTCAGATCGATGAGGATGACTTCTGAGGTGGGGTCCACGGGCGGGCTGAGGATGACTGAGGCCGTTCTTCCTGACTCCCATCCACAGCCCTTGTAGCAGTTCATGGCTATCTCACCCGCGTAGGGCTTGCCATTGACGAAGATGAGTTCGTCGAAGCCGTGCGGAAGGTTCAGCTGCTCAAGGAGGTTTGGAAGACTGGTATTCGGGTTATGGATAGGCATTGAGGCCCAATACACCGAAACCCAATCGGATCAGTTAGGCTTGGCTTCCATCTCGAACTGGGCCAAAACACTGTTCAATTCTCGAAGGGCTACATGAGCCTCTGGAGGGGCCTCTGGGGTTATCCAGTCCTGTAGAGCGGATAAGTGGATCTTAGCCCTTGCAACCAAGACTTGACGACGGAACCCTTTGGCCTGCGAGGCTTCCAATAGAAGCTGGCTGGCTACATCGGCGTGAACTTCGGCTCTAGCTTGGGCAGGATTAATTTTGCTTGTCTGGGTCATGCTCAGTATTACGGGACAACCTCTGCAACCTCATCATCTTCACTCAATTTAGGTAATACCTCAGAGGACACCATCTCCTCCTCAATATCACTCATCACCTCTTCACCAGTGATGTAGGGCCTCCCGGTGAGGTGCCCGATCAACTCGGCCACGACTACGGCGTCGGGTGTCCTTAGATTCAGCTTCTCTCCCACATAGCTCCAATGCAATAGTTGGCCATTGTCCGAAATAAGGGCCGATGGGCGGGGCTCCTGATTCAGCAGAGTCACCAGCCAACACTTGGGTCCGATCCCAATTAGATCGGTGACTAACTCACAAAAACCGTTGAGTTTGGTGAGTAATAGGTGGTAGACGGTGCCGTTTCCGGGGGTGTAAGAAACAAACAACCTCCCCTCGAGCTCCTCTCGAAGCTTAATACCCTCTTCTACAGTAGCCTTGGTTCTAGTTTCTAGGATCATCCAGGTACAATTGCATTAATCTGGGGTACCAGCAATAGCAACTTTAGAACTCTGGTCAGGGACCAACCTTGGGTCACGAGTCCACCCGAGGTGCCCACAACTTATGCACTTATACTGTAATTTATAAGGGAGCAGGTGCTTTCCCATTCGATTCTGGTCTCGACCGTTCAACTCACCTTGAACCCCGGTGAGTCGTATTCGTCCGCTTGAACATTGACTACACTTGGTCATCTTAGTAACCTGACCTGCGCCTTCTGGCCTGAGCTCGGTGAACCCTACACGGGTCACACAACCGTTGATTTGAGTTAGTAAGTACTCCACAATTAGAACAACGGGATTGAGGTTGTAGGATACGACCCATTGCTGACCTTACTTGCCCCTGAGGGAGGATGCGCATACTCTGAGGCTCCTCAGTCCTGTCAGGCATGAAGAGGTTGTTGGAAGCTCTCGGGTCATCGAGGTTCCTAGATCTGACATTTGTCCTCGAGTCATTGCACTGTTTTAGTATACTTACAGGAACCCCAGCTAGTAGGGTCAATTGAACCAAGGTATTCTTCGTCAAGCGTTCAAGCTCTTTGGCAGATTCAGCAACAATTGTAGGTGAGCTTACATCTCCATGGTTCACCATAACGGCAAGGCCCATGCAAAGAACTTCCTTGTTGAACTTCTTGATGGTCTTTAGAACCTCCTCAACAGTCATTGACTCAGAGGGTACTGACTGGGGTGTAACCAACCGCTCGGGGCGGGCTACACCCCAGTACTCTTCTATATCATCGGGTTCAGGGGGCATTGGGTCTGGTCATCCACGTAAATGTGGGTTAAGTTTAGGTACACCATATACCTAAACCTTCTATCAAAGTACACTGAGTATGAACGATCTGATAATCATCAGCCGAGTGGCCAGGAGGGTACAAGCAGCTGGAGTGCCAGTCGGAAGGGGGTTCTACACTGGCAAGGATAATACCTTCCACGTATATCGAAGTTCAAATCACTTGCAAATCCGAGATCTGACCCTAGCCGGTAAGCGCGGAAAGTCAGTGCCGGAGATTACAATCGTCCTGAACGACAACTACTACAAGGGTGACACTGAGAAATGGTTCGAGACCATGATAGCCCAATTGGCCAAGTGTGACACTTGGGCTGATGTCAAGAAGGTTGCGGCCGATGCCAAGGAGACCGAACCCGATCACTCAGTAGTCACTCACGAGCAGAATATCAAGGCCATTGAAGTTGCTCCAGCAGGTTCTGAGATCAAGTTCAAGACCCTAGCAGGTGACGAGATAACAGCGAGCCCCGTCGAGTTCAATGTCCTACATCGATTTTGGTTTGGTAGGGTCGAAGGTGATCCTAATAAGCCCGGCTTTGCCCAGGACACCGGCTACTGGTCAAACAACAAGCAGAGTGCAGCCATCTTCTATGCTTACTTGAAGGACAACCTATCCAAGGTTATGAAGATGGATATCCGCGAGTTGCGTGAGGTTTGGAGTGATCTGAAGGTCAGCTACCGCTACCACTGAGGTTCTATGGATGACCTGCATATCATTGCTCGAGTTGTGGAACGCATGTCGGCCTCCAACATGTGGGGGATCGATGTTCGAGCCATCAATACTTGGCTAAAGAAGAATGTCCCCTTCCACGCGAAGGTTATTCAAAACCGGGCCAATGTAGTCGATATCGGGACTGACGTGAAGGATGACCTTGGGCCTTACTCAGAGGCCTTTCAAGAGGCTTTCCCTGGCACTAAGGTGACTCAGCCCGGAATGAAGAACTACCTACGTGTGGTCTTCCCCGTTAGTCGGTGACTCGTCTCTTTTCTTATACTCACCCAGAAGCCTGAGCAATTGAGACACTGAATGGACCAGTGCCAACTGTGATAGGAGCCCCAGCAGTCCACACACCGTTAGCCCAAGTAAGAGGGGTTACTGTCGTGCCGGAACCTGCAGCATAGTTGGTGACTAATGCTAGAAGTCCATCTGAGCTAATGGCAACCCCGATGGGATTTACACCGACTGCAATTGGAGTACCTGCTGTCCAAGTTCCATTCGCCCAAGAGAATGGGGTCACTGATGCTGAACCATAGTTAGCCACCAACGCCCTCAGCCCATTTGGGGCCATAGCACAACCACGCGGTTGGGTACCAACAGCTATTACAGATCCAGCTACCCAAACAGTCCCATTCCAAGACAGTGGGGTCACATTATTAGACCCATAATTACATACCAAGGCACGCTTTGCATCTGAGCTGATTGCTACACCCCACGGTTGAGTACCAACCGCAACCGGAGACCCTGCTGACCATACACCATTATTATAGGACACGGGCGTTACAGCATTCACACCCGTACCAATACTGGCTACAAGTGCCCGCGTCCATCCAGTGAGATCAGTTGCTACTGCAGACACAATGGATGGCCCAGTACCAACTGCAATTGGAGTACCTGCTGTCCATGTACCGTTAGCCCAAGATAACGGAGTCACTGTGTTCGTTGCATAATTTGGGATAAGAGCGAACAGCCCAGATGGTGGCATTGCTGCCCCCCATGGACCAGTATTGACGGTGATAGCCGTACCAACTGACCACAATCCATTTGACCACGTGAGAGGGCTCACAGTAGCCGGGCTAGCCCCATAGTTCGTAACCAAAGCCCTATACCCATCGTAACTAATGACTACCCCACGAGGTCCAGCACCAACCGCCACTGGAGATCCAGCAGTCCATGTACCGTTTGCCCAAGTGAGAGGGGTCACTGCGTTTGAACCAAGACAGGCTACCAGAGCCTTGAACGTTTTTGATTCCCCCTTCAAATCACTAATTATGTGTCGCACAGCTGTCCAAGGCACATTATGATTAGGAGCGGTCGGATCTACACGCACTACGAATGTACCGCCTGTAACGCTGGCTGCAGCGGTACTGATTTCACTAGAGAAGTCCTCTACATACTCATCGTAGACTTTTCCGCCACTACGAGGCCAATTGCTTGGGATAGTATCGAATAGAGGCTGACCAGCAACCACTCCTTCATTACGATTCCAGATTTGCTCAGCATGTCTCCCATCACTTGTGGCCATGAAGTAGAGATCTAAGTAACCACAATATGAGAAAAACTTAGCTGACCTTTGCTCTTGATCACCATTAGCCGGGTGTGGCCATGCATACAGCGGGGTAGATCCTGCAACTGCATAACTCCTACTAATCCTGGTATCGATGGCGGAAATCAAGGTGGTAGTCCACCCACCACCCGATAAACCAACGGCATTCAAATCATCGAAGCCTAATGTCTCAGCGTAGTTGAGACACAAAATTGGCATTGTCAAGAATGCACGCCATGTACTACCGGTAGCCAGCTGTGGATCGTGGTTATCAAACAGCCAGTCATGTGATGCCGGACCCGTGTTACGCGGAATAGGTGGGTCAACCCAGTCCGGCTCAATAGCACCCTGATTCTGAACTCCAGTCACTGGATCTGTCCAGTATCCAGGCATGTAATAAGAAATCACATCGAAGCCATCGGCTATCAGTGATGTGACAGTCCGCCATATGCCAGTGCCATTGTTTAGTGGGAATGATGACTCATCATCATCATTGGTCCACCCATGACCCTCACAGAACAACACACAACGATTCCGTCTATTCGCGTCAGGGATGTAGTGCACCGCATACAAGGACACAGAGATAGCGAGCCCAGCTTTAGTAACCATACCTACTCGACTTGATAACCCATCGCATCGAAGTAGATTTGGGCAGGTTGCCAACGGACTAGCTACACCACGATGGATTGCCGGCACCCCTTTAGGCATCTGCGCTAAATAGCTGACAGCCATTCTTCGCCTTGCACGTATGTCCTCAGCGGTAAGAACCTTTCGAACACTATCATCGATCTGATCAGGATATCCAGGCTCTGGAATGACAGGGTATGGAACTACTCCAGGCCAAGGTAGTTGTAGCTCTTGAACTGATAACGGATCGTAGCCTGGGATCATGGCATCAACACCAGTTCTTGATAAATGTCAATTGAGTCAGCTAGCGGGTTATCCGATAATCGAAGACCCCATCGCCTCAGTTTGTCCCCGCTATTACCTACTTTCACCCGATCAATTCCAGTTAGGCCTGGAGTTGTAGTATCCGCTAACCCAGGTGATGTGCCAGCTGGGCTGACAATGTACAACTTGCCGTCCGTGTGCAAACAAGCCACTACTGTAACTCTAGTGTCAACTGGATTCGTGAAGGAATCCACGATGTAACTGGGCTGTGAAACTCGGTAGACCCCATAGAAGTCCCCGAATGACCAATTGATCTGTATCACTCGCGAGTTGGTACTGGAATCAGTAACCTCTATTATCCAGTTGCTAACCCTAGTATGACGAGAGGTAAACTGAACAAAGACGATGTTAGGAGTCCTAACACCATCAAACCCAGCCAATAGTGTAGGGTTAGTCGCTGTAAGAACAGCAGAAGTATCACCCACCAATACACGTGTACCCGTAAGAGGATCAACCTCAGATGTAAAGGTCCCACCCGAGGGTGTCATCACCAACCCAGACTCTCGACCTGCTATCGAAGTCACATTCGATCCAGACAATACTGCATCATCGGCAATCCAGATATCTCCAGTCCCCCACTCCCCTACTTGAGGATAGTCTGGAGCAACCCCTAATCGATCAAATGAGTTTGTAGCCCACTCAGCACTAACCGTGCAAGCAACGCCAGCTGGACGTATTGCTCGCAGCGTAACCCCATTGGTGGATTGAATCAGATCTAACTCAGCCCCTTCTAGAGGAGTCTCTAACAATGGTGCACTATTACCTTGGGCACTAGCAGGAAATGAGCATAGGACTTGCCCTAATTGGTTAGTCCGTATTGTCAAGTCTGCTACCAAACGGAACTTACCACACACGGACAGAGAACTTGTTTTCCAGATAGTACATGTGAAGGTGACAGTAGTAATGTAGACCGATGATAGTTCCAACCCTATATTGTTGAAAGTCACCGGCATCACGGAGGTCCAGTTGTTGGTCGTAAGGTCAACATTCGAGGTTGTCGACCCATTGAGTGGAATCCTAGGAGCCGTTATCGTGTCCCCTATAAGAGTCTCCCAATCAGCAGCAGTCCCGCTCGTGGCAGTAAGTACCTGACCCACCAAAGGAGCCGTTGCTGATGAGACGGCCACTACAGTTGAAGCTGTTCGAATCCCAGAGGCTGTTCTGTCCTCAGCTTCGATCTCGGCTCGAAGTTCATCAAGGGCACCGGCAGTGAGGACGGCCACTACGGCCGTCCCGGCCGCATGGGGTAAAGCTGAGGTTCCCTCAATCCCTCGAGTTACTGTCCAAGTAACTCCAGAGACTCCAGTAACCAACATGAGTTCTTGTCCGATTCGGATCCGGAACTCAGGCTGAGTCGGAAAATGAGCCGTACCCTGAACTGAAAGGGTGAGGTCCCCAGCACCTACAAGGGTAGACAGTGTGGTTGAAGCCTGGTTACTGAAACGCTCTGTTGTCACCCAAGTTATGAGTTACAGATAGAAAGTTGACACTAGGTAGCTCAACTCAAGAACTAACTTGGTTTACCCTAAACTTGTAGCCTATTCAGTAGACTCTGATTCTTTTGTGGGCAACTCAGGCTTGTTACGCGTCGTCTTCCCTGTCAGTCGATGACTCGTCTTCATTGATTCGTTCAAAGCGAGTTCGAGGCTCAGGTTCTTCTGGTGTATCAGGTGCTTCAATGATCTCCAACAGCTTGATGTCCATGGGGTAGTTGGTGACAATACAGGGTATCCCAACAAGCTTCTCAAAGACCGTCATGAACTCATCGAGTTCTTTTGAAGCCAACCCATCCAAGCTGGCAGTGCAAAACAACTTACCGTGAACCTGAATTGTCACGGGGTCCACCACCAGCTTCTGGCAGCGCTTGGTTCTGACAATAAACTGCTTCTTCGGTGGGTCTTCAGGCATCTGGCTTCACCGAGTCTTTGACCTTCTCGAGTAACAGGGGGTGGTTGAAGCGTTGAACGAGCAGTATCTTGTGACCAGCTCTGTTCGATAGGACATGAGCCTCCTTTTCACCAAGGGGCTCCAACTTCCACCCAAGGATCTCAACGAGGTGGGTCAAGTTGGTGATCATCTCATCGTACCCAAGGAATGCAAAGGTGTGGTCATCCTCTTGAGCGTTGAGCTCTGCTTGCGCATCACCGTGACTCAGATCTCGTTTGTACTCAGTCTGGTAGGGTGGTTCGATTCCCGAGGTCAAGTGTTCGGATATGAATTCTACACTCGGGTGCTCTGGAGGTTGGGTCGACGTAACGGTACAGTTCCTACGTTCCTCTGGGCTTGGGGGCAACTCAGGCTTAGTTAGAATACTGAGCCAACATCCAGGTCCAGGGTACTCACAGTCGCTAGTTCCCAACCAAGTAGTAGAGGCCCATCCCCGGCTTTTAGCTTCAAAAGAAAACCAAGTACGAACCAAACCGTTGACGTAAGTGCTGCTTTCCCCTCGCACCCCTTGCCTGTTATACAGGATAAGAACCATTTCTGGTGGTACTAGGAGGTTTGGTTCCCCTGAGGTGAGTTCTGCTGGGTGCGGGAAGACGAATGCTTCTGGTTCGGCCATACTCAGGTATCATACACCATTTCTGTGGCCCCACTCTTCATAATAAGGGTCAGCCGAATGATGGTAAACTTGATCAATGCCAATTCCTTATGAAGTCATAGAATTGTCTGCAGAGAGACTGATGCCATGTCCAGAAGGTGTACCGTTTGAATCGTTCGAAACCCAGTGTTTCGAAACTTGAGGCTAGATCATCTTCAACAAGGGCTATCACGTGATGTCTACCAAGTGACTTGTAGTAGTTGGTTGACACTTGAATCAAGTAGGATAGTGCCTCAGGATCCTCTATGAACATGAACACTCGAAATGCATTGGTGAGTTCACTCAGATTTAGACCAGGAGATGAAACCTCCAACACTGAGTACCCAACCAATATACCTAAGTGGTAAACCCCAAGAAACTCCTGACGACGTTCAAGACCAGCTTCCTCGTAATCCCTGGGTAGACCTCTGAAGCACTCAAACCCAGATAGACCATCGTTGGGTAAGGCCTTCACTTCAAGGTAGGCGGAGACTGGAACCTCGAAGGTGTGACCTGATAGCCGCATGCAGTTATAGTACTGAGTTATTGACAACCCTGGGCGTGACACCTGAGCTGCAAGAGCTTCATACAGACGAGACACACGTTTGTTCTCATGCCTATAGGTTGCCCGTATCCATTCGATATCAGAACTCTGCTCGAAGTACTCTAGCATGGCTAGGTTCAGCATCAGTGCATGAGAGACCTTCTCCTTTCGGTAAGGTCGACTAGCCATGTGTTGGACCATCCAAACCTTGTCATAGACTCGCACGGCGGATAGGTGTGCATAGATTGATGACCCACGAGTTACTACCAAGCCCTTGAACACGTTGTTCTTGTGCATCAGCTTGGCTAGGGTTGCCTTTGCAGAGTCTTGGTCAACCATCTGACGCTTCTGCGGGTAGATGAAGCCAGAGTCCTCCAGGAAGCTCCATACCTTCTCAGCAGACATACCGCTCATGTCTGCTACCACAGGTTGTTCAATCTCCAGTTGGTCCCCCGCTTCGGGTTGGACATTGATCATCATACTCTACCTTCTCTGTCCCGTTTCCGATCGAGTTCCATGTCTCTACCGAGTTGCTCCACAGAGGTACGAAGCTCTTCAATGGTCGGGATCAACTTCTGAAGATGCTTGGGCTTCTCGATACCGAGTACATCCCCTATCCGGATGGTGATGTTTAGTTCGGCTCGGCAGCGACCCCTCCAATCAAACTGATCAAGGATAGCTTTGCGAACCTCTTCCCGATAGGCTTCTTCCTCGTACTGTTCGATAGTGTAGAGAAGGGCTGACGTGGAGTAAGCATTGTGTTCCACACCCGGTGTGTTGGTTACGTCAAATTGCTTGCCACCGTTGATGGTCACATACAATCGACCAATCTTGGTGATAGTTGTCCGTATCACTCTCCCTTTGGGATCGTTGGTGTAAGTGTCCGTGTAGATGGCTGGCATCCCTACTTTCCAGTCGGATAGAGGCATTAGGTTTCCTTGGTCAGGAGTGCTTTAACAAGGGTGGTTCGAATTTTATCGAAGTACTTGATTGGGTGGTCTACTATGGAACACTGAAAGGTCATGTCGAACGGGGCATGGTTGGGTTTATTGTCCCAGGTGGCTACCACCCCAACACAGTAGTAGTTGCGCTTATTACTCTGCTTTATGCTCAGTGTTATGTGAAGGGGTTCTTCAGTATACGTTCCTGAAATTGTGACTAAGGTATCATTGGACTGTGAGCTCGATTCGAGCTTGTAGTCGTTCAGTAGGGGTTCGAAACATTCCCTAGCCGCTATGATGGTCACATTCAGGAAGTAGTTCTGAACTAAGTCAAACAGCGGTAGGGTGTAGTCGATAGTCATTGCCATGGTTCAATTAGCCACCCGTTTTGAGCGGATGTCCTTTCTCCAAAGTAAGGATCCGTTAGCGCAGGAACACGAGGGATCAACACTGGCTACTACGACATAAGGCCAACAAGCGTGCCCACACTCGAGTTTGTTTTTGGCTAGTGCTCCCTGGTTAAGTAAAGTAAGCTCTGTGATTACTAGTACCACAAGGGCAGCAATACCTAAGATGACGAACATGCTAAACCTAGATCGGAATCTAATCATGATGGTTTTGTTTCAGTGTTAGGTGTCATTTGTAGCATAGCTCTGACGTGGCGAGCGTGGGTCTCCCACAACTCTTCACTCACCCATCTGTGGTGAATGACTGAGGCACCGGATGAAGGTCCATGCTTGAGTTTAGGAGCAGCAGCCACTCGTGCCTGTTGTTCCTTTGCGTAGACACGCCACTTGGCTTCGAAGAGGGTTAGAGTGGCTTCAATGTCTTTACCCAGAGCTATACAGGCGTAGGTGTCGGCCAACATACCGTGGATAGGAGCTTCGGCCACATCAGTTCCAGAGAAGGACTTGTAGGAGGAGGTCTCTCGGTCACGCTCAAAACGAGCTGTCTGAAGTAGTCGTTCTGCATTCTCTGGAGGAGCTACATCAGGAAGTGCTTCATATTCAACTTGGTTCATAGTAACTCCATCCGGACAGTAAGCTCATTAAGCTAGGTAGGTGTTTGTGACCGCTTCGGTACCGGTCATTCCATCAAGGGAGAGCCTCGATTCCCAGCTGTCTTTCCAGCCCGTCATGCTTAGTAATACGGATGACGGTCTTGGATCTCAACATCTTCTCAAAGAATAATTTTCAAACTCAGCAGGAACTCAACGAACCGTCACCTTTCCACCACTTAGGGCATGGGTAAAGGCTGGTAAACCTGATACCATCTTGCACCTTACTGTCGATCACGGTCGCTTTCGGCCAATAGTCCTTAAGCACAGCCTCAGTTTCTTCGGGAGTGGAGCTACCTAATGGAATGTAGGCCATTACTGAAACGAAACCCAATCCATGTCCGTCTTCCCACCAAGGGCCGAGGGGAGGGTTCTTGATTGGACGAGAGTCATAGCCCTTCACTTCAAACGAGAAGCATATCCAATTATGTCCTGGAAGACAATTCTCAACATCGGTACTACAAGTATTCATTGGGTCTCAACTTTCTTACCCCGAAACCACATACTATCGACAACCCGCGTTGGCATCGAATACCAGCCTGATACCAGCTTCAAGTGGTAGTAGGGCTCTTCAGCCATGATGGTGATGTCGACGAGTTCCCAGACTCGATCCATATCCTTCCACCGGGACTTCAGCTCAGGTTCCGGTGTCGGCTCACTGTTGTTCTTATCCAGGGTGCGCTTGATCTCCATCAGAGTTATCCGAATCTGAGAGGACATCTCCGATGCTCGGTTGGAGATGTCTATGTGTCTTCTGTCGTAGACCTCCCACATCTTTGACCCGTTCTTACATCGCTTGAGGCACGTCAGCAGGTGTCTTGCGGAGCTCCATAGACTAGGGAGCTCATTCAGGTTTTCGATCGCCTGGTTGACCCCCTCCGTCCCTCGGATGAGTGGGGCCACTACCTTGAATCGATGTTCCAGAGTCCTTTGGAGGTCTTGGAATGCTTTGGTCTTCAGCTCTTGGTAGAGCTCACTGGAGGTGAAGGCTTCCTCACTCGCGAAGGCCTCCTCACTACTGGTGTACCGGTTTTCAAACCCCTTCTCGCCATTCCAGTAAGCTGCAACAGCAACCTCTGACTTACCGACGAAGTGAGAGAAGGAGGCCTCCTCGAGTCGTAGCTGGCGGAGGTTCACGCTGACACCGCCTTACCAGAAGAATCATACCACTCCTCTTCCTCACCTTCCCACTTGGTAAGCAGATCATTGGGGTCTTTTGTCCAACCCAAGATCTCGGCAAGCTGTTTGAGGGTTTGAGGACCTGACTTGAACCCACCTTTGCGCGTGATTCCTTTTGTGAACCAACGGCCTATGAATTGATCCAAAGACTCAGCATTCTCAACCTCGTACAGAACGAAGTGAGCATAGGAACCATCCTCGAGCCGCCACTTCACCGCTGACTGACTGGTAGGTAGTTTTGAGTAGAACTTACTAGCAGCATCCTCGATAGTATCAGCTTGTACTTCAACCCAAGGGGTAGCACTCGGCTTGATAACTCGACACTTGAACACTTCAGACATGGGGGTCCTATTGGGTAACCGGAGCTGTTAGGAACTCGATTTCGATGTTCGTGGTTGGGTCACCCTGGTTGAGACGGGTGAAGGGGTCCGACAGGCGATTGATGTGACGGGCGTACATAGCGAACGTTGAACCCCGTCGGCTACCATTCAGGGACTTGAAAAGTACCCGAACCTGATGACTGTGGTCAGACCCCATCGGAGTGATCTCCAATACCTGGAGGGTGGTACCCTTCGAGATGTTGGGCCACGAATTGCAACCCTTGCGGACGTAGACGATGCAACCAGTGGTAATCGTGGGGTTGGTCGAGGTGGTCATGCTCAGTATTACGTGTGAGGGGGTGAGATCTCACCCCTTTTTTACTAATTCAACACATGTGAAGGTGTAGTTCTGGCTCAATTCTGCAATGGCTTCTCGGGCCGACTCCGGAGTAGGGTACTCATCTTCGGTAGTACTTCCACCACGGGTCACAAAACGAACTGCCCTCTCCTCATCAATGACCTTACCCCAAGCTTCCTGACAGGCTTGAAGTTTCTTCTCGAGCTCTTGAGACATTAGTGCCTTAGCCTCAGTCAGCTCAGTGACCTCGGCCTGAAGTTCACTCATAAGAGAGTCATCCGAGGGCACGATAGCTACTAGGTAATTGGCCCAAGCTAGGCCCTTGTCAGCACCCTTAATGAGAATCCTCAAGGTTCTAGGATCCAGCGTGTCAACTGAATACTTCTTCAAGTGAGCCTGGGCAAAGTTGGTCATATTAGATCCTTGACTCCGGGTGGTGAATCTTGAGGTGGTTCGAGATGTGGACCTGTTCGGCCAAAGTGATAGGGAGACCGTCGGCATGTTCGATCCAGAGTGAATTGTTGGTGCGTTCACCATTAGGTTCTTCTTCGCCGTAGGAGTTGATCCAATCACGGGGGCCTGGGTTGGTACTAGACCACCCTGACCAGTTGGCGTCAGAAGCTACGATTCGGAGCAGCTCATCCAGAGTCTCGTAGGCTTCGGAGCCTTCTTCCTTCCAGCCCTTGTCATCGGTATCACCACATTCGAGGGCTTCCTCGTCCCATGTTTCGTAGGTCATCTTGTAGGTGTAGCCCTTCCACTGAGTCTTCTGTTCGGGAGTGAGGGCTTCAAGATCCTTATCCGTATACACGTTCGAGATGGCAAGGTGGGCTCGGTCAGTCATGCTCAGTACTACGGTTGAGGGGCTTGGATCTCACCACTAAAGGGATTCGATCGAACTCATACCCCTCACCGTAGGAGACCACGTAGGCAAAGGGCTGGCCACGCTTGGTCAGGATGATCTTGTTCCCCTCCTTCCGGTCAAGATGCTGTTCGGCCTTGGTAACCGATTCCTGATCAGCCCTAGCCAGGGCAAGACCCGATCGATACTTCTTCCAAGCAGAGAGGGAAGTTGTCAGATGAGTCATCTTAGGATCCTTCCCCAACATAATCGTCGACGGTGTGCCATCGGAAGTGCTTGTGCTTCTCGGGGTCAAGAGTGACATTTTCGACCCCCAGAATCGGGATGAGGCGGTCACCGTGCTTCTTGAAGATACCTCCACGACCCCAACTTTCCACCAATCGATCCCCTTGGTTCATTCGCTCGACAACCCACAGCCGGGCTCTGAAGGAGGTTTGGAACGGGCCGACCATGGTGTACTGCTCCTCATCAGGTTGGGGGACCTTCGAGACGAAGTACTTGTTATCAAGAGTGAACCCAAGATAGTTGTTCATGATTTCAGACACTTCCGCTGGTATTCTTCAAAGAGAGGAACAAGAGCCTCATTTGTTTGATTGATGGTTTCAATGCGATCTCTGTTTCGATCCTCTGGGTAACAGTTGACGAAAAACCACTCTGGATCAAACCAAAACTTTCCACCTTCACCGAGTGACCCCATGAACCTGAACTCAACTGAGTTCCATTTGCGGTCGGTCTCCGCCACTCGAGTGAGGTACTCTATGAAGTCCTCACGTCTACCCCGAGGAGCTTCCGCGAGCCTCTCTAGGACGTCATAGACGCGAGCAAAGAGATCTTTCATGACCCCTCTACAACACCCTCGAGATTAATCTCAGTTTTAGCCTCGGGCTTGGCATGCCGATCCCAAGAATCAACCACTTTTCCGTCCCCATCGAGTATCGAATATCGGATTAGTCTGGTGTGCTCCTTGAGGTCATTCTTCTCCATCCAGGCGGTCACTTCCTCAAGAGTATCTCCTCGTGCAATGATCTCCTCTGATCCGCCATAGAGGCTGAACCATGTAAACTCCATGAACTCCGGTGGCTTTAGCGTCATGTAGAGCTTGAAGGGAAGACTAGGATCATCCTCGTGGTCACATTCACTTGTATGCTTGATGAGTTTGACAGTCATTGGTTTTCTACAACTCCTCTTCCGTGTAGCCGTCACCGGCATCGAACATCTTGGTAATTCTCTTTCCGTGAGCATCAGTTAGGAAGATGGTTGCACCACCTTCCATAGCCTTTTCAGCTGCCTCACATCGTTTGGCAAACTCGGATCCATCAAGAACAATGCCCTTACCTCTTTTGAAGTCGAGGAGGATTCCTTCGGTCCAGGCTATGAAGTACTCTCGATTGAGCTCAAAGACTTCAGGTTCTTTGGTTGTGGGTTTTGACATGATCTTACCAAGTCTTTGAATCGAGCCCTGCTCGAAACGTTTCCCGGGGGTCCGCTTCTCCAGGATAACCTTCTGGTTGCCGGTGAAGGGCTGTTCTCCGTGAGTTGTAGTTGGGTTCAGTGTCATAGGAAGTCTACCTCGAGAGCTTGGGCCATTCGACTTCTGGAAGATAATGGTTGAGGGTCAAACATCGGATTGTCGAGGGCCGTCTCGGCCTCGGAAGCAGTGCTCCATTGTTCCTCAAGATCCCTAGCAATCTGAAGATAGAGGTGAGCTTCTCGTAGTGAGGTAGCCTGAAGAGCATCATCATATGCGGCCAGACATTGCCGTCGAGCTTCAATGACAGGCTCCTGATCTCCATGTGGAGTAGCCTCTACATTCAAGTCCCAAGCATCAGAACTGATGCTACGAGCCCTAATGATGATCTGAGTTAGCGAATCCATGTCAGTATTACGAAGCAGGTAGTTGGATCTCACCAAAATACTTGACTATGCTGTCCTTGTAACAGTGACTATCTTGGAGAAGCTTACATTGACATGGTACTTCTTGGCCAGGATCTCTATGTCGTAGTCACCTTGTACGAGCACGTCCGAGAAGCTTTCATCACAAAAGGTTCGACTGTTCTTGACTCGCATTCCGTTGAGGTGAGACCGAATAGAGGTCAGGAGGTCTTTCTTGTTCTTCTCGTGAAGTTTCCTCGCCTTATCCTCAACGGTCTCCCACACCTGATAGACCCTCTTACCCTCGTTGGCAGCCTTGAGTTTATTTGCCGCCTCACAGCAGGCAAGAATGAACTTGACCCTGCTTATAGTTAGGTCGAGGTCATCAGAGGCCTGACTCTGGTGGCTGATGGTGACCCTCAAGGTAGACTGGATGAACTCATTACCTTGGGAATCATTGAAGTAGCGACCCTTATCACCAAAGTTGAAGGTCCACTCCGCGGTAATCGTGCACTCGATGTCAAACTTCCGAAGGGTAACATAAGTCGAGTAGTCCCGGATCTTATCGGATCCATCGACTACTAGAGTTTTGAGGCTCGCAGCCAGCTCATCTGAGGCTACGGGAAGGTTATCAAGTTCTAGCTCATCCATGATCAATACTACGTGCAAGTAGTTCAGATCTCAGCAAATTAGTTACAACAAATGAAGCCCCAAAGTAAAAAGTGACAGCTTTGGGGATAAGCTGTCACTTTTTGTGCGACATTTCAAGCCCTGTTATGGGGTGCCGTGGGGTGTCATGGGGTGTCATGAGATGGGCCTGTGGGTAATCCTTTGGCTTATTTTACGGGACAACCTATTCCGTTAGGGGCCTTAAAAATCAATGTGCCAGTGTGTGCCGGCAGGTGCCGGAAATTACTGGTCAGCTCCGAGTGAGGGTGGCTCACCCTGCCCCTAGGGTTCCACTATTCCAATGTAACGAAACGGCCGGCCCTAGATTACAGTCAACTTCAGGAGTGGGGATAGGAATGACGAGAACCGCAGAAACCCAGGACCGGCCGCTCATCCTTTTGGCAAAGATCGCTCACCAACGAAATGAACGATGGCCTACATTACCTCAAGTAGATGTAGAGGTCACTCTTAAAAGAGAACGGCCCCCAAGTTCGTGGATTTTACCCCTGACTTAGAGGCCGTTCAACCTTGCTCTGGGAGCCCTCCCTAACAAGGTGTGTCTTCTAACTACAAGGAATCTTCAAGAAGGGCAAGCTCAAATCTTTCTTGTTGAGGTTGCCCTTCTTGAAACGTAGTATTGGGCATGAAAACTAAAAAACAGCCCCGACAGGTTCCGAATCATAAAGTAGGCGACCTCCAGGTATGGTGGATACCTCAGGTACCTGGTAAACCATTCACTGTACCGGTAGACTCACTCGAAATGGGAGTACGGGTAATGGATATCCTCGCCCAGTACGATCTCTTTCAGTACGAGAACCGAATCAAGCCGGACTACAGTAATGCCGGAGGTGTCCAGCAATGGTCATTGGATACTGATGGTAACGGTACTCCAGGATGGGAAGAGTGGTCGGATCCAGAGACAGGTGAGGATGACCCTCGTCAGTATCTGGAAGAGAAGGCCAAGTCCAAATAACGGAAGGCCTCCTCGAGGTGCACACTCGGGAGGCCTTTCATTTACCTATCTACAGAGAATCCAGTAACGGTTCCTCCGTATTCTCAGGGTGGCCTTCCCCGTGACTGAGACTTACAAGTCCCCGGAAGGCTCATGAGAACACGCGTACTTCAGACCTACTGGTGAGGGAGCTAGAAAGACTGACGAATCCAAAGCATAACTCTTAGTGATCCGCTAGTCAAGGCCACAAAAGGGAACGACCTCCAGAGAAAGAATAATCTGGAGGCCGCTCAACCTATGCCTAAACAACTAACCTACACCATGTCTACTGTCGTTTGTTATGGTACTCCAGGTGGAATTTAGTGTCAAGCTTTATTGGCCTGAGGTGTTCTTTTCAGATTGGTTTTCTACCCACCCAGCATCCTTGAAGTCCTGAAGGAGACTTGCATCAGGATCAATAGGCTTCCCCTTCGTATTGATGTGGTACTCGCCGGATACAACCCTGGCTATCGAAAGCTTGATGGCCTCCTTCAGATGTTCAGTTGCCTGTACAGTAACCCATAACCCGCCACTCCACGGCTTCACAATAGTTCGATGTTGCTCAGGGGGATCATAATCTCCTCGTAAGTCCCACTTGGCAAAGTACAACTCGAGGGTTGGTATGTAGACCACTGTGAACACCAAGTACACAGGTTTGGATTCAGTCTTCGTACTAAAACTCTTTGGGAGATCCGTGATATCACACAACTTGATCTCACTCGCCAAACATACCCGGCAAGCTATGTTCTCATCAAGCTTGATGTCTCCGGATCCGATTCCACTCATGCTTAGGTCTGATATGTTCATGATCTACCTTTCTGCGCTTCTTGGAAGAGGTCGAGTAGGAAGCGCCTGTATCTAGCCCCTTCTTCGTCTGAGATCTCCTCCTGCTCTTGGTAAGAGTCGATTAGCCTGATGAGACCGGCAAGTAAGGGCTCATTTTTCAAGGCTGCCCGCTTGACATTCACGGATTCCTGAACCCGTTGGATGTTGCGTACGGCAAGAACATCACCGTTCTCATGGGCTTTTAGACCACGTTCCCAATCATCAACGGCAGCTTCAGCAGCCCTCACAATCCCTGCATCATGGTTGTGTAGCATCTTCAATTCTCCACGAAAGAAACTTCAGGGAAGTAGTAGATGGTGTCGAGACCCAAGGCATCATGTCTGATACATCTGACAGCCTCACAGACCTCCTCTGAGTTGAAGTCTGTCGTACTGGCCACTGCGGCCATCAACTCACCTAGCGGGGCCACTACGGCCAAGCAGGTTTGATTGTACATGCTACGGCCAGAGTAGGATTGACACTCGAGTCCATCAGACTCTAGGAGTAGTTGAAGTGGGTGTTTAGTCTCTGCCATCAGGTCTCCGATCTCGGAATTGTCCAAGTTGTTTGCAACCGCCCAACTTCAGGTTCCCAGATTGTGAGGGTCAGGTTCACACTGTCCGCACTCTTCACCTGGTAGGCTCCGCCTTGGCTGATCTCAATCTTAGGGGCGAACCCTTGGTTGACTAGTCTTTGAGCGGTGGCCATGGCCTTTGCTTGGGCTTGCTGAGCCATAGCTGGTGTGCTGTATGCCACGTCTCTCACCTAGCTTCTTTTTCTCATCCAATACACTCGACACCCAGAGGCCTCAAGGGCCTTCCCGACCACCACGGCTTCAGGTTTCCTGTCTGACAGCGAAGGGATATAAGGGTCCTGCTGGCGAGTACACTTTTCCTTGAGCTCTTCATATGAGTTGAAGGCAGTGCAAGCTTTGGTGCAACGGTCTAATTCAGCTGTTGAGGGTAGGTCAATTGCCATATCAGTGAATCCTGGGGTTCTTTGGGGGCACTGTACTACTTACAGCCATCATTGACACGGTTTTTCGTGTTTGCTTGAACCGTTCGTGCTCCGATAGCCAACCACGGGCGAACTCCTTATCAGGTGCTTGAAGAACACCTGAATTGGCCAGGGCTACCATAGCGGCCAGGTTATCTTCCCGTTGTTGCTCGGACATGTCCCAGAATCGTTCTCGGCCTAAGGCTTCATGATCATTGGGGCCAGTAGAGTGAACGAGAGGGCCTTTCCGGACTGAGTGTGCCATGTTCAATATTACGCACAGGGTAACCTAATCTCACCAAAAATCAGCAACCATCCCCTTCTTCCAGTTCAGGTTGCTCCATGATGTTCGGTGAGTACTCTGAGTCATCTGGCTCTAGGACCAAACCAATTGTCGTAGTTAGGATGAGTGACGCGGCCCACGGGAAGAAAATCTGGATAAGCATTTCATTGGATTTCTGTCTGGTTCTTGATTAGAAGAATTGACGGATCACCGTTTCGATTTCGAACTTCGATGGTTTCTTACCCTTCTTCCAGTTCACGAAACGGTCACTAGCCATCAGACCCTCCCGAAGCGATGATGAGGAAGTAAGGGGTTCCTTCCTTCATCCCAATCTTGTCCTCGGTAGCCCCGTCCGCTATCCGACGCTTGACACTCACGATAGGTCGGAAGTCAGTGTCCGGATGGTTCTCAACAAGGATATCAAGATCACCATGCCTACTTCGAATCTTGGTAAGGTGAGCAATCAAGTCACTAATCTTGTCCAACTTCACCGGCCTGCTCCTGCGGCTTGGAGAAGTACTAAAACTTCCATGTGGTTCCATCTATTCCCTGGGTCCAGTATCGATACATAATCGTGGTCCGTGACACTAATCACAGGGGGCTTCTTCCCGAGCATATACTTGACGAGATCGGTGCAACCATTCTCACAAGCTTGGATCATAGCCAAGTGATAGTTCGCATCAGGGCGGTGCTCGAGGTCTTGGAACATTTGAAATTGACCGTCATGGGAAGCCATCTCGAGTGGTGAGAGAGGTACTCCATCCCCTGCACCGAGTACTGGAACGTACCCGCCCATGCGAGTGACCAGACGAATCTCTTCGGGGGTTTTGATAGCAGGGGCATCCTTGAGACGAGTGACCAGGATTGGAAACCCGCGGCTGATCGCCCAAGCTAGGAAGACTGCCTCAGCACTCGAGTACCTCAATGATTCTCGAACAGCTTGCTTCTCTCCCCTCTTTGCATGTTCTGTGTAATAGATGACAATCTCTTGCCAGGTGAGGTCCGTCCAAGCCTTATCCTTCTGAGGGGTCATAGGGCAATCTCAGGCCTGAGTTGAAGCTGTCCCTTCTTCACCACTTCGAAGAAAACGTAAGGATGCTTCTTTGCGTAAGGGCGAGACCTCTCCTCTTCGAGCTCCCCAAGGAAGGCATAGAGAACTTCACGGTCGGTGGTAATCCAATGCTCGAATGTATCGAAGTTCTCTGTATGCTCAGGGTAACCATGTCCAGGTGCTTCTCTAGAACGTTGGTCCCCGGGTACATAGATACTATCCCTCGAATAGATCAGAACCGCGTAGTGATGGCCTTCAGGTACTTCACCAGGACCATTGACCCTAATCATTCCAGTTTTTGATCTCAACATGGTACTAACTTTCTGCAGTGATCCATGATGTAAGCTTGACATTCAGTCTTCGCAACATCAAGGTCATCATAGAATTCTGAGACTTTATCTGGAATGGAGTACTGAAGCGGGAAGGGGCGATGATGTCGAGCAACCCACAGGATCTTACTTGGGTAGGACCAGTTAACTCGAGCAACCTCGACCCCATCAAGGAGGAGCTTCTCTGAATTGACTGGAGCTGGAATCCACTCAAGAGTTGGTTCCATCATATCACCCATTCTCTCTCAAATCGGGTCGGAGGTAAAGGGCGTTCTGATTCTTTAGCCTCTTCAGGGGGGCCCAACGGGACCCAACCCCCAAGGAACCTCCTTCTGCAGAACTTAGGAAGCTCACATACCCTTCGATTGTCATGCCTTGGGCCTTTATCAAAGTGTATTTTTCTAAGACTACAGTCGCCACAAGGGCCCTGATTCTTCCTACAATCATCACACTCAAAGTAGTTGCAGGCAAAGCAGTACTCATGGAGTAAGTCCAAGCGGAACTCTCTAGTTCTTTTCAGGTCCTGACAGATCATCGATACTCGGTTACGAGTAACTTTTGTGACCTCGAAAAGTTGACCAGATACCTTCTCAACAACCCTTAGGCCTTCTACGAGCCAACCAGGAACTGGGGGCATCAGATGAATTCCCTTCCACTGACGATCTCATAGAGGGTCCTCTTCCAATTACTAACCAGAACTCGATGACCTCGAATAGTCTTGACCTCTACGAACCCTCGATCACCAACACTGGACTTCATGTCCCTAACCATCTCGCGGTAAGCACGAGGTCCAAGAGCAAACCAGATAAGAAGACGTCTGAGATAGATCATCATATCTCGAGTTCTACATCACGAATAGCGAGAAGTCTCTCATGCTTCATAACCTTTGTGATCTCACTCTTCAAGGATTCAATAGCCTCTTCTCTACTATCTCCAAAGGCCTTCATGATGTATCTCTTACCAAATACTTCTGGTAGCCAAAACGGATTGTAACAGGCACAGAACCGATGGGGAAGCCCACTTGGTGTTGGGGGGTCAGATTTATATGCTTCGAGATCGGCCTCAAGAACGGTGATGTGGATAAACATAACTTACCAGTACACCAAAACTGGTGTACTCTAGGCCTATGGCGACCCTAAGTATACCTAGGTGGGAGGTCAGGGTAACGATACCTGAAACAAACGATGGTTGCACCCAATCTGCCTACTTTGACAGTGAAGAGGCGGCTTTCGAGGTAAGAGATCGGGCTAGGAGTAACTTTCTTGCTTACCTGAAAACTAGATCAGACGTAGTTGAGGGCAGTATTGATCTGTCCCAATGTCGAACAACTGGTGGTTGGGTTCGATTACTTGTGAAGTATCAAGTGATTGACTACAAGTTTGTATCTTGTGCCGAGTTTGAATCCTTGTTTGACCCGCTAGAAGCAAAGGTTCTCACCGCCGGGGACGACCCTGAATTTGAACTCTTCGAAGGTCAATACCCTCACTGACAGTCCTAGAAAGAACCACCGGCGGGGGCAGATGAGCATCGTCTAGAGGTTCCTTTGGAGGGTACATCCTGCCCAATACCTTGATCCAATCAGCTTCAAATCTCAACTCTCGACCATCTTTCCGGACGATTAGGTCCACTTGATGGGAGGTTGCGAGCCTAGGATCGGTTTTGATGCACTTTACCAGATACTTGTACTCACTTCGGAATACTACCCAAAGAAGAAACTTCCGGAACATCGGGGGCAGATAGTACGGGGTCCCCTTCCTGACTAGTGGGTTCGGTCCTGTTTTTGGACAACCCATACTCTGACTCAGTCACTTCGAAACCAGTAGGGGTTTCTTGGAGGAAGCTCTCCCACATCTTGAGCTCGTAGTCATTGGGGACGAAGGAAAGGACTGATCCCTGGCACAAGGCCCACCGACCCTTGCCCTCACGTACGAGCCTATGAGCTGTCTCAGGATCGTGCCCACCATAGTTCCGATTGGGGATCGAGAAACCAATGGTCTCGTAGGCTGCGAAGGTGATGGTATTACTCATGGTTCTTTGATTGGAAGTGGGTTGAACAAGGTAAGTGCATTCTCGAGAGTGCCCTTACTCATAAAGCAGATAGGCTTCGGTTGCTCACCATCACGCCCTCGAAGACGAATGTCAACGTATTGCTTACCATCGTAACTGGCTTCCATGTCCCCACCAATATGAGTCCATGTTCTCTCATCCGGCATAGTCTCTACCTCTCGAATACACTTTTGTAAAACAACTCTAGGTTAGCGTGATCAAGGATGGCACACCCGATAGAGGTGCGGCCCTCTATCTCTATGGACACCTCTGCTGGAGTCAAGCTCAACCCACTAATGGTTGTATATACTACGGAGTCTTGTGGTAACTTCTTGAGAGCTGCTACAATCCGATTGGCCCGCTCATCAATTACTGTCTTGTTGTTGAAAATCATTGCCCTTTAGTACACCTCAAGTTTAGTAGAAGTTCTTGATCATATAGGACCACCCATATCAGGGCTCTCTCGTTCCTCATTGTCCCTGTCATGTACTAGGGTTGGGATTGGATCTGAAGTCTTAGTGAGCCAGCATGCATTGAGGTAACCAAACCCAGTGATGCGAAATCCCAAGGAGAGGGGCTCGTGTGGACTGACTGTCCTTCGGTTGAGAATGAGTCTAGCTACCGGCTCATTTCCAACTTCTGATAGATACAGATGCAAAGCATCAACTTCATGGGTCTCATGAGGTACATAGTTGAGCTGGAAGACTTGGATCTCTTGCTCCCTCTCAGTTTCTTGAATGATAACTCGCATCGGAGCAGGGATCGGAAGCATGATACGAGATCCTATGGCTTTTCTCCTGAAGATAATCCCAACCCAAGCGAAACCTCTCCCATCCTGCTCGACCTTGGCAATCTCCTCTGCCGAGCGTCGATTAGGTCTTGCTATTGTCCAATCGGATTCAATACTATCGTCAACTTGAGGGGCCATCTTCACGCTCTAAGTCTAGGAACTCTCCTGGACCTTCTATTGCTTGAAACTTCCCGTTCTCATCATTGGTACCAACAAATAGCTGACCGTGAGGTTGATGAGTAGCAGCGAACTCCAAGAGTGCTGGGTGTTCTATTGTTGGATCATTCACAACATCTATTGACACCTGGCACTTGTAACACCGTAGAACTAACTTCTCGCCAGGTGCCACCTTGTAGATGCCTGAGTTGTCGTCAATTCGAGTCAAGCAGGAATACTTCCCAAATATTCAGTTACTTTCACCATAGAAACAATGACACTATACCACTTCTTAGTTGGTCGGAAGGACTTTTTGTACCCATCGGAGAAGTACTAACCCGCTTAGAACGGATTAGTGGCCGATAATCTAAGTTTTCATTGACTTCTAATGGTTACTCTGATTGAATCACCAGTAATACTCAATGGTTTGAGTATCAGTTAAGTGAGAAGATAACCAAATGCCGAAAACTAAGATTCAAGTATCCATTGGTCCAGAAGTTAGAGGGTACATGTCAGCATTGATTCGAGAGAATCCTGATGCTTCAGTTGAAGAGCTTGTTGCTTATGCGAAGGCTCATAACGTTGATCTGAAGAGCAACCTGGTTTACAACATCCGTTCTGTTGACCAGAAAAAGATGAGGAGGAAGACCTCGAAGAAGGTCTCCAGCACGGCTATTGTCAAGGAAGCTCCTACCGCGGTCATCAAGGTTGAAACCAAGCCTGCAGTAGTCACTAAGAATAGTGATCATGCCCACTCTGAAAAGGCTATGGCCAGACTCATTCTCCAGTTGGGTACTATCAAAGCTCGAGAATTGATCGATCGAACAGAGGCCACTTTCACTCAAAATCTAGGGCTCTGACCCTAGATTGGTTGATGCCTACAACTAAGGACACCCTATGACAACGAAGAAGATCGAGGTTAAGATCCACCTCACCCGTAGACCTGGGGACATGGGTTTCAAAACAGAACTTGTCCGAAAGACTTATCACTTACCTGTGAAGGTCATCATTGCTTTTGCAAGAACAAGGGGCGTCAAGATAACACCCGAGTTCATCTACAATATGCGGTCTACAGACAAGAAGAAGGCGGCTTCCGGTAGTGCCCCTCAACTTTTACCTCCTACCCCACTGAGACTTACCACCTGGAAAGATGCTCCGAAGACCACTATCAAGTTCAGTGCCTTCGATAGTCCTACCCCAGAACGAGACTTCCTCCAACTTGTGCTCAGACTCGGAACCATCCGAGCTAGTGAGATGCTAAGTAATGCTCCAACACTGATCCGAAAGGAATTCGGGATCGGATAGTTGAGTTGAGGCCCAACTTTAGTTGGGCCTTGAACCCTTCACTGGTTCTTTTGAGCTTCCCGCTTACCGGCGGCGACTGCCTTATGACAACGGGTTCCGTCGAGCTTGTTGTGGTCGTAGAGGGGCTTGGGGCCCGTATGAACTGATGGCTCCCACCACCCCATCTTCCGGCAGTAGGGACATGCCCACCTGAGGCTTCGAGGGGGCTTGGGGTTAGTGTACTCATGATTGAGATACCTGAACTCTATCATAGGTTAGAACTTCCTTACCGTTTTCGGTAGTGACTTCTTGTATTCCTCAACGCGAGTCCGTCCTTTGGAAGTTACCAGTAACAATCCATTCTGGCAATCAATGCACCCATTCATGGCCAGACCAGTGAGGGCAACCTCGAGCTCCTCACCTGTGTAGTTATCGAAGGTCCTCTCAATGTCTGATCGAACAGTGTCCTCACCTGTTGCAATGAAGTATAGAATCTCACTGTTGATCTCTGCTTGTCGTTCGCTCATGGGTTACTCAGTATCCTATCAGCTTTGCCCGAGATGTAGAGACCTTTTATTGCAATCCTGAGAGCATCCTGGCTGAGTGTCTGCTGACTCCGCTTGCTGAAATCTGTCATCTTGGAGAAGTCCACGTCTGGCCACGAAGTGCCTAACTGGTTGAGATGGGGAAAGTCATTCAGGATCGGAACCCCCATGTGAAAGAGGGCCACAGCAACCTGCTCTGACACCCGAGCCTTCTCGGTGTTGTTCACCAGGCACCAGGTCCCCTCCTGATCGTAGGGTTGGGTCACAAATAGCATTAGGCGGCCTTCTTTCTGCGAGACTTCTTCACCGGTTTTTGGATGTACTCTATCTCCTTGATCCGAGCAACCACTGACGTTAACCACGCCCACTGGACAATGGTAGTCTTCATTCGGTTCGACTTGGCATACCTAATGGCTCGCTTGGCGGCTGCGAGCCAGTCAGGTTTTATGTTACCCGGGAGGTTGCAGAGGGTACTGCAGTTCCCGAACATAGTGTTCATTCTTCTTCCAATGTGACCAGATCTCATCTGGAAGTAGACACATCCATAACCCGTGTACTTCGAGCATGACTCTCGGTACTCTCTATTCTCAAGACGGGTTTTCCAAGGGTCTGCCCGTCTCTTCTCGAGTCCGGGACTTGGTGGATACTCCAGGTCAACATCAACCAATTGGCCGTTTTTCCACTCATACCCACCCCCAACCGTGAAGAACATCTGGTCTAAGACGTCGTCTTCATTCAGGTATAAGCTTGGCCACTCTATGAGGGCTTGGACTAGAGTGTCTCGATAGGTTGCCATGATCAGTACTACGTGTGAAAGGTCCGGATCTCAGGGGTTATTCGCACGGGGAAAGATCAACTTGGGCCGAACTGAGGGCCTCCAAGATAGCTCTGATTTCGGGGGCATCTTCGGTCTCGGACTCGAAGTTGAAGATGAGAGTGCCTTTGGTACCCACACTCAAGAGGGTCTTGTACTCAGGGAACTCCTCCCCAAGTGCTAAGAGGGTGGTTGCCATGGCATCGCGGCGATGCTTGGTCTCCTCCTCCTTCGCTAGGTAATCAAGCTCGGCCTGGTACCGTTCTTTGACCTCACTTACGATTCGATTTACGGTCTTGCGAACGTGTTCTTTTGAGTCCGTCACAAACTCATCAGGGTCTCGATAGTTGACTACTGACTCTAACCAAATAGCTCCAAACCTGACTGTGAGTATTCCAAGTTCGGTCTCAATGATCGTGAAGCACATCCTGGGTAGGTTAGAACGTGGGTCAACTATGTAGGAAACGGCCGGATCTATCGACACAGACAGATATTGGACAGGATAACCTTCCTCTTTCAATTGGGTGACTGCATTATCAGTGTACGACCACGCCCGCTCGCGAGTATGAGGGCCTGAATACTTAATAAAGAGTGGAGTAGAGGGCATTGGATTCGACATAGATACTCGGTTCAAGTAAATAGATTGTTGATGAGAATCTTGAGGATCATCGGGGATGTAACGGCGAATGCCCAGAAGCACAGGTCGAACATGTGACTAACCTGAGTGCACCCTTCGTACCATTCACGGAGGGTAAAGCACTGCTTACGTTGCTTCCAAGGATGAGTCGGGGGTAGATACTTCCAGACCGATAGGATGATCAGCCATGTCCAAAGGGAGAGAAACTTCATGAGGTTCCTGCTTTCCGAAGTCTGATCTTGGCCTGTTGGCATTGATCTTCGAGACAGTCAAGAGCCTCATCGATTGTAGATCCCGAAGCTTCAACCCCAAAGCTTTCGTGGATGATGAGGCGGATCCTCTGATCAACTCGATTCCGTTTGGCTATGTAGTCGTCTTCATTCAACTCATTGGGATCATCCTCGGCGTTATCGTAGGCCTCAAGCTGACTGCGAACCATGGTCTGTACTGCTGAGTCACCACAGAAAATCTCCTCGTTGAATAGACTTCTGAGGAGATCCGTGCAGGTTATCGCGGCTTGAGTCACTTTGGATGTTTTGATGCTTTTGAACATGAGCTAGCCTACTTTCTACTGGCAGTCTAAGGGGCCCCACCAGAGGGTCTCAGCAGCCATCTCATCAACTGGCCCCTTACTACTGCTATAACTGACACAGAGGGTACTTGAATCTTGCTCGACGCTGGCAAGTTCTTGTTTTGAAGAATTCTTGCGTTTGATTAGGTACATCCCGGGCCGAGTCGGACGCTTGCATCGAGGGATCAAAGATACTTCTTCCAAGTTGACTAGGGCGGTACTCGACATGTTCACTGGGTGTTCGCAGGTAGGACAGGGATCCCACTTAACCGTGACAATCCCTGGGGCCATACCCTCTGTTACAACTCCAGTTCGTCCATAGGGGACTCCTGGATTTCCTACTCCAATATAGCGAACTCTTGGTTCTCTCATGATGGTTCCTATCCTTGCTCCTTGTCTACAACGTATTGGTAAAGACTTGATCCGTAGCATCCATAGTACTTGTCTAAGTATGCTCGAGCTTCTTCGACGGTCACTGGATTCTCAGCAAGCCTCTGTTCGTACAGAACACTCAAATCCTCCACCGTTCCCCAGATGTAATCCCGTTGATCATCGTATATCGAGATCATCTCGTGGTAAACAACCAACCCACTCTCGAGTTCAATCTTGGTGATTGATACACTGTTCCCGAATCCGTTCTTGTAAGAACCAACAGGCGTTCGAGTACCTTTTGGTGCTAGGAGGCTATCACTCTTGGTAAGACCCTCCAGAGGAACACGTGCCGTGTTCATGGCTGCTTCAAGAGCCTGCTTGGCGACGAGGGCCGCATTGTCCTTGGCTGTCTTCTTAGATCCTTCTTCTGCTTCCAGATCCTTGGCTTCTTGCTCATTGGCATCCCGGTAACACACCCGAGTGTAGTACCCTTCATCCATCGGCAGTCCGAATGAAAGCCCATCTTCTTTGCAGTAATCGGTTTCCCAGCCCACAACTACCACTGGAATACGCTTGCCTTGACTCTTGAGGTAGCAGACCCGACCAACAGTGTCACCCTCATCACCTTCACGAGAAGAGCAGTACTTGCCTTCCTTGACACCTTCATGCTTCGGCTCTCGTCGACTTCGCCGACGGCTGACACCTGAAGACGATCGGCGAGTTGTTTTGGTGGAGGTAGTCTGACTTGATGTGTCCGAGCTAGGAGCACCGGTTGTTACTATTGAAGCGTAGCAAGAGCCATCAGAGCCCTTCCACACAATAGTACTAACGGTCACTCTACTAGTCTCACCAGATCTCTTCTGTACAGTAACCGTTTGCCCGACTGTCAGGTTTTTCCCTGCAATGCCCCAGCTTCCGTCCCGTAGCTTCTTAAATGTGATCTCGTTAGCCATGCTATTTAATACGCGTGAGGGTTTCAGATCTCAACTTTTTCTTCAAAATATATGGGTTGGCTCCCTAGTCGGTGTAACCCAATGAAACATGGCTGACTTGGATGATGATGACGATCTTGACGAAGAGGACGAGGATCTTGAGGACGAGGATGACGAAGAGGAGACCTCAATCCCCGACGCTTTTACCCTACAGAGTCAGTGCCGTGATTGTGCCCCCAATTACCCTGAGTGGCTCAAAAAGGACGTAGCCCAGTACATAGCGGCCTACGGTTCAGACCTAAATAAGCTATCGGAATTCTTAGGGGTTCACGTTGGAACCCTCGTTACTTGGAAGCGAAAATTTGGGTCCGTTAGGTGAGGTTACCCAGCCTTGACCAACCTGAGAGTCGTTGATGGCTTGAAGCATGCTGAGAAGCAACCGGACTTCTTGTCGTTGATCAACACCCCATGGGCCAGGTCTCTCAGCTTCTTCAGGTTGACCCGGTAGACTTTATTGTCGGGGTCGAGGTGAGCAGCTTCTTCCCACGCCTCCTGAGCTTTCAGAGGATCTTCCTTGTACAGGGTTAGCCCTAGCTCGAACAACTCCAAAGCCTTGGCTGCATCCAGCTTCGGGGCTACTGGCATCGGAACAGGTCTCAAGGTGGTTCTCTTGGGAGGCTTGATCGATATCTTTAGGTTCTTGCTGAACCCTTCCCAAATACCCGGGACCTCCCTAATCTTCTTACTGTGCTGAGCCTCCGCCACCTTTGAGATAAGCTCTCTAAGGTTTGGCTTGTCCTCGTGAGCAGTGTACCCACGCTCTACTCGGTCAATGACCTGACCCTCGTATAAAACGTAGGTAACAATCAGCTTCTTTGGCTTTACTTCTTCCGTCTGAACGTGGATCACAAAGTTACCAACCGTTACGTTGGTATTCAAAACCACTCTCCCTACTCCACGGTCACTCGGAATCGATAAAAGATTGCCCCCGTTTGACATACTGGTTCCTCTTTCAATACAATAGTACGCATCAGGGCTACGAACCTCAACTCGAAACTTGAGAAACTTCAGTTTTCTGTGGGATGCCATACATAAATGGCATACATATTGAATTCAATGGTATCCCAGGGGTTAGTCACCAATCAAAATACGCTCGAACCTAGTCGGCGGGGGTTGATTGAACTTGGCCTTCTCCCTTAGTAGGAATTCTTCTGAGATTTGGCACATTTGATTTAGAGTCTGGTGGCCTACATCGATTGTGATGACCGTTCCGTCAGGAAGCTCTAAGTCAAGGCAGTAACGAGATCCATGATAGACTACTTGGCCAGCACCCCCATGCCCAATGGTATGGGTCACTTCCATATTTTTGGTCTCATTAATTCCAACAATATGAATGGGGATTCTCATCTAAGTACCTAAGGTTGTTTGAGTATTCGATCAAATCGAGTTGGGTAGCTTGACCTTGGAATCAGTTGAAGGTGTCCCTTCAGGAGACCGATGAGATGCTGACGCCCTCGGACTTGCTCCCCAATCCCAGGTTCTGGAAGAGGCTCCCCACAACCTGGACAGATGCCGTTGGTTGGCTGCCAGACACTGTAGGAAGTACAGGCTATGCCAGTGTACCATCCGGGCTCTGGAACTCCTGAACACCGCCTGGTGCTCGGGGAGGGCCATCTCCAGTAAAGATTCTGACCGTACTCGCAACAGACGGGATAGACTCGCTCTTGGACAACCGTGAAACCAAACCGCTCTCCAACCTCTGGCTCTACCTCACTCCCAGTAATCCCAAGTAGGGTAAACTGCCACTCCTCACATTGATTCGAGGGTCCTAGTTCACGTCCACCGTCGACCAGGAACAATGAGGACGTCGAGTTTCTGACAATGACATAGTCAGAGTACAGAGCCGGATCCCAAGGGTCAGGCGTAGCCCAGTATTCGTGACCCTCTTTACGCGTAATGATCATGAGACTGTGGTATTACACCAGATTCTTACCACAAGTAAAGTCGGCCTGTTGAAATGTGGTGAGATTCATCGAACTCATCCGTAGTATAGGGTATGAATCAAGAGGCCTATCATCAATTGGTCCTAGCCCGTAACGCATGGGATGAGAGGAGACGGGAGAGAACTCGAGCCCTCCAGTTGGCTTGTTTAGGTCAAGTGACCGAAGAAGAACTTGAGGCTACCGAAGAAGCCTGTCTGAAAGCGGAGCGAGCTATTGATAGTGCACTCGAGGATACCTATGAAACCCCCGAAGAGGGGTAACTTGAAAAAAGTTGTGAGATCCTAACCCCTCAAACGTAGTACTAAACAGAATGAACTCAAAACAAGTAGCCTCCAAGGCATCTCAAATTCTCATGGACTTCGGGTTCATGCAAACCTTCATCTCCTCCAAGTGCGGTGTCTCTCAGTACGATGCCAACAAGCAACGAATCAAGGCATCTTTGGAGGAAGCTATTCAAAGGGCTTTGGACTCTGAATCCAAGGTGGCTAGCATGGAAGACAAGATTCGAGTCTACCTTGGGAAGCTTGTAGGTGAGCTTGTCACACGTGGGGTCAAACCTCTCATCTCAAAAGATGGACGGACCCTCTCGATTGTAGCTTCTAAGGGAAAGCTTCACGAAATCCCAGTCCTTCGACTACATCGAGATCAACACAACGGGGAGTTCTCAGGGTGTTTCGTGTTCGACTTCCTCAGTAGTGACAATACTGGGATCATCCCGTTCCTGAGGAGTTCTGCTAACCTTGAAGATCTCGAACGGGATGCTAACCTAATTCAGCAGAACTTTCCAAAGTTGTTCGAGAAGAAAGCCCAAAAACGTGGCACTACGCGCAAAAGTAAAGACTGAGATGAAGGGCACCACCTCCCGTTGGTTTACCCGCGAGGAGGCCAAGGTTGGCTCCAAGAAGGCTCGCCGCCAGAACAACAAGGCTGAGGTAAAGGAAGGCCTGAAAGAGACTAACAAGAAGTCATAGATCTAGCTGAGGTAACTGGTTTCCATAGGGGATAGGGCTTGATCACCCAACCAGTTCGAATCTGGAATACGACTGGCTAGTCGTAGGTAGTTCGAATCTACCGGCTAGTTACCTCAGCTAGATCTATGACTTCAAAGGAACCGCAATGAACGACAAGACCCTCGACGTAAAGGCTAAGGACATCAAGGTAGGTGACATGGTAGGTATCAGTATCTGCACTTACTTTGGATGGGAAAGAGTCTCGGAGGTCACCCCTCAACCGAACGGGAGTATTAAGATAGCCACTGGAGTAGACTACTCCCTCTACCATCCGGACAAGGACCTTCAAATAAAACTCCCGGATACTGAAGAGATCCCACCCGCTCAAACGTAGTACTGTGCATGAAGGCCAATCACACTCCCGTCAAGTACCGCCTCCGACAGAGAATCGGCAAGATGCAGTGTCGGTTGGATGATGCCTTCACTCATAGAAGGTTCTACCCGAAGTGTAGGGAGTGCGGGAAGACCAACGTGCAGATCTCGATAGACGGTGACAAGCATCACAAGGGGTGCTCCATTCAAGGACTTGAGGCTCAGATTGCTTACTACACGAAGCTCCTCGAAGAGGTCACCAACGGCCACCCCTGGAACGATTGAACTGCTTGTGAGAACGGGTAGTTATGCCGAACAAGCAGGTGGACTTCCGTGACGCCCACTACCAGTGTGTTTCTTGCAACTTTCGGTGGACAGGACGTCCAGGGGCCGTTACTTGTATCAAATGCAACCACCTCTATGTGAAGTGGATCAACTATGAGGCTTGTTCGGAAGCCTATCACTCGATAGGCTTCCATAGTCTCTTGGAGGACAATGCCTTTGGAGGATCCTGTCAGGCCTTATCTAAGACCCCTCGAACATAGGCTTCGCACGCCTTCTTGGCGTCTTCAAGCTCTTTGGTTGGAGTATTGCAGGTGTTCTTGAGGGGGATCTCAGGGATGGTTGGGTCACCATCGGCGCCCCCGTGACGAGCTACCCAATACCAACCCTTGTAGTCGTGGAAACCTATGCTGTTAGCATATACATGACCAACTCGAACACCATTGACCTTGAGGACAGCACCTCGAGGTCCTTGACTGACGCTGGCCAAACCCTGTTCATTTGGCTCTCTACTCCAAGTAAGGCGATACTTCTTCTTTGCCATGGTCAGTACTACGTGTGAGAGACTAAGGTCTCATCAAGTTTCCGTGAATAACGTAACCCTGAGCTGGGCTGGCTCCCCGTAGGTCTTGACCAGCTCCCCATTGTATACCTGATCTTGAGGAGTATCCTTGCGATGGGCCACTTCTAACCTACATTTGGTCCAGCAACAATGAATGATGTCTCCTCTGGGGGTACCATTCCATAGGGGTTCTTCCCAAACGTAGACTTCATAATCCCAAGGGTCCCCTAAGAACTGAAGTACCAGCGGGTACCGCCTCTCAAGGGGCATTGACAATCGGATCAGATCTTCCAATTCTTCTTGGAATTTGTCCGGTCCGCCAACAAGGTCAATCGTCCTAGGGGTCATTAGCCTAGGGTACACCAAATCTGTCTTGACAGGGTCTGTTTTCGTCTGGTAGTGTCGTGGTCATGAGATGCCCTCAGTCCTGCACCCGCTTACTCGGAAGCTGGATGGTCCGTGTGTCTCAGTTCAGTACCGATGGCTCTTGACTGCAGGTACCCGTGGCAGTTCAGGTGTTGGTAAGAACCGGTCTGGAAATCCGTAGAGGTGGCCGCTTATTGGCGGTTCGGTAAGGGTGGGGGGAAGTCATGACCCCCCACCTCACCTCGCTTATTTAAGATGGGAGGATCTGAGCATGGTTGGTGACTGCGAACACTGTGGTGGATCTGGAATAGAGCCTCACCCAGAAGACCCTGATTACGTCAACCCATACCCATCGCATGAGTGGGACCCTCAACAACCAGCCTGCCGTAAGTGTGAGGGCCACGGAGAGGAACCTGACCCCACTGTGTCTAACCCGTAAGCTAGACATCATCAACGGTAGAGTTTTGAACTGAGGAGGATTCTCGAGCTTCTTCGAGCTTCCTCTTTACCCAAGCCTTACACTTGGCCTTGGCCACCTCTAGGTCTGCCACTGGATGGTTGCAAGTGTTGACCCTGGGGAGTTTGAAGGGTAACTTTTCAGAGGGTTCAGTTCCTGCACTCCATACCCAACCTTCATATCGAGGGCTTTCAGGTCCTTCAATTGATTCTGATCTTGGTACCCGATAGGCAATGATGCTGGCCACCTCCACACCATTGGCGAATAGGTTGACCCCTCGAGGTGCCTCAATGACTCGAGAGAGCCCCTCCTCGTGTCTCTCAGGCCTCCAGACAAGTAAGATCTTGAAGAAGCTCGGAGCCCCTACGCCTCGACGACAGGTTCCACAAAGGTCTGGATCTTCCATATTGACCTCTTCTTTACTCACAGGATTCTTTACCCTTGTGAGGAGCTTACCACAGAAGGATCGATTAGCTGTCCGAGGGACATGCTTCAAGTTGGGGTTAGTGGACTTAGGAGTCTCTAGTGATATTATGCCCTTCTTACAGAGTTTACAGAGGTCTGGATCTTCCAGACTTACCTCTCCAACACCTACGACAGAACCCATATTTGATACGGGCTTCCCGCAGAATGTCCACTTAGGCATCTTCTGAACGTGCTTCATTGATTCTCCGGTAGGTTCAACCCTTGGGCTATGAGCAAGGATGAGATTCCAGCTTGTAAACTTAGATCGCGCCGGTAAATAACCCCGTTACCATCTATTGGTAGGTTATGCCCTATTTGATCCTCAATAGTTGCCCTGCGAGCTACCATTGGATACTTCAGGATTCGATCTGCCTGTCCTTGTTTCTTCAACTTCTCTACAAAAGATAAGACAGCTTCGTTTAGGGTTTCCCGCCAAGGACCCCAATCTGCCGATCTCGAAACTGACCCTGAACTGTTGCCCTAACACTATAAGTGTTCTTTGACCTAGCGCCCATAGCTATCCGAGTGGTTACTAATCTCGTATAGCACCATAATTTATGAGGAATGTCAATAGCCAGCCTAAGGTTCTCCTAGGGTATTCCCTAGAAAAGTTTCCTAACCTCCCCCACATAGGCTTCGGCTGAAGGTATGCCTCTCTCAGTGATCGCCTTCGGGTTATCATTGAAGACCGTGGTTAGGAACTCTTGTAGGTTGCAATTATGGATCGACTCAGGCCAATCACAATTTGGGAACACCTGGGCCAGCGTTTCACTCGAGCGAGGTGCCCACTTCTGCATCATCCTAAAGATGATCTCAGTTTTTCTATCTAATGAGATCTCTACTTCTTTGTCTTCCATTAGCAGTCACTCGTCTCTTTCATTACGTCTCCGATCCCCCACACCAAGGATCGGGGGCTGGTGGTTTAGGTTTACTAAGCCAAGCTTCAGGGTAGTCTCCATCATCGGATAGGTGTTGATCTGCTGTTGTCACTAACCTAGCCAGTTCAATACCAAGCTCAAGCAACTCGAGAGGCTCACCTTCGAGAGGCTCAGCTAGAAGTTTAGCGGTAAGCTCACGTTGCTTCTTGAGGTTTTCATTTATATCCACCCCGAGACTTTAGCCTTCGTTAGCAATTCTCGCAAGAACTTCCCCGTGGCATCTGTTCGGAATGCAGAAACACCCGAGAATCTTGCTTTTAAGTTCTCGTTTGATTCGTTGGACAAACTCGGGCTGGGATCTGACCCAGGCCTCGTACCGGTCGATTGCTTCGTCCCGATCGGCTACCTTGAACTTGGCCAAAGTGCCTTCCTGATGGGAGAATGGATTACCCCAAGGCCCTGGTCGACCGATATAGACATCGTATGCTGACCGTTTGCAATGAACAACGAAGGTGAGCACTAGAAGAAGTACACCAAGATTACATCGGGAAGTCTAGGGGCTGATCAAGCATTCCAACTGTGGAAGTCTCCTCTTGCTCTGCAGGAGTCTCTGGAATTATGTCTACCTTATCACAAGTTTGCGCCCAGGTGATGGTACCATTGAAGGTCAAGTAGTTTGAAAGGACTTGGTAACCAATCACCAAGAACTGGGGTTGGAATAGACCCGGGGCAACCCCAGGCTCTACCGCCCAAAGCTCTTGTTCCATATCCCCAATTTGTAGTACTGCAGTTGCACCCATGAATATAGGACTACTCAGGTCGTACGAAAGTCGAACTTTGAGTTGACTTCCCTGGGCATTAGCAGCTCCACTTGGAAGACCTTCTCCAAGGATGGTTCCTATACCATCAACTGATAAGTAGGCTAAGGGACGGTTGAGATCGTCCAAGGCAATACCAACGTACTTTGTAGGACTCGGCCATTGATCAACCAAGAAGACCACTGAACGATTGGATCCGGGAGCCCCAAGAGTGATGAGAGCTTCAATGGTACCTTTATCAAGGGCCTGGTTCTGAAGAGGGTAGGCTCCTGGATCTCCGTTGACCAATAATCCAGGGTTACTCAAGGGCTGAATTAGGTTGAAGTGAAACGGAGAGGGTGAGTAGTCTATTTGAGCTATCAGACCCGTGGGGTAGTAGATTCTGAATTCAGTCATGGTACTTGAAGAGTGTTCATAAGAACACTCTTCATGACCCTCAGGAGAACTTAGTAGCCTTCATCCTCGTCATCAAACTCATCGAGTCTTCCTGCAGTCGAACGAATTGAAGACTTAAGATCTTTGTCTTCTCCCTTTCGAGGCCTCCCTTTCCTTCGTGCTTTTCGTCTTGGCTCCCCCAACTCAGGTTCAGGTTCAAAACTAGCTTTGCATTCAGAAGAAAAGATAATGCTCATAAGAGCCTCCATCTTCTAAGTACACCACATAAGACAAAAGGGAACGGCCCCGGGCTATGCTCAAACCCAGGGCCGTCTAACCTGCTCAGCTCAGTCCACAAGATGTGTGGTGAAATGCTAGGACATCACCACACAGAACTATATCCTACATCATCCTCCAAATCGTGTCAATTATCAAGTTGAAGGATTGACTCCCTAGGGCTTACCATGTAACTATTAGTCTCAAGCTTTCTTTTTGGGTGATTGAAACAAACGACTGCAAGAGAAACCCACCAGTAGTAGTTCCCTGGTGGGTTTCACCTTTTGGGGTGTAGTAAGGACTGAAGTGTCCCACTTGGAAAACTACCGTCGAGAAATGATTGAGTTGCACCTGGCTCGCGCAGAAGCGGGAGGAAGCCTCTCACAAGAAGAGGAGTCCAAGTTTGTCGAACGATTGGATTCTCATTGGCGAGCCTTGTCCGAAGAGGATCAGAACACCATCGAACAGGAGTTGGCCAATGGGTTGGGTGTGTCTGAAGAACCTCGACTCCTAGACCGAGAAGTCTTCGTTGGTAGTGAGATAACCCCACGGGTCCCAGTTTGAGGGTAGACGAAGAGCTCAAAAGAGGATAGGGATCAGAGCATGATCCGAGTAGACCTGAGAGTCGACACTTCAACACGCTACTTCCCACCTACTTGGTTCAGACATGGGATCTTTCTGAAGCTTAAGGGAGCCGAGCGAGAACCTTACCCGAGACTTTGGGTTCAATGCCTCAAGATGTATGGATCGGCTGAAACAACCAAGGTCCGGCTTATTCAGGTTCCTCGAGGTCCTGCAATCGTCATGAGCATGGCTGAGCTCGAGGAGAAGTATGAGTCCGCTGGGGATCATACTATTTATGATCCAATCCCTGAAGTAGAAGACCAATCAGTCTTCAATGCGACTGAGTTCTACCATTCCGGTGTACTAAGATCGGGATGTCAGAAATCGAACGTAAGTGGAGATTGAGGTTTGTTCCGGGAGAACTTCACGGTCATTCCTCATTGATTGAGCAAGGATACCTCCTAACAGGGGACCCAGAGCTCAGGCTACGCAGGCAGGACAATACCTTCATGATGACTGTGAAGGGTGATGGGGACATCGAGAGACCTGAGTGGAACTCGCAGATACCCTCTTGGGTCTTTGATTCACTCTGGCCCCAGGTTACTCACTCACTAAGAAAACTTAGGATGACCGTCGGGTACCAAAATAAGTCTCTTGAAATAGACACTTATCTCGATACCTTGGATGGACTAGTTACCCTCGAGTGCGAGTTTGATTCAATAGAGGAAGCGGATACCTTTGAGCTTCCTCCTTGGACTTCTGGAGCCATGGAAGTCACCTACGACCCGAGATACAAGAACAAGATCCTAGCCCAACTCACATCACTTGAGGATCTAGGGGCCTTCTAATCATTTCCGCTCTTCAGGCTCTCCGCACACGAGGCAATCATCGTGGCTAGGATCCTCTTCATCATCGTACAAGCACTGCCGGGTTGGGCTCTTGATACACTCGTGAAGGCCTTCAACTAGGATACAGGTTAGCTCATTGAGACCTAACTGATCCATGGCGTACTCCATTACCTTCTCATGCAACTCTTCGTATCGATTCTGAGCCTCTACAACATCTACTGCTGCTCGGCGGCAGTCTATTATTACTTGGGGCCATTGGATCCTAGACCTAGCCCCTAGGAGTTCGAACCTCAGCTCGCTGAGTAACCGTCTACTCAGTTTAATGTGACGAGTGTCTATCTCGTCCATGGCAGCAACCAAAGCTTCTTCGGTGGCACCACTTGGGGGCTTACCTAATGGGATGACTGGAACCCCATTATCAGAAAAAATCTTCGCTACTTCATCACGGAGGATAAAGGAACTGGATAGCTTGGTTGATTCAGCTCGAATACGCCACTTGGGTTCTTGAGTCGGTACCGGCGGGATGAGGTAGATCACGTTTCCTCTGGCTCTTGAGCGGGTTTCTTGCCAATCGGCTCATGCCCAGTGACAAACTCCGAGATCGGTTGCCCACACTCAACACAATTATCCGGCTCAGGGTATAGTTCAGACCTACGTTCTGGGTGGTCAAGAAGATTTCGGACAGTCAATGGCATGAAGCAGTGTACACCAGATTGTCAATCTTTTGGTGACAAAACTGTCACACTCGGTGTAGGGTGCTCCCAATGTACTACGAGTTCACCAAGAAGCTTGACTCTTTGACCTCTCAACAAGCCAGCCGCTTGGCCACTTTCAGGCAAGACTTCTTCAGATTCGCCACTTCTACTGAGACCAACGTGGACTTTGCCACTGAAGCTATCCACGATCTGATTGATAACTTACCAAACAACGGGGCTATTCACGTCAGTGACATCACCGGATACGAGGTCAAGTGGTTTTCCAACCCAGAGAAGTGCCGAGCCTTCTACAAGAGCCTCGGTCGGATACAGATCTTTACCCACGCTCTACGAGATTCCATAGAGTTATCGCCTATCTATTGGCTTTCACTCTCTGACAGGCTGCTCAATTCAATTACCAAATCCTTGAACAACACCTTGTTAGACTCCCTGTGGTCCAGCAGGATAACCCCCCTTGCCGAATCCATCTACGAGTGTGCGTGGAGCTCTTTGGTTGACCTCCCCTGGGTTGCCCAGTACAGCTTCCTCAGTGAGCTACCAGGAATTGACCTACCTCCTGAGGTTCTTGGAGGCCTTGGGGCCTTAGAAACCACCCTCCGCAATTCCTTTGCCGTATGGGTCGCTCCCAAGAATGTGATCCTCTGCAAGAAGCCGATAAGAGTAGATATTCAGGACAATCAAGTTGCTGGACTCGAGTTCGAAGATTAGTTGAACCTAGGGCCGGTGATTAGTTTCTGAATTATTCTAGTGAGAATCAGTGAGTTCGTTCGTAATATCAGGTGCGCAGAGTGTTAGAAACCTGATATAGGATGGATCTATGCCAAGGACTCACTAATGGATACCCCAAAAGGCTACTCAACAAGAGAAGTTGCTGTTCGAGCGAAAGATGCCCTATTCTTGATCCAGGCCAAGCTCGCTGGACTAGGCACTGAATCGGAACTAGCCATCAATTGGTACTGGTACATACTCGTGGTGAAAGACCCTGAGTTGTATAGGGCTCTCGAGATTCGTGAGCAGAATGAACCTGGTGACAAACCATCGAAGTTGCTGTTCATCTTCGAAACCATTCGAATTTCTCGAGATGGAGATATACTCTATCGCGGAACAACCATTGAGGAAGATCTTCCAAACTTGGAAGATGAGCTCATGGTCGAAGTCAAGCGACAACAGGATTGGGTGAAGAGGGCCATTCAGCGAAGGGAGACTCTCAAGGAAGAGGAGACCGCTCGCTTTCAGGCCATCGAGAAACTCCACGAGGACTTCCCAAGATACAAGGGTGGGATCAACTGCTACAACAAGATTGGTAAGGGGACCCGCTTCGCAGTGACCCTTCAAGATCTGACTGAAGAGCAACTCCGAATAGCTCTTCAGATGTTCCCCGGCAAAGGGCCAGATGATGAAGAAAAAGACTAGCAAGCGAAGGGGACTCTCTCCTATCAATTATTTCAAGGAAGCTCTCGAGTCCCTCACAGGTAAGAAGCTTCCCATGCGGGTACCTCACTTCAAAGCTAGCCGCATGAGTGATGAAAACCAGTTCAAGCTTCAAGAGTGGTGTGTCGACAATGCTAACCCACCTTGGGCCACCGGTCTCTCAATGATTGAGGCAGCTGAGCTCATTGTTCAGGGTTCCATCGAGAATGGGAATATTGAAGGACCCCCTCGGAATGCAAAGTTCAGCAGAGGTGGGATCCTTGGTAGTGGAAACGATGGGACGTTTACCAACAAGAGGAACTAAAAATGCCAGTTGTGAAGCTACCAGGAAACCTTGGAGTTGCAATCACTACCGGAACTCAGGCTGATGCTGACGATATGAAGGCTACGATCGAAGGCCGTCATGCTTTCGTCCAGAAGTACTGCCAGGAACAAGGGTGGGATAGCACCAACCTTTCAATAAATCAGATCATGCAAATACGGCAACAGGAGGGGTGGAAGAACCCATGTTCTCCAAAAAACCAAAGCCAGTAGATCCAAGAAGGATCACCTCCCTTCGCACTACCGAGCGTGCTCTGTTGGCGGCTAGGGATGCTCTCGTACCTTTTGCTGATATGGCCATTGGGAGGGATGCTTGGGCGGAGACCGCCGGGTGCGAACAGACTCCAACGGTGAAGCAAGTTCGGGATGCAAAGGCAGCCCTAGAGTTGATTGACGGTCTTGGTTGGGAAAATTGCAGCATATGACTCGAATAGAGGACTTGAACTTGAATTGACAGTCCTGTAGCTAATCCTCTTTTGACCAATCTTCTCTATGAAGCTTTCGTCTGATCCGGCTCAAAGAGTAGTTCGAAGGATACTCAATGCCAACAAGAGCCCAATGGTATCCGTGGTCTACGGAACCAAGGGACTCAAGAACAGTTACCAGGGCCCGTTCTCTGAGACTACCAAGTGTGTGAAGTGTGGTAAGACCTCCCGTATTGCAATGGTAATTATGGAGGAGGGTACCGGTCAGGATGAAGGCCCCTACGTCACAGATCTTCACCAGAACGAGCCAGGCAAGTTCTGGGTGCATGACGTGATGGCTGTAGCTACTTACCTGTGTACCGACGTGGACTGTGCAACAGCTACGACACTTTGGAATCAGGGTTAGAGCTTAGTATCCATCCAAACACAAGTTCTTCCTGGTACTAACCCTTGTTTAGCAAAGAACTTTGCTGCCCCACTCGTTGGGCATGCCCAAGCATAGAGGTAGGTCACACCTCGCTTCTTGAGCTCGCCCACGACATCCTGGTACAACTTGACCGCTAGGCTTGATCCCCTCCACTCCTCAGCCACAGCAAGGTATACAAGGCAAGCTTGAGTCGGGTCGTCACAGTGATCTGGGTCACCCGTCTGCCCCAAGCAGAAGCCTTGAATAGTTCCTTTCTTATCACATGCGAAGAAAACAACAGCCCAGGGATTCTCAAGTGTGACTTCGAGCTCCTCCTTGCTCATGAACTCTACTTGAGAGCTGACCTTGATCTCAGGGATAGTAATCCCAAAAGCATGGATGTCTTCAGCATCTTGCTTTGTTGCTCGATGAACTGTCAGATCATAGTCATCTTCTGACCTGATCTTAGTATTCTGAGTGAAACTGTCTTCTACTGTGTCCTTAGCCCGATTCTTATTGTACTCGAGGATATCCTCGTAGACCTCTCGAGGCATCATCACATAAGCGACACCCTTATCATCCGTTAGCGCTACAGCACCATCAGGATCGTTCTCGTCCATGAGTCGGGCCTGAGTGCACTTACCCTTAAAACTAAACGGAATGCGGTCGAGTTCCTCGAAGGCAGCCCTCATAGATTCTACATCAACATCAGCCATGAGACAGACTACACCGAAGGTGTCAGATCACTTCTTCTCGGTGGAACCTATCTGGAGGCCAGTGCTTGGCCTTAGTGTGATCCTCCTCGCACTCCTCGAGAAGTAGATCCCTAATGCGTGAATCAACTAAGTACAAGCTAGTATCCCAAGGTGGAGTACCTTCCAGATACTTGTCCCACTGCGATCTTGAGGCTGGCTCGAAGGACCCCTCAATCCAATACTCTACCTCGTCTTCTGCGAAGCTGGTACGCTCCACCACCTGCCCAGTCCAGATATAGAGACCGTCAGATGGGATATGAATCTCCACATCTTCTTCGAAGTGGTTCTGCATGTAACCATCTTCATAAATGAAGTCGAGTCCAGGCCCGATATACATCAAGACCTTGGGCTTCCCAAATACGATCACAACAAGAGCCTTCTCAGGAGGCAGTTCTCCCTTGCCCTTGTAGACCAAACCTCTCACCGAGATGAAAGGCTCAGACTTATCCTCAGGGTACAGACTCAAGGGTCAAGTCCCTTCCGTGGGTGGCGAGCTCAACGCCCTTGAAACCCATCTCATGGATAGTTGCCAACGGTAACAACTTCTTCAAATTGTCGAGACTCTTTTGAACAGAATTTCTAGTGCTCTCTGTGAGTCCTTCAACCAAAGGGCTGATAATGGAGAACTCCATTATTGGAAGTGGGTTATCACTATCGGCTTCCACTCGAACCTTGTTCAGGACACCAATCTGGTCACCCCCGATGAATACTCGAGCCTTGGGTGCACCCCGAGCAGGTTTACCTATTGGGGTATCAGTCATCAGGTGTCCTTGTTGAACAAAAACTAACAAGTCATCCTCAGATACCTCAACTACCTGTTGAAAACCCTTTGGTAACTGAGTTTCCGTGCGCCTTACCACGAATACCTTATCAAACTCACCGACTTCGATTGTTGGCATAGAATGTAGTTACACCGAATCTCGAACTAGGTATAACTGGCCCGGTAGCCTATTGCAGAGGATTCCAAGAGGGTATGTTGATTTTGGCTAATAGTTCAGAGCCGAGAGGCTCAAGATACGTGGAGTAAACCTCTAGCCAGGCCACTCTCTCCTTCGGCGATAGGCTTTATGTACCTTCAGGTCTATCACTGTAAAGGTCCACTCGTATGAGGAGAGTAACCCTCCAGTGATGAACAGCCACCAGACCCACCGGTGCAGCTTGTACCACCTGGGTCTGAACACTACGCAGGACTCTCCCTGGTAGTCAGAGGCAGTAGCCCCATCCACTGGATCCTCGAGCAGGTACAGAGCATCTTCTGAAATGTGGTAACCTTCGATCTTGGTCGGATCGATATGGTCACAGACACTGCCCTTGGGCGGATCCTTCCCTGGTTTACGCGGCGGGCGTAGGCCTTCCCAGTAGGACTCGATGTCATCAGTCATCAAAGCACATCCGGCCACATGCGGGAGATCTCGTCAAGACGTTTGAGCACCTCCAAGTTTTCAGATGGCTTTTCGAAGTCATACTCAGTTAGTACCCCACGGAAGTGCTCCCGGATCGTTTCAAACCTGACCTCGACCCCGAAGGTGTTGAATACCGTCGAGATATACTCGCGGATCTTCAGGTCAGCCGCAAAGGTTGGCACCAAAACTCTTCGGCTAACCCTCATCAAAGCCTTCAGCAATACCATGGAGTTGATGGAGCTTTCGACTATCAAGTGAGGACGAACTACCTCCCAATATGATTCTATGTCACCACTTCTTGTAGTAGCCATCTGACAAATTTAACTCTCTGATGGACTCACATGTGTTCCATTCCTTGATGATCTTGTAGGTTTTTATCGGATGTTCCCCTAGAATATTCTTGAGTAGAGCAGCCCTTCGTTGACGAGCTCTCTCTATCAAGTGAGGACGAACTACCTCCCAATAGGACTCGATGCTGTCTTCAGATTCAGTCATTGGTTATCGATACAGAGTCATCTTCAGCAGGCCCATCTACCCTATTGTCCTCAGCAACCCTTTCTTGAGGTCTGGTCTGAGGTCTGGTCGTCATTGGATCCCTAGGTGGTGGGTAGGCATGTCTCTCAGTTGGATAAAGTTCCTCTGGACGAGGGAACGTGCCCGGAGCACTCATGGGTAGGAACTCCACTCGGAAGTTATGTAGGGTTGTCCTCCTCCAGTCCTCATCCCCATAATGGTTGAAAGTTCTACCCCCTAACTCATCAAGAGATGTCTGTAAGTTACTGAGCACCCGCCTGTTGAGGGGTTCTGACATATTATCGGATGTCTCAATGATCCCATTGAGCAGCAGGGCAACCCGCCTGAGGTTGATACGAGTGTCATACTCCCGCTCATCGTCGGAACGTCTCTCCGGTAACTCTAGGTCTGCTATGTTATGGCCTAGGAACATGGTACCAGCATCCATGCGTCTCTCATGCTGGGGTACTTCGTTCCTGTTTATTTCTGACAACCTTGTTATAGCATGACCATCATTCTCGCTTGTGAAGTATCTTCGAGTCTCGTCCTGGCTCGGTAGATGCCCAACCATCCCCATGTACTGTTCAGTGTATGCTAGAATCCTACGGTCTGCAGCAGTACTGTCGTGAGCATGAGTCCCTTGTCGATGAACACTCCCTCGACGAATATGGTAGGTAACCTCGAAGTTGTGAAGGGTGTCTTGCCACCAACTAGTACGCATGTTGTGGGCAGTACCTTGAGCTTCAACCCAAGTGAACACCTCGGTGATGATCGAATCAATGTGGTCATCGTCCCCAACTCTGTCGATGAGTTCTTGAAGGTTGCTCAGTAGCAGAGCCAATCTACGCATATCCAGGATAACTTGACTCTGGGACTCACCCTCTTCTTGAAGCGCCGTCACTTCTTGGGGTAGGCTTGGAGATGGGATATCACCATCGAGGCCCCCTACACGAACAATCAAGTCCTGAATTCGTTCCTGAATTCTCATGCTCGAAATGAAGTACCCACGCATGATAGCTATCGATGGGTAGGCATGGTGTTCCCTGCAATACTCAAGGACATAGTCACTGATCTGTCTATCTACCTCAGGGATGCGAGAAGTAGGGGTACTTGAATACATCCTCCTCATGTACTCCCACAACTCTCCACTAGTCAGGGTACGACTATACAAGTTACTATGTACAATGCGATCTAAGAGTAGAACACAACCAGGTTCTATTCTCGTCTCAAATGTATTACGCACTGTTTCATAGTCAGGGTAGTTACCTGTAGTCCTGTACTGTCGAGTTAGATGGGTGATGATCAGGTTAGCGTTCTCAGTCTGGCTGATATACTCGGCGGGAGGATCTGCAAACACTCGAGTCAGGATGTTGAATATCTGTTGCCCACTAGGGTTCCATTGGTCTCGAGACTCTTGAGTCGGAGGAGTCCGAATACCTTCCCGATGGTCCCAATAGGATTCAACTTCATTATCTTCTGGCATTGGTATCCTCAGAATTGGCCATGAGAACAGTCATCTCTCGGTAGTAACCTAAACGTGGATCTTCAGGTCCAATACTAAGATCCTGAGCTCTAATATCAATTCCATCTATCAGTCTGGTGAAGTTATAGGTTATTCCAGCTGACCCTAGTAACTGGCGGAGTCTTTCCGTTGCGTAAACGATCTCTCTAAAGAGACTCCTGTTTGATCTGTCCGTGCCACTCAAGTGAGAAGAGTAGGGTGGGTCCGTGATGATATTACCCTCGGCAATAGTGGTGAAGGAGGCACTAGACTCCTCTATCTCAAGGGGAGAGTTGTCACCATAATCAACGGTGTAACGAGTCACATAAGGAATTGATTCCTCATCGACAGGGTTTTCTAAGTTGACACTCTCGACAGCTACATTGGTGAATGTACTCGGATCCCGTGGAGGCCTCAGCCCATCCCAGAATGACTCGATATCGTCGGTGTCAGCTACTTTACCCAAGCCTTACACTTGGCCGGCTTAGGGTTGGCCTGTCGCATAGTACACCGAAGAGTTGACTTTACAAGCTATTTTGGTGTAACTGGAGCCTATGCCAACTGAGGAAAAGGATCTTGAGTTGATTCTCTTGGGGATCAGGGTGTCTCGAAGACCCAACGAACCATCACGACCAGGGATCTATTGGTACACGACCCGTGGAGGATACAACATGTCTATCTTCAGGGATCTGGCTGACATTGACAATCCGAAACCCTATGAGTGGTATTGCGGAACTTACGGGTGTTCCTTCACAGCTAGTGGAAAAGAAACCTCCTTAGAAAAATCCGTTGAAGAAGCCCATGTACATCTAGCTCAATACATTATAGAAAGGTCTCATGTAGAACAAGCTGCCATGAATTTTCTCCCGAATAGTATCTCACGACCAACTAGATTTGAAAGAAATCCGGTTCTGTAATGCCTCACTCAATTGACACACTACTTGTTCACATGAAGGATACCCTAAAGGAATTTGGGGTATCCGAAGATATCTCTGTGGACATTGGCGGCAACCTCATAAATCAGGCTCTCGATGCTATTTACTACGCCAACCCTCGAACCCTGGGGCAGAACTATGCTTGCTCATTAGACTTCCGTCAGGCGGCTCTCGAGCAAGGTTTCCTGTACGAGCAATGGCTACGATCTCAATTGGGAATGTCATCAGTGAGGTCTTTTCCAGAGGATGACGCCATTATTTCTGGTTTAGTCAACCACCTTGGGGATCTCATTATAGCTATCAGTAGTATGAGGGATGAGTTCAAATCGAACGGGATAGATAGCAAAAAGTGGTTTGCTGGGGTCGATGCTTCTGTGGCGAAAGCCAGTAACTTCCTTCAACAATGTGTGGAAGGAGATACTCCATCAGAAAACTTACCCCCGACTCGATTCGAGAGGGATCCGGTACTGTGATATGCCATACCTCGAAGTTCAGATTAGGCTAATTCCAGATTCTGAATCAGGCGGCCTCGAGGATCAAAGTCAATTGGTACATGTAACGGGGTTTCCTTGTAGTGAGTTTGGTCCTGGACCTTGGAACAATGCTAATTGCTCCTCTCTCATGCAGGACCTTCAAGTCTTCCTCCAGAATCGCATTGGAGAGTTTAGATCACCAGCTTACAACCCTTTTACCAGAGTAGTTCTTGCTAGGCCTCGCTCTGAGGGTAATATTGCAGATTACCCTCAGACTATGGAAGAGATTCTCGAGACAATGGTCCTAAATGGGATAACTGTCGATCAGGAAGTTGTGAAGAGACTTCGTGCCGAATCCTTAGGTGTACACAAGGAACCTGATGCACCCCTACCACCGACTCGGTTCGAGCGTGAGGATGTAATCTAGAGGTATTGGATCATCTTCGTGAGGATATCGAAGATCATCGGTGACTCGTATGAAACTAGAATCACATCATTGAGAGTTCTGTCAGTTTTCAGGAATGCTTTGCATTCTCGTACAGCTATCTCACAAGCCTTATCCGTTGGGTAACCATAGGCCCCGGCGCTGATGCTTGGAAAGGCAACCGAGGTTCCGAATTGAGCTGCGAGCTTCAAGCTCTCTCGGTAGCAAGAAGTGAGAAGCTCAGCCTCTTTGTTGAACCCACCTTTCCAGATGGGTCCAACCGTGTGAATAACATACCTGCAAGGCAGGCTAAAGGCCGGTGTGATGCGAGCTTCCCCAGTTGGGCACCTGACTCCAGGACTTACCTCAACGACCCTCTTACAGGCTTCCAGAAGCCCTGGCCCTGCTACAGCATGGATTGCGTGGTCTACCCCGCCGCCTCCAAGCATAACTTCGTTGGCAGCATTGACAATTACATCAACGTTGAGTGTAGTGATATCGGATTCAAGAGCTCTCAGTCTGCTAGACATGTTTGCCTTTTAGGCATGTTACCTAGCAAGAGTCAAGTTTATCAACTTCCTGACCATCTTGGAAAGTGGACTGGAACTTTTGGGATTGAACCCTCAGGTTTACTCGGGGTTACCTCAATCCGGGTTTCAGATATTGGAGGAGCTTCAATAACCGCTTCTGAAGCCGGGTTTGGTGTTGGGTCCTCTGGTTCTGGAGTCGACTCTTCTTGGCACTCAACTCTAATAGAGTAGGTGTCATCGGAGCTCAGGTCAAACAACTGGCTCTCCTTTAGTAGTCTCCTGAGGATTGGCTTTGGGTTAAACCCACCGGGAATTCTTTTTAGAGCCTTGAGTTGAGAGTACAAGTCTTCGAACGGCAAAGGACTCCCCATCAGGATCTTCTCAGCTGCCATGATGATTCGAGAGTGGATGGTAGCTCCCTCACTCTCCTCTTTCTTACGCCTAGCAGCCTTCAGTCCTGGAGTTGCAGTTGGGTCCATTTTCTTAAAGACCTTGGACTCCTTTCTCGAGCCCTTGGGGCAGTCAGCTAAGAACTTCAGAACGTCAGCTTCGCGACTCAGTGGGTAGGTCAGCATTATGTTCTTGACGTCTTCAACTTCGAGAACTTCACATGAGCACCCTGGTACATCAACTTGAAGCTTCTTCAACCTGGCATACTGCCGAGTATTGATCTTGATCGTCTTAGTTTCTACAGGAACCGCAACGGGGTCTACCATGTAACGCTCAACTCGCGCTTGAGACACTAAGTACTCTTGGATTACTCTTAGTGTCAATAGAGTACGGCTAAGACCTCTTTTGGCTGCTAGGATGTTGAATTGCATATACTCTCGCTCACTGAGATAGGCTCGGACGGTTTTTTTTGGCATCGTCCAAGTCAGTACACCAGCATAGCGACTCTACCCAAATAAAGCTCTCTTACCCTGTTTTCCACGGAGTATCCTGTTGGTTATCGTACTTGACGGAATGCCAAACTTCCTCCCCCACCTTGCTGCCGTCATCCGAACCCCTTTGAAGGTAATCAAACAGGACTTGCGCCGGTTATTTGCGCTCTCTTCCATTGTCACCCAGAGGGTATTTTTCTTAGTATACCCCTTGGTGACATTCTTGCGTCCCAGTCGCTTATCGGTGGGCCTTTTTCCCATGTCTTTGATGAAGTTCTCGAATTGGTACCACCTCTCACAGACAGTGATCCCAACCCCACCATACCGAGGCCAGTTGGCATCGTTTTGATTCCGACACCTGGATAACATCGAAGACCATATTCTATACTCTGGGGACCGATTACGCCTGGAGTATCCATGACGTACAGGTCTACTGGCGCTCTTCTCCCTTGAGATACAACCACAGGATTTACTGCGGTTTGAGTTGATGGAGACTTCCTGAACGTATCGGACAGTCCCACACTTGCAACGGCATTGAACGAACTTACGTTTTCTACCGCTCAGTACCTTGACAAGAGTGGGTCCGATGACCACCCAACGGGACTTAGGCATCTTCTTCTAGATGAGTAGCGTTATGAACTAGAATGTTGAGCTCGTTGATGGATTCTTTCATAGCTACCTCTGCCTTGTGTCGGGCATGGTGCCGCATCTTGGATTCCCCAGTGAAGGATAGCTTCAGATCAACCAAGAAGATCTCGCAGGTCCAGGAGTTACCCTTCTGTTGCTCGAGTAACCGCATCTTCTCCCCATCAAAATTAGCTTTGTCCGAAACCGTCTGAGTGATCGGATTACCTAACCAAGTCAAGAAGACTGGGTTGATCTTCAACGGTTTCTGCTCAACTGGCTTCTTTACCGGCTTCTTCTTGACAGTTCCAAGTGGAAGTGTTTGCGTTTGACTTTCAATTTTTGACTTGGAAGACTTCTTAGTAGAAACCTTCGCCGGGTTCCAAGTGGTTGCCAAGTAAGGGCTCTCTGCTGTCAAGCAAACACTCATTCGAGTTGGGCGCTCAAATAAGATTCGATCCTGAGACATGACAAACTTGATATAGTGGATCGGGTTATTAGCGGCTGGCATCAACTTAGCAGCCTTCAACCTTGAGTGAACCTCTTCCAATGATAGGGTTTCATTCCCGATCACCCGTTGAATGTTCTTCAAGAAGTTCACAGGACTGGCGGGGTTGGATCCGTTGTCCTCTTCACTCAAGTCAAGACTAGATTTCGGAAGCTCCGGCTCTATGTCTATGACTTCTTGCTCTTCCACTTCAAGAGTTACCTCCTCTTGAGGGGCTTCCACCAGAACGAGATTCGGTGCCTGTGTCTGAGTATCCCCACCCGTACCTTGGTTATCCATTGCGTTGATCATCTGTTGAATCTCTTTCTGTCGTCTACGTCTGGCTTCCATATCTGCAACTCGAAGCCGTTCAGCTTCCAAACCAGCAGCTTCAGGGTCTTCAAATAGAACGTCTCTGCTGGCCACGAAACAATAGCGCTCTTTGACCAGCTCTACAACTACTGGATTTGCTGGAACAACTTTCATCTCTGCCCCATCAGTACCCTCCCGTAGGATGTTAACCCTGTCGACTGTCCCTGGCCCCGCGAGATAACAAGATTGCATGATGCAGTACTACGCATAGGAGCAGCAAAACTCAACTATTTTGTCGAAATAGTTTGCAGCCCTCATTTACCTACAAGGGTTCGATTATACCCATGTTTACTCACAGTTGAACAACAGGCCAACCTCCGTTATTTCAATCTGATGGCAAAAATTGAAATAAGGATCCACCCTCAGAAGAGTTATTACAGAGCCCTGAAATAAAGATTATCGACCTGGTGGCCTTAGTCTTTTTGGACCCAGGGTACCAAGAAACCCCTTGAGGCTAGCCCGCTCTTCCTCGGTAACCCTAAGTTGACCCGAACTGACCAGATTCTCTGCCCCTGGATCTAACCCAAGTCGCTTGTGGACCCCTTCGACCCAGTCACGCTGACGTGGAGTCAGCTTCTGAAACTTCCTAGCCTTGAGGTCGCTTAGCATTCGGGAAAAGGCCTCCCCCTCCTCTTCGCTGAGCTTCTCACTCTCAACTAGGTCTTCCAAAAGTTTAGAATCAGGAGTATTTACTTTGAACTCTAGCATCTGCTCAAGCTAGTATACCCCGTGACTCGGTGTATTGGAAGCCATGTCATCTGATATCATCTGGATGCCAGTCACTAGGCTCCAATCAAGAGATCTCATGGCGTTGAAGCCTAAGCATCTATTCGATTGGGACAGAAGAGTCTGGGTAGAACATCAAGATGATGTCTACGACGGTAGAAGATGGCACACCATGTTTCTATGTCGTGAAGTCGAGGGTAAGAGTCAATTCTGGCTTGAAGTGGTTCCCACTACGGCTAGGTTACTGACTGACTTTGGACTTCGTAACGAGCACATTCTCAGAGCTATTGAACCAATGCCAGCTTGGCCGTCCAAGGTGGTGATGTTCTATATGGAGACCCAGATCGCTGCTGCTCTAGTTGAGCATCAACCAGAGAAGAGTGTAAATCCCGCGTGGTGGTTCAAGGAGCCCCATCCGACAAGGTTCGAAAGAGAAGATGTGATCTAAGCAGCAGTTGGTGGTAAGAATTCTGCCTTCCAGGCTAGGGACAACTTCTCACAGATCTCTACGTCTTCCGGTCCTGGTTTCAGATAAAACTCAGGGCTTCCACTAAGTTTTTCGAATTCAAATTGAGAACCCAACCTGCCGAGAATGAAGTCACCTTTCCAGAATAAACCGGACTTTGAGACAAAGTACGCTCTATTACAGAGAGCTACCCCAGCATCAACCCCAAACTTTTCGAACCATAGCCGACTCAACCTACGACAGTGTTCAAAGTCACTACTTAGTTCCTGCACACCATGAAGCTTATCAAACTCAAAGGGGGATGATTCATCAATGATAGCTATTTCCAGACCCCCTCGGAAGATCACTCCCCCTCTGTAAACACTATACTTGTCAACGAATATTCGATCTGGGTCTGATACCTCAAGAGAGGGAACCGAAGAAGCGGTAGCTGTATCCTCCTTTGGTGGGGGCGGAGGGGGCTTATTGAAAGCCTCTCTAAGTTTGATTCCTTCGCGCAACCCCTTCTTATGGCCAATCAAGTAGCCAAGAGTAAAAGTAACTAACAGAAGTAGCCCAATGGTGACTGATGTTGGAAGCATAATCACTCCGGTAGTTCGAGCATCCAACTCTCCCAACCTGGGAGTGATAGGAACAAGTGGAGACCCAAAAGCTCTTCAGCTGCTGGTACCTCCCAATCATGTACACAAATGGACCGATCAAGATCCAGGTCAAACAAGGCTCCCTTATTCACCTTCATCCGTGAGGTAAGTAGGTATCGATGGCCGGTATCCTGACCAATGGTAATGAATTGATTTGTCCGTCGGAAGTCCTCCATCTGTCCTGGGTCCAAGAATGCCTCTAGAACCCTTGTAGCTCGAATCTCAGCCTTGGCAAATTCAGGAACGGGACAACCTCTATCCGGTACGGCAACTGTCGTAGCTGCCACGGTAAGCGCCGGCAACTTGATAGCCTCCCAGTACTCCTCAATGGACTCTGTCACAGAGGGTCTTCGATAGGCTACCGCTACAGAAGGAGTTGGATCGATCCTATACTCCTGAAGATTACCATTGGATAGCTTCACTACCGAGATCTGACTTCGACTGGGCTTCAGTCTGGAAGTTATGTGCTTGGCTACCTTGGTGATAGAGGCCTGGAGTCGAACTGTCATTCCCTGGTCCGTCCTACATATGGACTCCGAAATGGGAGGGAAGCTATCAGCTGTCGCCCAAGGCTTGAATAGTATCCCGCCTCTCAGAGCCTTCTTCCTGAAGGATTCCATTACCCTCAGTTCCACATTGGACAGGCTGTACATTCGAAGGGATGTCTCTGTTGGACTTAGAGCCTCCAGTTGAAGATCCCCGTGAAAGCTCGGAATGTACCAGGTTACCATTTTCAGTTCTCTCTCCTATGTTCTTGAATAACTTAGCTACTCTGGCATCGAGTAGATCTTTATTACTAGATGCCCCTATAACTTCACGAACAGATAGCAAGTCTCGAAGTTCTTGAGCTTCAGCTGCAGCCCATTGAGACCGCTGATTCTCTATGTTAACTTGGGAAAGGGCATCCATCTGAATACCCATGTTCCTTTTTTGGTACCTAGGATCCGGGTACATTACTGGTTGACCCATGAATTGGACATCTCCAACAACGTTTGGGGTATACTCACCCTCAGCACCCTCATAATCCTCCATATAGGCAACTTTCCTACTCTTTGGGACTCGTGGGTTCGCTTCAGATCTCATTAGCGATTGAGCTACATCACACAAGCTAGCCACTGAAGCGAATCGAGTTCTTTGACCTGACTCAAGCTTTTCAATGATTAGTAATCGAAGGGCTTCGAGTGCGGTCTTCAGGTGACCACTCTCGTCAACATCCAGGGTATCAATCTCCCTAACGTCTTTCTTGAACACTGGCTACCAGTTACACCGAACCATTGAAAAACGCAAGACATTGAACTTCGGTGTAACCGATACCTCAATGGAAGACGACTTAGAAGAGTACTGGGCGGCTATCAGGCCTGCACCAAAGCCGTCCATCAGCAGTCTTCGGGATGAGCTTCTCAAGATTTCCAAACTTCGTGAAGAGGAATGGGACTTGATGACTCATAGGAACTATCCATCTGGAATACTTGGTCCTCCTACATCCGAGGTGTTACATCCAACATTCTACGGGGATGATAGTGGGTCCATACGCATCGATTCTTCTTCATTAAGGCCTCTTCAAGTTGAACCTACTGGAGTTCAGATCGGCCCTGCACCAGAAAACATCGGCAATGGTCTATCTGGTGGTGGACCCTTACTTGTCTCGAGTGGGGGTATGGGTTCTTGGGATTCCATCCACCACCTTGACATATCAGGTAACAATGATTTCAATCAACTTCAGAGTATCGTGTATGAAAATAATGTGAGGCTGACCTATACCCTCAGTGAACTACTGGGTCGAATAGCGAGACTCGAGAGCGATAATCAAGAACTAAGAGCGAGGATGGACCTCCTTGAGTTCAACACAAGGAATCGATAGTCTGCTTATAGTCCCCCTCTTATCTTCTATTGAGGTATAGTTAGTAGCCACCCATGTTCCATATTGATAAGACGATATCTGACTACATCACCTATGTGAAGTCGATCCCTGTACTCTCAAGAGAAGAGGAGATTCGTCTGTACAAGGCTTGGAGGGACAAAGGAGACTATGCAGCTCGAGCAAAGATCATTAACGCTTCTCTACGATATGTGACCGCGGTTGCCCTTCAGTTTAAGCGATACCCAATTCCAATAGAGGAGCTGATCAGCGAGGGTAACCTTGGCCTCCTTATGGCTATTGACAGTCGTTACGATCCAGATAGTGGTAACCGATTCGTCACATTTGCCGTGTATTGGATTCGAGCCTACCTATTCAAACATGTGGTCAAGTACCAAAACGAGACCAACTCTTTAGTGAAGTTTCGATCAAAGGACTTCTTCAAGTTTCATAAGGAGAAGGTCCGAGCTCAGAACACTTACACGACTCCAAGTGAGGTTGAACAGGCATTAGTAAAGAGCATGAATCTCCCTCTGAAGAAGGTTCAACAATTCATGCAGGCTACCGATAAGAGGGACTTGTCCTTGTCGATGGACTCCCATAGGAGCAAAGATGGTAGCCACTTGGAGATTGGAGACAGTCTGTCCTCTGACCTGCAGAGACAGGATGATTATGTGGTGGACCATGAGCTTCAAGCTCTCTACCAAGAATCCGTGAAAGAAGCTATGTCCTCCCTAACCCCACGCGAGATTAGAATCGTGACGGATCGTCTCATGAAGGATCCGGAAGAGGTTGTGAGCCTCAAGGAACTAGGTACTCAACTCGGGGTCTCCCGCGAGAGGGTACGCCAATTGCAGACTAAGGTCGTAAAAAAGCTCAAGGTACGACTTGAACCGATACGGAACTTAGTGTAACCTGTCCCGGTGCCCGCTCGAGACATCTCAGCCATTGCCGAAGATATGGTCGATACCCTCCTGGAAGAGGGTTTTGATCCTGAGGATGTCTATGACGTCACACAGAGGTCTCTGGCTGTATACTTGACCCTAATACAGGAACGAGTACTAGGTGAACTTGCTACCGAAGACGCCGTTGAAGCTGCGGCAGATGATGCAGCTTACATAGTAGTCAATAATGTTCAATATCAAAGAGATGGGTCACCCAGGACGGGTGACCCTATTGTCAACGAGAGTGCATCAGTGGAAGAACCGAAAGTAATAGCTCCAACCCGCTTTGAACGAAACCCGGTGATCTAGATCACTTCCTCGCGCTCAAATCTCGTTGGAGGTTCCACCGGAATCTTTGGTGGCTTGGTGTTGTTCATCTCACCCAACCATCTTGCTACGGCCTCTCGAGTACCCCCAGGTGATACAAAGTGTGATGCATGCAAAAGTGAGAGTACAGCAACTTCAGTACCATCAGCTGATAAGAGATGCACGCAAACGTCTGGCCCCCTGTCCGTAATGACCCTTGAGATGGTTAGTTTTGCCTCTCGGCGACTTTCGAATTCACCGGTGAATGGATCAATGGACATCCATTAGGCTTACACCGGAGATAACGGGCCCTGTCATGGGTTGGCCTTGAGTATGTCGTTCAGGTCGGCTTCTGCCCAGTAGCCACCAGTGCCAGGCCATACAACCTTAGGTGAAGTTGGACGGATGTATTCTTTCCGGAAAGCGCTCCCTTTAACATAGAAGGTGTTCCCACTATTCACGTGAGCTACTGTGATCTTGTAAGTCCTCCCAGCAGGCTTTGCTGGCTTCCCTACAACCTTGACCATCGTACCCTTGGGGATGATCACTTCCTGACCTCTCTTAATGGGTAAGTCATCTTCCCGATAGCAGCCGAGGAACTTCGGAGGTTGCGTGCCAGCGGCTAGTTCATCCCTGTCACATAGGCCTACAATGTAACCCTCTTCGTATTCAGAACAAGTCTGCTCAGGGTCTTGATCTTTCCCGTAAAGGGCGTCTAGGTAACCTTGATGAAGTGGGCTTGTGTACATGCCTAGTATTACGTACCAGGGCCAGGATCCTCACTAAGATTTTGAGACTTCCCGGTTAGGAGCTCTCCAAAGTGATATCCTAGTTTGTAGGTGGGTGACGCATCGGCCGGACAGGGGAGTCCCATAACACTCCGATCACGACCTAGGTGGTAGATTGAAATGGCCCAGTGGGCATCATCTAGGGTACACAGGTTTGGACATCCTGGGGAATGCTTATCGGGGTCCTGAAGGCAATAAGGACACTTCATGGGGACCAAGCCCTGATGTACCGAGGGCGATGTTCAGCACCCATCTTGACCTTGCAGTAACTCTCGACAACGGTGACGAAGTCATTCCAGTCGGTCAACGTAGGGGTTGAGTTTGCGTGTTTGACCACTTCGGGAGTTGTTGAATCCATGAGGAATTCCCTGAAGTGTTGGCCAAACCTAGCAACACACTTGCCTTGTTCGTTGACCCAAACGGTGAGGCCATTCGATTCGACATAGACGGCCCCATCGTGGAAACAAGTGGTGGTCATCCTTTGAGCTACCTTATCCGTGTTCATCTTCCGGGGATCCCCTTTGACTCTGAGCTTCCAGCTCTTCCAGGTTTAACCGACGAGAACACGTGAGTCTCTCCTCTTCGGTGCAACTCGTCTTCCTGCAGTCGAACTCGCAGTACCGTATATCTTTAGGTACCTCTTGGATTGTGAACCACCTTTTGAGCCATTGGAACATGTGGGGCTCCCATCTCGGGTGAGGTAACGTTTGATGTCCTCTACCCTACCAGGGTGGTTTTGATAGATTCCTTCTTCGTAAGCTAAAGGATACCGAAGAAACACCTTGTGGCGAGACTCTAAGACCCCAATCAACCAAGGTGGAACTGGTTTCCAAGTGGGCTCTGGACCGAGCTCGAGGAGGTCAATTTGAATCTCTTTACTAACTCGGTTACGAGACTTCTCAGACAACCCAGATGGATTGAGGAGCCGATCAACTGCACCCCTATGAGCTAGGTCGTGGGATTCTTTCGTGAGCCTCATCTCCCAAAGATGGGTTTCTGGAGGCTCTACTGTAACTCCGCATCCTCTCCATATTAGTGGATGAGTTAGTCGAATCTCATAGTCCAGACCTAAGTATCTATCAGTCGGATGTGGAACCTTGTAGAAGTATCGATAGTACATCATCCCGATGGTGAAGTCTACAACCCACCGCTCACCCCCATCGTCTAGAATGAATGCCCCAGATCTCCTCCGGATGTCAAGCTTGTTCTGTCCGATAACAAGTCCAACTAAGGCCAAACCAGCAATGATACAGTAGATGATCATGCGTCAGCCCTCTACGGATTATCCTTGTCTGGATTGTTCCTAGTTCTATTTTCCATGAAGTCCCCTTGACACCTTCTGGGATTTTGCTACTAAACGGAGATGAAGTCTAATCATTTTATCCCCGTTGCTACAGCCAAATCGCTTGGCCGTATACCGAGCGGCGATACTTGAAGGGCACCCGCTTGCAGATATCAGGTGGCATTCGCACCCTGACGTCCAAGCTATCGGGGTCGGGATTTCGCATTTAGGGTTTCCGTCAAAGATAACCCCACTGAAAGCCAGACCTGGTCGTCCGTCGTCCGGTATCCACCGCTTCCCAGTCCACCGCTCAACTCGTTGAGCCTCAGCTGGGGGTCGTCCGATCCAGTGATCTCTATTGATTTTCAATGCGTGCATGGTTCCTCAAGTACTACGAATCACCTGCGTGAAGCTCACTAAAGTTTCTGGACACCTAATCGGAATCAATTCTATTGAAGTTACTTGTAAGAAGTGTATCACTTAGAAGGTGTTTGTCATGGCCCGAGGAAGACCCGCTTATAGAAAGCGAGGGGGTTCAATCCCCTTTAGAGCTCGAGTTGTCAATTTGGATCCCGCTGGATGTGGTGAGGTTCTCGTTGGAAACGTTGTGATCCACCAAGATGAACGGGGAGAGCATATTGCAATCCTCCTCGACCTGGACGATCAGTACGCAATGGCCCTATTCTTCAGTTCAGTTCCCTATGGGATGGGTTCCCGCTCGGCCACTAAAGAAGAAATGGCTCTAGCTGGATTTGTCTACACCAAGCAGACCTTCTTGTGTCTGGTTCATCGTCAGGCCAATGAGTTCTACCCACATCAAGGGCTGGAGTTTCCAGCCCATCGAGTTCAGGAGTTACGTAAGGAGTTCGGGATTGACTGGGAAGCTGTCAGTGGGACTCAGCCTGCTCTTCAGCCATAACACGTGCTAGGTAGGCCGCCGCGTTCTCCGTTGGTTCAGCTTCGTGACTCTCGGAGATTACCTCTTTAGCCATAATGAGGGCATCACTTTGGGTAAAGTATGGGATATCATCCCATAATGAGGTTCCGTCAATTTCATCAACGGTCTGAATGTAGATCCTACCCTCGTCATCGTGGACAAGTCGTACTTCGACGTCAATGGCCGTGGGGTGTCCTTGGTCTACCTGCTCTTGATTGCAAACGTAAACGTAGGACCCAACTGTTGACCACTCACTCTCGATGATGACGGGTTCGGAATCCTCTTCTTGGCACTCCTCCAAACAGGATTCTGGAACGAACAGACCTTTTTGAGGTCCATAGTCTGATTCAATCGGGTCATCCAATCCGATAATGTACCACCAGACGGGTACGTTGAACTGGATACCGAGCACAGTTCCTGGGAACACTTGCTCATCACCAATTACGTTTACAGGTTCATCAACTTCAAACTTCGGGTCAGACATGATTATCCAGACTTGGTAGTAGGTGGGGTTAGGTTGAGACTTTCGGCAAAGTCGGCCGCGGCCAGCTCCTCAACAGAGGAGAAGGTTCCTGTTGCGATCGAATGGTAAGCAATGAAACCCATCCGGAGTGAGTTAGACTTGGAGGGGATTCGGTCGAAAACACTTGGGGATACAATGCGAGCTATACTAAACCCACAACGAAATTCACATTCGTTTAGAGGCTCTGGTTTGATTGTATCCTCGTATTGCATTGGGTGTTCCTAGTAACTGCACTCACTATTACGGATGAGAGAGATGAAGCTCAACTATTTTTCGATCTTCTGTCTCTTTTGTGCCTCCAAGGACTGATATCGACGAAGGGCCATAGTGGAATAGCCCCCTCTTCTAGACCAACCCTTTCGGCGAAGAGACAAGCGTTTTCGGAGTAGATCTCCCTTACAACCCGAAAAAACTTAGTATTGTCACTGCGTTGGAAGAATATCTTGAATGTTCTTATCCTAAGATTCAGCATTTGACGATCCTAGAGAATACGAATCCGTCAGTGGACTCGGTCAACAGCAACTTGTGACCCACAACCAACTCAGGGTACTTCCTAGCGTCCTCTTCAGTGATAGTGAAGCTGAGTACTCCTTCTTCATGATTGTCCGCAAAGCCTTCCATTGCTCTAGCCCAGAACTCCGGAACATAACCCGGTTCTCCTTCAAATTTCCCTGGCCTACTGCTCATTTAGAACTCCTAATCAGTATTACGTGCAAGAGATCCTTTTCTCAATACTTTTCTCAGTTTACCGGTGTCATGAAACATCATGGCCGACGAAAATCCTTCTGAGCCCCCAACATCCAAAGCTTTCAAGATCTTGTCCCAGGTTCTGTCGGCTAGGGGTTTCATTTTAGGTACCGCTGCCATTCTAACTGCAGCAGCGAGTTGGTTCAAGCCACCGGATACGACGGCCACTAAAGCTACATACGAGGTCTTATCCTCTAGGCTCAACGAACTTTCGAAGGATACTGAGACTAACCACAACGACCTACAAGCATTCATCAGAGCCTATATTGGGGTCACAAAAGGTGAAGTAACCCAAAGCATAGCAAGCATAGCAAGCACGGCGAGCCCCCCAGAGACTCCGCTTCCTTTAGCCGGCCCGCAGTTGGTACCCTTGATACGAAAAAAGAAGGGTACCGAAACTGGGTACTTCTCGAGGACTCCAGAGATTTCCTCTGTCCAACGGGAAGATGCTGTTGTAAGGAAGCCAGCAGCCCAGAGTGATGGGGTACAGGCTCAGGTAGGGGTAATAGTACACTCCGATTCAGCCCCCTCCCTATCCCCTCGAGAGGCTCCCGCTGCACTACCCCCGTTTGATCAAGTTGTTCAACAAGCATCAGGCAAGAGATAGGATGGGAATCCATGGCAAACATAGACAATGATGAAGAGGTACCCATAAAAGTTGGGGACAGAGTTAACCTCAATACTGATGAGGGTCCTGATATGGTGGTCTCCAAAATAGTGGCTGAGAATGGAGTAGAGCAAGCTACTTGTCTTTGGTTTGAGGACCAAAGACAAGTTGGCGGTACGGAAGGTTCAATCTGGGTTCTCAAGGAGGCGAAGTTACCTCTCGAAGTCCTAGTTCAGATTGAGTAGTATTACGCTCGGGGTTTCGAATCCTCACCAAAGTTTACACTAAAAGGGTGCTATCCGGGTAGTCAGTATGTCAAATCGTGAGAAGCTTGGCAAGATTTGGTACAAGCGCGGACGGTTACTAAAAGAGAAAGACCTCAAAGATGGGCTCATCGTTTGGGCCCATCTTCACCTCTACAACCCAGACGACCCTGGATTCAACTGCCCCATCTCGCTGATAAGGTGCCAGAGGGCTGAAGGAGGGTTCTGGATGCTTGGCAACCTAGATTACGACTACGAGCCCGTGGGGAGCCCAGAAGAGGACTGCCATATCGGGTTCCCCGAAGGGGAACTGACCCTCTTCGAAGCCGTCAGGTAAGCTCTTTAGCCATACTCCCAATGGGTAGGCTCTGTTGTTCAGGGACATAAGTTCCGAGGAGACTGCAGAACTTCTCTGAGATATGAAGGTTTTTCTTCAGGGCAGCCAACTCCCTCTCAGTATCATCCACCCATGCGATCCGTTTTGCAGTCTCTTTTTTCAGGGCTGAGGTTACCTGATTGAATAAGTCTGCAACTACGGTTGAGTACACTTGACCAGTTGAGGTTAGAATCACGGCCTCATCCTGAGTGTGATTCCAGTAGGTCAAGGTGAGCTTCCAACTAGGTAGGTTCCGAGTACGGGAGGTAACTAGCTGCGGATACCTCCCTTTTCGTTCATCACAACCTGAGAAGGCGTCAACCTGCCGACACAGAATCTCCAAAATACGATAGATTGCCTCTACTGAGGACTCTGCTCCAGGCAGGCTATCCCTGAACAAACCCCAATACTCTTCTATGCTTTGCTCCTCTTTCGTATCTTGCATACAAGCTAGTACACCGAAAGCCTATTGAACTGTGGTTGATTTGGTGCTTATTATCAAGAGTTCCGATGAAAACCCCTGAGAGTCCAGAATTGATGCCAGCACATGAACGATATGTGGCCGCCAAAAAGGGGTACAAGGCTGCCAGGAAGGCTCTTAAGTCAGCCAGAAAGGAATTAAAAACCTCTAGAATCGATGAGTTACGAGCTAAGAGGAAGAAGCTAAGTCAGAATCTTAGAGGAAATACTGAGAATGGGGACCCTCACACGTAATATTCAATGTTATGGAAAACTCAAGTCTCAGACAAACAAATCCTAATGCAGAGAAGTTACCTTTGAGTCATCAATCTGATGATTCGGGTATCGCACAAGTCGACAGTGACTTAAGAAGGACAATACCAGCGACAGTTTCTGTTTTTCTGGCAAAGATTGAGGCTATCAGGTCAGGTCGTGGGTTGGAGGGTTTGGTAGAGACCCCACTGGATGCCTTGAGGTTTTGTAATCAGGACCTGATCATCTCACATGAGGATAAGCCAGAACTTGTCGAACAACTTGCGGCTATCATCAATGAAGACCCTAGTAAGGTAACCATTCACATTGCCTTGTGCAACGGGTACTTCTACCAATCCATTTTCGTTGATAGCCATCTCCGACGTGGCAGGGCAGTTTCTAATGCCTTGCGATTCATCCCTTGGTCGGAGTTCCTGGAAGTAATTACAGAGGGTCAGGTACCTTCCAACTTGAAGCTTGAGGCTATCTGAAGATCATGGACATCGAACTCATACTCACGGTATGGGATAACCGAAAAACCCTCAGGACAGCGGCTAAGATTCTCAGGGTCAGATCGGACAGAGTTTCAGTTCACATTGCCTCAAGAGGTTCTCAGACATTCAGAGCTATCTTTATTGATGGAGTTCAACAAGAGTCCGAAACAACTAAGCGAGCCCTGGACTACATTCGGCGAGCCCCTCTCGAGCTACCACAGCGTTATCGAGCTCCTGTTGAAACCCAATAAGTTTCACTGTAGAACAACGAGCTACTCAGTGTAATAAGTTAGGAACCTCTGTGGCCTACAAATCGGAAGCCGTCTTAGTAGTAATCCGAGCTATCATGAGGGGACTCACTGTTCAAAATGAGACCTTCTCCGTGGACAGCGAAAAAGTAGTACATTGGACCGACATCGGGGGTGAAGTCCTAATTCAGGGGTATGACTCATTCGACCTGGCAAGTTTCTTCGTGGATATGCTAGGGTCAACCCGTCCTGAGCTATCATTAGCGGCTGCAAACGAGGCTCTTGATGGGACAGCACCAGACTTTGATCGACCAGAGGTTATCCACCATTCTGACCCTCACGAGATATTTGAAGAACCCTCAACACCAATAGGCCCACCTGTCAGAGTTTCCGATAGTACTCCACCAACCTTGCGTAACCACTCCACCCAATGACCCTAAAAACCTATCTCTCAATTGACATAGATTTCTGGAATGACTTGGACGCAGCTGAGAAGACATTGTCCAAACTTCTCCTTCGACGTGGGGACATACCAATTCGAGCTGTGATGAATCACCAGCAGCTACTCCCCAGTATCAACAAGTCTGGGGCCAATCTTCTCGTAAACGTTGATGAGCATTCAGATCTGACCGATACGGATATCAACATCTTTGAGTGTGGGACCTGGGTCTCTTACGTGAAGTGGCGAACTCGAGGGAAGTACCTTTGGATCAGAAACCAAAAAGGAGTCTCCCACGGGAGCTGTAATCACGGGCAGAAGTTCTGGAACTCAGGTTCCGATTGGCTAACTACCAATACTGTCTTCGAGCCTCAAGAGGTAGATCTCAGTCTTTACCTTCGAGACTGTGTCGGAATAGGTCTGTGTTTAAGCCCTTCATTCTGTGCCTTTGGTGCGGAGGATTTGTTCAAGATGCTTGTGAAAGCATTTCACATTCCATACAAGAAGGGACAGGCTGACGAGTACAGTAACCGTCAATATCGACGCCCACCTGAGGTCAAAGCAGCGTGACTATTGCTTTTACACTAGACTTGTTGTAAAGGCTATCTTCATGACTCAACCCTACGGATACATTGCCTTCGCCCTAGATGTCCCGGATGCCAACACAGCGGAGAGGTTGATTACAACCCTCGAGCCCTATGTGGGTGCCTTCAAAGTCGGACTCGAACTTTTCATAAAGACAGGACGAACATTCATGGAGTTGACAACCAACCCCATCATTCTCGATCTCAAGCTCCACGACATCCCAGAAACAGTGGAACGGGCGGTCAAGACTGGTGGTGACCGGGGTGTCAAGTTCATGACGATCCACGCACAACAAAGGGGTTCTCTAGAGAAAGCTGTAAAAGCAGCCGAACCATTTGGGATCACACTCCTGATGGTCACGGTCCTGACTTCGATGTCCGATGAGGACTACAAGGAGTTGGACTTCAACCCAAGTCACAGCATCTTGAATCGTGTTGGAAGCCTCGGTGCATTTGGATACGATTGTGGCATACGAGGATTCGTTTGCTCTCCTCATGAAGTTAAGTCTCTGAGTCAGGTGATGCCAGGAGCTTTCTACTTAGTTCCCGGAGTTCGCCCAGTAGGATCCTCAGTAGGTGACCAAAAGCGTGTAGGGACTCCCTCTCAAGCTGTCCTTGACGGGGCTAAGCTGATCGTTATCGGTCGACCCATTCGAGATGCCCAAGATCCAAAAGCTGCTGCTATAGCAATAGCTGAGGAGATTAGAATCGGGACTGCTCACTAATTACTAGTGCTATCCATAACCTTCACCAAGGTTTGGTAAATCCTGATGAGCATATCATTGCTGATCTCACTCTTCGGTAATTGACGCATTACCTGCATTAAAAGGCGGGGCACCCCTGTCTTCCCTCTTTTGTGAAGGGACACTGCGAAGTGGTTCTCTTCGTTGTTGACTACTGATTTGCAGATCTCCTCAAGCTGGAAGTCTTCTATCATAAGTACTCATCTACACCGAGCACCCACGGTACATAGCCGTTGGTGAACTCGAGGTAGGGAGTAGGAATCCTTATACCAGGGCCACCGGACTTATCATATTGAGTAACGTAATTGGTGAACTTCCAGTAGTAGATATTGAATTGATTTTCTCCCTGTTGAACAATCAACTTGCCGGGCTCATGGCCAACAACGTCCAAGGTCTCCCCAGGCTGAAGAAACACTTCCTCCCTTTCGAGGCCTAAACCGAGTTTTCTACAAGTATCATCTTGATTGATGACATACTCCAATAGCTCTCTGATAATTCGAACTTGCTGTCCAATAGTCTTAGAGAAAGCTAGGTCAATCTCCAAGTCTCTACGCCACTTGGGGCACAACTTCTCAACTTGTGAGTAGACTTCTGCAATAGCCTCAACTCTACTTGGAGCAAGTACTCTAACTGTTGCAAGTTCTTCCTTGAACACAACAGATGGGTAATCACTGGCTGGTGAGATAGTGATCTCAATAAATACTTGAAAAGCATCCTCATCCAAGCGAGTACCAGTTTCAACACCAAGCCTTTCCTCTAACTGATAGCTTAGTAGAACTCTTTTGAACGGGGCAACCAGATCTCGGAGGCTCTTTCTGGCTTCAATAATGTCTTGCATCGGCCTTTTGGTGTATCATCGACCACTATGGAACGTCAAGACAGGGTTACGATTGTTGAAAAGGCCAAGTCAGTGGTAAAGATCCGAAACTTGATCCGAACGGGTTCCGACGAGGAGGGTAACCGACCGTCCCCACAAGCCGGAGAAGTTCTCAAGCAATTGGAGGCCGAACTAGGTCATATGGCCGCTGAGTGGATTGCCGCGAATAATTACGAATAGTCATCATCAATTCAGGTCATTCCGAAGATTGACTTGTTGTACCTGAACTCCGGTAGCTGAGCTACCATCAACATTCGACACTTTAGGGGTGATTGATAAACACCCCATAACCAAGAGATCTTGTCTCTTGACCACTGTTCTTTGGAGAATGCTATCTCCTCCATTTTTATCACTATGAACCACCCTTCCGCAAGCCTGACACCTGAAGAGAACAGATCCATTAGGACGGTTTCCATCACTGATATGCCCGCACTTGGAACACCCCTTAGAGGTGTTCCTCGGATCTACCGCTACTACAATGGAGTCAAAGAAGAATGATTTGTAAGTTATGAACCATTGTAGCTCGGCATAACTCCAAGAACTCGAGTCCCGGTTCGCTTGTCTTTGCTTTTCAGAGGCCCGCTTCCCGGTTCTTCTCCTCAACCTCTCTCTGATTCCTGTCAAGTCTTCTACCCCGATGAGAGTGGATGGCTCTAATACACTCAAAGCAAGCTTATGGTTCACGTCGGATCTAAACCGTCTCTCCCTCATACTCAAACGAACTAATGCTCGTTTGGCGCTGCGGGTGCCTTTCTCCTGTAAACCAGATCTAACCTTGGCGTAGTGTCTACACTTTGCTTTTACTAGTCCTCCTTTCTTGAATACTACCTGACCCTCTGAGTCGACTGACACAAGAAGGTTTCTCTGACCAACATCGATCCCCTTGACTTTCCAAAGTGATGAGAAATCAACATCAGGACTCTGAAGTTCAATTGATACAATCAAATACCATTGCTTAGAAGTCTTGTCATACCAGAGACGAGCGGCTCCACAATGAGACCCTGACTTGATGAGATCTAAATGCTTCTGATACCCTGAGTACTTTAATTTGATTCGACCGTTAAGAGTGGTAACACTTACTATGTGGTCTTTTGACCAAGAGTAGTCATTACGGTAGAAAAGGGTAGCCGTCTTTGACTTGAAGATAGGGGCTCGATTCAATCCCTTGTACTGTTTCCTTGTCCAACCCTTCTTCAGATTATCTTTATGTTGCTTAGCTCGTGTCCACAGTGTCTTGTAAATAGAGCCAACTTGACGGGCAACCCCACAGATCATTGTAGTTGGTAACGTACCCCATTTGGCCCGTATCTCGTGGTAGGTAGTCTTTTGGATCTTGGAGGCACTAGATGTCTTACCAAGATCAAAAGCAGTTTTAGAAGCGAAGTTCAGAGCTCCTTGGTAGGCTGTAACCAAAGCGTTCAAGGCAAGCCTCTGCTCTGAGTTACACTCCAGCTTCAACTTGCAGCTTATGGTTTGAACTCGCACCCACTAGAAAAGTCCAACAAGAAGATTATTGACCAGGGCTTGTTGAATGCTTATCAGGTTTCTCCCAAGTGTGGTTCTGGTTTGATGGGCGTACAACAATCCATTACTTATTTGAGGTTGACTGCAACCTTTAGGTAGTAGGGCTTGGTGTAGGATTATGTTTGACAGCTACACTAATAAGCTTGTAGTATTACCTTTGGTATGTCTGATCTAGTAGTGACTGTCCCTAAAGCCATTTGGGCTTTCTGGGTGGGTGAAGGGGATGCCGCTGAGGAGCCCCCGAGCGGCGAGGAGTGGGCCTTCTTCGTAGGCGGGGCCAAGCCTTCGATCGAACCTGGAGAACGTCTCTATATTGTATCCTGGGGCAAGCTGAGGGGTTACTCCCCAGTGACCCGAGTCATCCGTCGAGAGGGAAGGGGCTGGGGCATTTGCCGTAAGGGCGGGGCCGTTGCCTGCACCATCGAAGAGGCTGTTCCTGGGTTCCGTGGTTACCGGAAGCGGTGGTGGTCCAAGAAGGCTGAGATGCCATTTCCCAAGTGGCGAACTGAAGGTGTGGATAAGAAACAAATTGAGATCTTGTTCAAGGCTGAGAGAGCCACTACTCGAGACTCAAGGTTCTGATCAGTGGGTAGTTGATATCCACTATCACGTAACGATGTAATCCTCGGTCATACTTGAGCCTGACGTAGTACATATCCTTGTAAGGTAGCAGGGCTTCCCAAACCTTGGACATTACCCTTGAGTACCCAGTAACGGTGATAACCGCTGGCCCATACTTAGTTTGGTGAGCTTCAATTCGTTCTCGTGCCAAGGCTTTGACTCAAAAGAAGTTGACTTTCACTCAGGTTAGATTTATTCTCTTGAAGGAGTCTCTGGCCTACGGGTCGGAGATCCTAAATCAGGACTCAAGTTCTTGATCTAATTGGTCTCATTCTTTCGACCAAAAGCGAGGATCATGATCACTCGCTAAAGCCTCCGGCTAGGAGGGCCTCTTTTGAGGCAAAGAGTCGTGCCAAAGTGGTCTCACAGTGGGTAGTTATCCTTGAGTATTCTAGCAAACCTGCTCTCAGGGGGTGGACATTGCTCTGGTTCCTTTGGGTTGCTCACTACTGGATCTGAAACTGGAGGTTCTACTACCCAAACACCATTAACCATTGATATCGGAGTTACATTAGGAGTAGGTGAGTTCAGTATGGAGGCATGAAGGCCAGCAATCCTGTGATCCAATTCCCGCTCTAGTCGTCTAAACGAAGCAAGGCTCTCTAGTCTTTGACCTAACTCCTTTTCTATACTTCTCATCCTGAGAGCAATTAGGACACCGATAAGTACAACGATTCCTACACTAAGACCTATCAGGATGGGATTCACATGCTTACCCATCGCAACAGAGATCAGGATCCTGATCAGGTTCGCTATAGTTAGGGTTAGAATGATTTTGAGCTGTTTCACAACGGGTAGTTGTCCCTCAGCACTCGAGCAAGCCTAGTATCGGGTTCAAGTTCTGGAAGCACATCCGCTATCGGGTCTGGGTGCTCTGGGCTAAGTTGGGCCATTCCTACCCTCACCCCGTCAACGTAAATCCCAATTGTCCGGTTCCTCACCTCTGGTTGCATAAAGGCTACCCGATCAGCCCCACCCGGATGTGGATCCTGTCGAAGTGGTGGCAGGGGCATCTCTTGTCTCTGAGAAGGCCTCGAGAAATTAGCTCCAATCTCCTTATCATTCCGACGCATGGTCACTAGGTTGAAGACTATGTACATGAAGGTTGTAACCCCACCAACCCACCAAGCCCAAGGAGGCTTGTGACCAGGTTGGATTATAACCATGACCCCAGCAAAGTATAGGGTTGACATCAACCAAAATAACCTGGATCGAGTACCAGCTATCACCTTGAAGATACCTAACCCAATCTTGGTGAAGAAGTTGAGGCGAGGACCTTCAGTCTCACTCTTGATGCTAACTAAGTTGTATAGAAAAGGAATGCTGCTGAGGAATAGTAAGAGAACTCCAAAGGATAAGACCATCCTTTGGTTACCTTTAGGACCATAAACTATATGAACCATGGAGTATAGATCGGCAGCAACTAGAGACCCGAAGAAGATTTTCTTGAAGGAAACCTCCTTTGCTATCGCCAGGTATGCCAGTAAAGATCCAGTAAGAAAGATGCTCCCTAAGTAATCTAGTGCTAACTCACCCTTTATTGGAATTCGTACCCACTTCCATAGGTATAAGTCAGCGCTCATCACTCCAGCGAACAGGATCCAACCCCAACCTCTTCTAGAGATGGTATGAGCATAGAATACTACAAGGAGTCCTCCAAGAGTCAGGCTCGGAAGACAAACCAAACTTGGTAGAGGGTGACCCATCAACAACCTAACAGCCAAGATGATGATGAGACTCACCCCAAAGGCACACCACATCTTTCTTGTAATACTCCATCCCATATTGAATTCCTGACAGATTCTCGCAATTTCTCTGGAAGACAGCTGATCCTAACATACTGGCTGATGGTTGTCTTCCCCTCGCGATCTTTGGTGACAGCAAAAATGGCCTTGGGGGCCGGATCTGGATCTTCGACGACTACCAGAGTGTTGAGGGTAGATACTTGAACGCAAGCGGACATAGAAGCCTCCTCCTTAGGTACACCTAGGAAAGGACTAGCTATTTCTTACCCACACCAGCCAGGAAGCCTCATCTCTCGTGGGTTATATCGTAGTTTTGGCCATAATCCGTACTACGCCCGAATGAGTGAGATCTCATCACAAAAGTTCTTTTGGTGTATTAGGGGTATGCCCTACAACCGCGTCTACCTCGCAGGCCCGGACGTATTCTATCCAGATGCGACCGATCGAGCGGCCAGGTTGAAAGAAATGTGCCAGAAAAATGGTCTCGAAGGGGTGTTCCCCTTGGATTCCGAAGTCAAACTTCTTGAACCTTTTGAGCAAGAGGACAATGGGTTCCTTATCTACCATGCGAATGTGAAGCTCATTAAGTCATGTTGGGCCATGCTTGCCAACATGAACCCCTTCCGGGGACCTTCAATGGATGTCGGAACCGCATTCGAAATAGGGTATGGGAGAGCTCTTGAGCTCCACGTTGTCGGCTATACCGAGTCAAAGACGGAATACAAGACTCGAGTCAAAGAAGATGGGATGCTCATCGAGAACTTTGGAATGGTCGACAACCTGATGGTGCATGCGGCCGTCTGCGGAGACATCTTTGAACATGCTGAAGAGGCAATTGAGTACTTAGGTAAGCTCTTCACTGATGGGGAACCAACGAAACCCATCGATAGAAGAAGCTTCTCTGCTCTGATGCTCCTAGATACTTAACTTATGTTAAGTGGGATTGTATGTCTTCAGACCTCAAACTAGTAGAGCGAGTCAAGCAGCGCTTCTTAGCTCATCAAGATCGTGCTAGTCGACGTCTGATTCCATTCAATGTACTCGAAGTAGGTGAAGTAGCCAATAGGGTTACTGAGGAGGCCTTGGACTTCTTAGAACACCGTATTGACCCTGGTTCAACCCTAGGAGCAAGTGTAAGACCCAACGCAATTTGTGCATCCAAAGTCATCAACTTGAGGAATGTCAAAGGGGAGGATATTGACTTCCTGGTTCAGATCAGAGTTGGTAAAGCCTCCACTAACGACAAGATTACTCGTGGAGTTTATGACAGTAGAGATAACACAATTGTGATCTACTTGTCACCTTGGCTTGATGCAAATGATCTGAATGAGACTCGTAAGTACGATATAATCAACACAAACAAGAGCATCCTCATCCATGAAGTGACTCATGCTCTCGATGTTATCGATAGGTATAAGACAGAAGAGGGTGCTGCTTATCACAACAACCCTCATGAGATCAGAGCATTTACTAGGCAGATTGTGGATGAAGCTAGCCGAGTTCTGAAGGGTCTTCGTCTCACGTCACGAGCAATGAAAAGACCTATGCCACAAGGGGCTCGGTTGATCGAAGTCCTTCTTGAGGGGTCCAAGACTTGGCGTGAGATCAAGGCGGACCTGACTGATGCCAACAATCGATACATCCGTCAGGTACTCGTCAAAGAGCTTGACCTGGTGGTGTAGCTCTAGGGATGACTCGATACGGTGATTGGTCTCAGACCCTAACAGGTCGTCGATTCTACGTGTTCGATCCACACCCCGATGATATTTTCATTGAGGACATCGCAGGATCTTCTGCAAAGATCTGTCGCTTTGGTGGGCACTCAACTGAATTCTACTCTGTAGCTCAACATTGCGTTGTTGGCAGTCATATCGTTGAGGAGCTAACCCAAAACTTGCTGCTTGCATTTGGGTTCTTACTCCACGATTCAGGAGAACCCTACGTCGGGGATATGACCAGACCTCTCAAGCTGATGCCTGAGATGGAGGCCTATAGGAAGGCTGAGCACAACATCAACCAAGTTCTAGCGAAAAAGTTTGGTGTTGACCTGAATCACCCCATCATCAAAGAAGTAGATGACAAGATGTTAGCCACTGAACGGAAGTACTTCATGGTTCCGCTCGATGGTTGGCACCTTAAACATGAACCCATGGACATAGAGCTAAAACCGTGGACCTGGCAGAGATCTCAACGAGAGTATCTCAATCGATACTACGAGTTGTGTCTTCGATTGGATGGGGCCCCCAGGTTTGTAACCTCTATCCTCAAGCACACTAAATTACTTAAGCTCTCAACCATCGCATTTTCATCAAGGGGTGGCTGATGTCCAAAGCTTCTCGTAATAAGAAAGTTACCCCGGTAGTAGTTGTAGGAACTAATGACAAGGAACTGAAGAAGATTAGTCAGATTGAGTTCCCACAAGCATGGTTGGAAGCTAGAGAGAGGGACCCTAGTCTGCCCGAGGCTCCTCCTGAAGGTATACCTGAAGAGGCAAGAAGGGTCATAACCCTTCTTGTTCGCAAAGTCCTTCAATTGGAGTATGAGTGGTCGTAGAACTAACTTCCGAGGACCTTCGTAATCAAAGATTCTAAGTCTTTGATGTGAAAAGGCTTTTCTAGTATAACAGGAAAACCCTCCTTCTCAGGCCATCCAGTTGTTAGGATAAACTTTCCGGATAGATCTGCATAGTTCTTCTTGATCCAGTCATAGAACTCATCGGCGGTACCGTCTGAAAGACTGTAGTCGGATACTATTAGGTCGAAGGTTTCCTCGCTCATCAACTTCTTAGCCTCAGATATTAGGCCAGTAGTTCGCACTTCAAATCCATCCGAGCACAAGATGGTTGTGAATAGCCGCCGAACAACCGGCTCATCTTCGACCAAGAGTACGCGAGTCACACTCGCATATTTTAGAAGTTCTTTCAGGACATCAATGGTACACTGAACCCCAATTTCTATTAAGGTACCATTCTATTAGCAGAGTAGTAGGTTAACTGTGGAAGTTCCTGAAAAAGTAATCTCAATTTGTCGAAGACTCTCTCGAGCTGGCTATCAAGGCTGGCTTGTAGGAGGGGCTGTGCGTGATTCCATTCTGGGACGAGAGCCTCATGATTGGGATGTAACAACCAATGCTAGACCAGAGCAGGTTGCTAAGTTATTCCGCTCAGTGGAGACTGGGCTCAAACACGGAACCCTGACAGTATTGGTTGATGGGGACTCCTATGAGGTAACCACCTTCCGAAGTGAGGGTGTGTACTCGGATGGTCGTCGACCTGATGAGATCCAATTTTTGGATCGAATAGACCAAGACTTGGCTAGGCGAGACTTCACTATGAATGCCATCGCCTATGACCCTATTGGGGATGCATTCTGTGACCCATTCAACGGGCAATCTGACATCAGAAGTCGAACTATTCGGGCTGTTGGAGATCCAATGGAGAGGTTCTCCGAAGACGGCCTACGCAGCTTACGAGCCTTGAGGTTCATGGTCACTTTGGGTTTTGAGATTGACTCCAAAACCTATGAAGCTATCCCTCGAACTCTGGACACCTACTCAAAAGTGAGTGCCGAGCGGGTTCGAGATGAGTGGTTCAAGATCATGACTGCACATCTGCCTTCAGATGCCTTTAGGGCTATGGATTATACTGGGATGTTGAGTATCACAGCACCTGAGATGACTCCCATGATCAAATGTACCCAGAATCGGTACCATGGGTTCGATGTCTGGGAGCACAGCCTTGCTACTCTTGATGCCTGCCCCGAAGAAGACCCTGTCCTGCGATGGGGGGCCCTGTTTCATGATATTGGAAAACCTAAGTCAAAAGGAGTGCATCCGGAACATGGGGATGCCACCTTCTATGATCATGAAAACATCGGGGCCGACATGGCCATCGAGATCCTACCCAGAATGAAACTGTCCAACGAAGATCAGGAACGGATTGTTCACCTAGTTAGACACCACTTCATTCGGTACAGTGCCGAGTGGTCATCGGCAACTATCCGTCGGTGGGTTCGCCGGGTTGGTTTGGATAACGTGGCCAGCTTGTGTACCCTCGCTAGGGCCGATATCTTTGGCAAAGGACCGGCTAGAGTTCAATTAGAGGAAGATCTCATCAATGAACTCGAAGTCAAGATTGCAAAGATGAGAGTCACCGAGGTTATGCCAACCTCAACCAAAGTTCTCACAATCAACGGAAACGACGTCATGACCCACTTGGGCATTGGCCCTGGACCGACTGTCGGAAGAGTTCTTACAGCTCTCCTTGAGCTTGTGACGGACAACCCAGAGGTCAATACTCGAGAGAATCTGTTGACACTAGCTGAGACAATAGTAGCATCCAGTTAGGGCGAAGACGAATGATAATCCTCGGAATAGTGGCGGTTGTACTGATGTTAGTCATCGGTATAGCCGCCGTTGTCCATCTCCTGGATAAGTACAGTAAAGCTAAGGATGAGATTGAGAGACAAAGGCTGAGTGCTCTACGAGCTGCTGGGGATGCTGCTCGAGTGGCTTCTGGACAACCACCAATACCCGGTAGTGGAGTGGATAGATCTGAGATAAGACCCTTACCACCGGAACCTCCACCCAACAGGACTTCTAGTGGGAGACTCCAAACTCGACAGAGACCAAGGGCTCGTCAAAACATCGAGTCCTCATTCTCCGATCTGTTTGATAGCTTGGGAGACCAGATGACTCAAGCTTTCAGGGATGTGTCCCAGGCGGTAAACAGTGTTGCTGAACACGCTTCTCAGTTTGCAAGTGCCTCTACTTCCATAGCCAGAGATGCCCAGACTCTTTTAGATCTAGGGTTCGTTGGAGATATGATTGCACTTGACCAAAGCCGAAGATCAAATCTTCAGCATCTCAGCTTAGTCTCTGGTATAAGACCTCAAACGATTCGTGCCCTGCAGGAGCTCGAAACCTCAAATCGTGCAGCTGAGCACATGAACTGGGGGCGATTAGTCCAAGAGTTCATGCGAATGATTGAGTCTGGTGAGCTAACGTTAGATATAACTACCACTGAAGTTACCACGAGGTCTAGAACCCCAAGAGTAACAACTAACCCTCCGGAAACACAGAGGGGTTCTACTCAACAATCACAGCCACCTACTGAGAAAAAAGAGGAGCTACCTCCAACTCGGTTTGAGCGCGAGGATGTAATATGAAGCCACTGTTTGACAGTTGGGCGGTCCTGTCTTTTCTGTTCTGGATGGGTTTCTGCTGGTTACTCTGCGTTCGTCGAATGTTCTGGGGAAACCGAGTTAGGAACCTCATCACCAGCCTCTCCCTAGCAATAGCTGGTATTGCCCTCTTATTTCTAGCAACTAGGCCTTGGATCAACACAGTTCATATTCCCTTTGGTGTCAACTTTCCTTCCCCCAAGTATCACAGTGGGATCCTAAACCTCGCGGGGTCCATGTGCTTGACTTTGTCGCTAGCCCTCCGAGTTGTCATCCAACCAAACCCAATGCCAAACCCGCGGGTTTTGGTTTCAGATGAGAACGAGCAATCTCTTAGGGGTACTTGGCACATTATTGATGAAGTCAGAGTTAGGGTGGGTGACATCGTGATACTCACTAATCAGAATAGGGCTAGAGATAACGGACCCTGGGAAGTTCGAAAACAACCGTGGAGAAGACCCCTTTCAAATCCAAAGGATAGTCGCTCTTTTGGTTCTTGGTTCGTTGCTAATTGTGGTCACAAGTATACCAATACACTCTGGGTAGGCTCTCTATGTCGCAATGATATCATCGGTACTGGAGAGCTTGATTGGAAGCAGATTGATCCAAACAGCAGGATACGAACTTTTGTGAGTCTCGAGATACCTTGCAATATTGGTGAGACTGCTAAGTATCTTCTTAGGGTTGGAGTGCTACCACACCATATCATGAGCAACACTCAAGAAGAGGTTGTTCAAGAACTTCTAGTTCATGAGCACATTTCCCCAACTTCGGTAGGGATCTTATTGCACAAGCCTGACCCCAATCGAAACAACCCACATTGGGGACCTCGAGTCAAGGCTGCGATGAGACTGCTCATCCACTCGGGTGAGTTCGACTATGCCAAAGAAGCGTATGAAAGTGCAGTGACTAATGGGTTCGAGCACTATATGAAGGAAGCAGAGGTTATGGCTGACTTCGAGGTTCGAGTTAGGAACGAGACCCCAGAGCCAAAAACCCCGACTAGGTTCGAGAGAGATGAAGTGATATGAGATCCTCCAATAGGGTGTTCTTGGTGATAGCAGTCCTAGCGTTAGTGGTTCTGATTGTCTCTCAACGTAACCTTCACGGACGTACTCATACGGTTGTCAAAGCTATACCAACCGCCACCACACCTCCCTGTGTGGCTCCGAGTGCTGACGTGATTGAGCCACGGACGATCATGAGAATCCACTTCCCTCGAAAGAAGGTATTGGAGTTCGGGGGTAGAACTCTACGGCTTGGAACCTATCAAACGGAGACCGATGCTAAACAAGCTCAAGTTGAGTTTGGTGAGTATATCACCAAGTGTATTACTTCAAGTTTAACCTCAGATTGGGCTTGGTGGTGTCATCCAGATTTACTCAAACGAACCAAAGTTGAGAAAGATGACACTCGATGGCAACTGTATCTTGAGAACATCTCCGTTCCCGAGGGTATGAACCTCTGCGCATTCCTTTGGGTCTCTCCCGAGATGCTTGAGGTTCCGTGGGCAAGACGAGTAAAAGATGGGGCGGGTAACACCTGCGTATTTAGGAACTGATGAGTCGTTATACTGAATTGGTTGGGAGGCTCCAACAGGGTGAAACGGTCATCTATCGGGAGTTCGGGAACTCGATGTTACCCAAGCTCAAGAGCCGCGTCCTGGTTACGATTAGTCCCTGCACACTTGAGGAGTGTAAGGTGGGTGACATCGTACTGGCCAAGGTCCGTGGCGCCCACTACCTGCACTACGTAAAAGCTCTCTCCAACCAAGGTGCTCAAATCGGAAATGCGAACGGCCACATCAATGGTTGGACTCGCAACGTCTACGGTAAGCTGGTGTCTTACGAGAACCCGACATGAGGGTGCCCTTAGCCTATCAGAAGATTCCAGGTACACTCAACTGCCCGCTCAAGAAGTGCATAGCCTTTGAGAAGTATGATGGGACCAACCTCCATTGGGTTGCACAGCCAGAGTGGGGTTGGGTTGACTATGGTACCCGTCGTGATCGATTTCCCTTCAACAATGGAGGAGATCAGAAGTTTGAGAAGGCCCACCCAGAGTTAGCAGGAGTGGCTAACTTGTGGGACTCTGATGGTAAGTTGGAGTCTTATTTGAGGAGTGCCTACAGATCCGCCAAAGAGATTGTGGTGTTCACCGAGTACTTCGGCCCTAACTCGTTCGCCGGGATGCACCAACCGGGGGACAAGATGGATCTGGTCATCTTAGATGTTCAGATTGATGGCAGCCTACTCCCACCAGAAGAGTTCATTAGGGCCTTCCAGGGCTTCAATATCGCTAGAGTTGTCTTCAAGGGGAAGTACTCAGGTCAGTTATTCATTGATGTTCGTGAGGGGAAGTATGGGGTGAGGGAAGGCGTAGTGGTAAAGGGCGTAGTCGACGGCAAGATTCACATGGCCAAGATCAAAACAAATGCTTATCTTGAACGCCTGAAGGATTCATTTGGAGATTCCTGGAAAGAATACTGGGAGTAGGTCATGGAAAAGAAGATGGGTTTACTGATTGGAACTACAGAGAAGGTACCAGCTCCTCGACCAAAAAGAAAAGTGAAGACTTCAACAACCAAAAGTGTCTTTGCTCCAGTACCCACTAAGGGCCCCTACGGCACTCGGGACAACCAAGAGAAGTTGATCCTATTTCTGCGTGGGTTTAGAGACGGGGCAGGGGCCCACGCTCACCGGCACCCAGAGGAGCTGTCTTACCTGAAAGGGTATGAAGAAGGTTCAAAGGCTCGGGCAGCCGCCGTTAGAATGTTCTGTGACGAGATTGGACATGACCCCTCTCAAGGTATTCTCCGGTGTAACATAGAGAATGCTCCTGAGAATCGATGATAACACTTTAGATCCTGCTGAATTCCGAGATACCTTGGCAGTTCGTTTTTCAATTCCACAGGAATGGGAGATGGAATCACGTGAAGGAATGGCCAGGTGCGGCGTACTACTGAGGGACGAGAGATCATTCAGAAACAATGCCTGGCTTCCATTTGATCTAACCGATATGTTTGACGCCACTGTGTTTCTTCGTCAGGCCGCTCCCGAAGGTGATGATCGAATTCAGACCTGGGTATACGAAGTCTATACTTGGTACCAGTCTCGAATGATAATCCCTTGGACGGTAACTTTGATCTATCACCCCTCGGCATGGCACTTTTGTTTTGGACCTGCAGGACTCAGCCTGGGCTTGAGGGTGCTTCTTCCAGATTACACTCCACTATCGAATCCTCTGATAGTACCCGCTGAAATCTAGTTTGAATCCCACGTCGGCAATAGGCAGAGATGATCATGCTGGACATGTCGTCAACATGAGAAGCGCCGTGAACCTGTTCCATATGCTTGGCAAGTGGTGATCCTTGCCACAAACCCCACTTGTTGCGCAGGTACCTACCTAGGGTGTGGTGGAGTTCAGTGACCGCTGTCTTTTCATTAGCCACACTGAGGAACAACCGAGTCTCTTCATTCAACATACCATCAATAGCTTTAACAGCTTCATCCAAAGTAGTAGGATTTGGTTGTTCAGGATGAGTAGATGCGTGAAGTGGTGAGTCCTTAAGAGCCTTGGGATGTAAATTCATCTGGCACCTCAAAAGGTGGACGGCCAGTTTGGATAGTTTTTAATGGTTCTTCAATAAGAGGTTCAAACGCCACTTCGGGAGGATCACAGATACAAGCTTGAAGCCTCTCTTTACAGGTCTCACAGTAACCACTATCTCCGATTATCCTACGAACAGGCGGTGGTGGGGGTTCCTTCTTTCGAACCATCTTTGGTAGGGGTTCTCCGCAGTAGGGACAGAATCTCGCTGGGGGTCGATTGATATAGTACCTCTGAGTCCCATCCATGAACCACTTGAGGAGCTCACTTGAGGAGTGCACCCTCCAATCCCCATCAACCTTGTCTGAATCATAATCCTTTGGGTTAGTGAGAAACCCAGTGTCTATATCGAAGGTGATGACAGGATACTTTTGTGCCGCCTCACAACACGTTGGCCTGACAGTCTTCCTAACAGACTCCCAAATCCGTTCAGCAACAAGTTGCTCGAGTTCTTGTTCTTCTTCAGTACTTAGGTCTCTTTGACCACGAAGTTCTTGAATTCTTTCGAAAGACATGGTGTAACAGGGTACACCATGATCCCTGAGAAGTCGTCCATTGTTTGGGAAAAGAGATGGTTCGTTGTCGAGGTTGAAGGTGATCTCGTCAAGAAGCAGTTCGAATCCTACTTCATACCAGATCAGAGTGGGTACTCTGTCAAGATGGGGTGCTTTAGGGACTTTGTTCCCGCCAGCAAGTGCTATGAAACCGAACAAGCAGCCGACAACAAGATTGCCGAGCTAAGAAGCTTGTTTGTAGTTCGTGAAGATCTAGCTGAGTACGCTCATAACTGCTGGTCTCGCTGGATGCGACATTTATTTGGGAAAGGTGCCAAGAACCCAGATGGATCCCTAACACTGCCAAAAGAGGTTGTGGAGCGGTGGCTACGCCAGATGAATACACCCTACCCAGAGCTCACTGCTGAGGACAGGGTTTCTGATCAGAACGAAGCCCACAAGATTCTTGACATAGTGGCAAAGAGTGCCCCTCCGGCACTCTAAACCTAGGGTCTCACCGCGGACAGGGGATCCCACTAACAGCTCGACTCTTTTCATACTCGAGCTGGGCTTCAGCTTCCTCTTCAGGACTGAGCTTCCCACCAAAGCACCCACCATCCATGAGATCTCTTACGGTCATTCCCTCAGGGAGCATGTCTTCAACCAAGAACATACCTTTGACCTTGGTACCGTCATCCTCTTCGAGGGTTGATTCAACGTAGAGGTGCGGGTACCCATCCTTGTCAATGACTAATTGCCATCGACCATCTTCGGGCTTGATGCAGCCCTGAGCTTCAGGATCGTTATCGTATCTGCCGATTGTTATGTTTTGCATTTTTCGAATGACTCGATTCTCGGAAGGTTTAGTAACCAACCGGAAGTCATCCACTTCACGGTGCCGGTACCCTAATTCATTGGGCTAAACCAGTCAAGAACTTTTTTTGGTGTACCAAGGACGTATGAAGCCAGGTGAGGTAATCTCGGACGGACTACTCGGCTTCCATGCCTGCGCTGTTCTCAACGACTTAGAGAGGCTGGTAGCATTACCCACTATCGTACTCGAGACCGTCAAAGACAACTCAGGGATGACCCCTGAGTGGCCCCTCGGAGTCTACGTCCTGTTTGTTGATGATGGGGTACTCCTTGGGGTTCACGGAAAGAACAGAGAGGGTGAGATCCTAGACAAGTATAGCTTCCTTGATCTTGAGGAGAATGTAGTTTCTGATCTCGGCGAAGATATCTGGAATCTGTGGAAGCTTCTGCGAGAAGCCCCTGACGAGTTGATTGAGACCAACTACCAGACTCTCTTGAAGCAGACCCTGGATGGTGAGAACTGATGCTCAATGTAAAGGATGTTACCCCAACTGCAGAAGTTGGGCAGTATTGGGCGAGTACCTTTCCTCTGTACCTATTTCGAGTTAGCTCTGTGGATGTTAACCAGTGGCAGCTAACATTTGAAACTTGGGTTGTAGGTGGGAAACCAGGTGAATCATGGCACTTTCTCGGGTATGAGACTTTTAGAGGCTGTCACCGATTAGACTACTCCATGGTCATTGATCCTGATGCTCTTAATATTGGGGGTACTCTGCGAACCGGGGATATCGTCGCATTCAAGGGAGGAGAGCTTTCTTTCGTGGTCGTTGGAGGTCCTACTGTGACCTTGTATTCCGATTGGGTAATCTCAAAAGATCCAGCTGTTCTTGCTCAGTTTAAGTTGTACCAACGAGGCCCCATAGATCCAAACCTCGAGCCTACAACTAGGTTCGAGAGAGTACTAGACGGTGATCCATGCCCTTGACCCAAGATAATGTCTCCCCAGTGCTGGAATCAGGTCAGTGGTGGGTACGAAGGAACACTCTTGCGTTGCTTAGGGTGCGAGGGTTCAACGCTGAGGATCAAGCAAAGCAGTACCCAAATGTTGAAGTGTGGGCTCGGGGAGAACCACCAGCCAATGAGTGGGACTATGATGCAAGCTTCTTTGGGCCTCCAAAGGAAACCTTGCTCTGGTTCAAATCCAAGTTAGAAGTTAATCTTCCCATTGAGAGCTACAAGACTGGGACCGCCTATATCTCAGCGAGGAACCATCAAATCTTCTTCGTGGCAATCATCCATGAAGAGGTCTGGGTGCTTGCCGATTGGGAAGTGACCCAGACCGATCTTCAAAGCTCCTACGTGTTTCAGTCTGCCCCCAACGACCCAAACGAAGTGCCCAACACTCGATTCGATAGGGTGCTGAATGGGGACCATTCCCCAAAGGAGACCTGAGGGGTCATTAATTTGCTTAGCATTAGTCCGTTGGGATCTCTGAAAGAGACACAGACTACTTGACTACTGTAGTCAACAGTAGTATGAGAACCTACATGGACACCAATCAAAGAAACGTTCACCAACTATTCCACATCCTGTGGACAAAGGCCGTAGGTACTGAAACTTACAACAAGAATGAGTGGAAGCAATTGGGTGCTTACCTCTATGCCTTGATGGATTATCCGGGGGCTTCAGGTAAAATATCTAATGCCGATATGGTTATCAAACCACCGACTCGGTTCGAACGAGAACCAGTGCTCTAGGCTAGTTCAACTTGGTCATAAAGACGGTACCTTAGGTCTGTGTATGACATCAAGCAAGCCTCTTCTTCTGGAAGTGGCTCTCTCTCTACCTTCATGAAGTCCGTGTAGCAGATGAGAGTGTTGTGACGATCTGGAAGATACTCTGCTTTCCTTCTTAGGAGATACTGGAACATCCCTGGAGTTCCACACGCGGTTCCATCCGTGTTCTTTCCCAAGTAAAGGATTACTTTGGATCTTCTTAGAATCGAACCAAGCCCTGTATCGAAGTTGGGGGGCCAGCTGAGAAAAGCCACCTGGATTGGATCATCCAGGACACTTTGGAAGGTTGTCAGACGGTACTCAATCTCTGCTGGTATATCTTTGAATTGGATTGGATTCTTATCGATAGCGATGACCTTCGAGGCTCCCAGTCGTAGGAGCTCACAGGACAGATAGAGGTCACCAGCTCCAAGGTCATGGACCACTTGACCTTGGACAAATCTCTTGACTAGTAATTCTTGGTCTTGATTGAGATCACCGTATGGCATGGAGCTGTCCGATTAGACAGGAAGGTCCCCTCCAAATCAAGTTTATTTAGGCTCCAGGGTCTGCTCTAAGACGATTTCTTAGCTAAATCTGACACTCCCATAGGAGGGAGTCCGTCATCTTCACAATCATCACAGTCTTGTTGACCGGACTCGATGCAGCGAAGGCCAAGAAACCTACGCTCCAGTCGAACTATCCTAGAACTCTGTTGACTTATCGCAGTGATTACCTGAACCTGACCGTCCAATACCCTTGTGACCAATGCTCGCATGTCCCCTAACGCTGAGAGGTCTGCTCGGATTCCTTTAAGTTCGGCTAATATCGTTCGTAGAAGTGTGTTCCCCGCGAGTGAGCTTAGTTCTGAATCGTTGAAGGCTCCTGAGTTGGGTGCCTCCAACTCAGATGGGTCTGTTTTTCTATCATTTTCCGGCATAGTGTGTCGGCGAAACCCTATCCGAGGGATGGTTAGAAAGCCGTCTCCTACCCTATAGAACCCATCAGGAATTTATCAAGGCCTACGTGTGGTTAGGGGTGACTGGTGTAGCCTACGGTATGGCTGAATGGATTGATCTAGTGGCTATGATCAGGGACCTCCAAGTACACGTCCAGGATACAGGTGATAGGATTCTCGCTTGGGATCACTTTGAGAGGTCGGATAACCCTACCAACCCATTGCTTCCTGGGTACCCTGTTATGGGGTTCATCGCTTGTAAGAGGTTCTGTCAAAAAGGAGATTCAGACATAGGTGGTAAGTGGGTGATAGCCCTCCACAATGTGAAAAGTAGTCTTGAATCACTTGATGAGGAAGGAGTTGAGTTGTTAGATCAGATTCGACTCAATTCCACTAATGGAATCGGCACACACAACATATGTGAGTTTTTGAATAGTAAGTCCCTATCTGAGACTGTGCATGAGATGGATGCCTAATCTCAGAATTTGGATTGATGCATCTAATTATGGTGCATTTAACTTAATGAATAACCTAGTGTCTTTGTGGTAGTCCAACCCTTCTCCTTGGGGTATAAAGACATTGAATCAAGTTACTGCCTACCGCTGTAGCCATAGCTTGACTCAAGCTTCCGACGCTCGGAAGTTCGCCATTGCAACGCATTGAAGGAGTAAGTTATGACTAAAGATCCGTCATCCAAAGATCCATCTTTGGATAGTGAAGCTGCTCAAGTTGCTGGTAGCTTTTTCGCTCAGAGAGTTACTCCTGAGCTCTGTAAAAGCTTCATAGACCATATGACTCAACAGGGTGAGTCAGTAGCCAAGAACCATACGAGTCGAGCCGCGGGCAGTCGAGTAAGGAACAACTACGTTCGCTGGGCTCATTGGATGAATCTAGCCTTGAGTGCTCAAGGACCTCTCACTGAATCTTCTGTCGATCAGTCCGAGGACCTATTGATTGACACCATCCCAATTGACCCCATTGAAGCTAGAGCCTACATGAAAAAGAGGGCTAACTCAATCAGGGTAAAACCTATTATGGCTTTGGTCCAACCTCCAGAAAAGGAACTCAAAAAGGAAGAGCCCGAGTTGGATCTTAAGGACATCGAAGAGAGCCTCAATAGAGAGAAGGAACTAAGAGCTTCCCAAACCAATCTACTCATTGAACTCTGTGAAACCGCTGAGTCACTCATCAGTCAACTGATCGAGAAGGGTAAGGTTGCTGGGGTCTCTGAGTTACGGCAACCCCCACAAGTAGTCACCAGTGGAAACTTGCGTGGAGTGCTAGTTCAATCATTCACTGTAGTTCGTCAGAAGACTCACTACAAGGGTGACTTCAAAGTCAATGGGCATGCGGTGACTCGGTATAACTCCGACATGATTGTTCAAAAGAACAACGAGAAGTTGATTCGATCCAATCGTGAGGATAAACAGAACTATGTAAAGGGCAGGTATGAGCTCTTCGTCAAAGGGATGACTTACAGAGAAGGTGATGTTTACTGCGCCTACCTTATGATGGATGGGGAAGAGGACGGAGAGCTGACCAACTACTACCAGTTGCAAGATGGTCAGGTTGTACCAGTAGATGCCGAGCGATATCGAAAGGTTGAAACCCTAATTGCTTCTGGACGGGATCCGGCTGAATCAATTAAGAAGGCCAGTTAGCCCTAAAAGGTGTAGGGTACCTCTATGGGTATCCCAGTAAAGAAAAGCAGAAGTCTCGAGGTCGATAGGGTTCGGTTCCGGTTCATGATCAAAAATGGGCCAATCACACCGAACCCTTCCGACCGAGAGATCTTTCTTACCGTGCAGGAGGCCACAGATGCCCCAGGACGAGTCCTGCACGTGGCTCTACCTCATGGGCATGAGGTGACACCGGAGACCGTCCGCAAGCTCGTACGTCAAGCCCTGAGCTCCGGTTGGTCCCCCTCTGCTCGGGGTGGAGTATTTAAGTTGGTGAACTACTCAATACCCTAATCATCATCGAAAGGTCTGGTCCCCCTTGAGTTGTAAAATCTACACTGCCTACAAAGTACGTAAAGGTGTTGACCTGTGGGGTATTGTACACGACGTTCGAATGCAGGGTACTGAGAATGTCAAGGAAACCCTCAAGAAGTTTAGCAGTACCCATCTGTCGGCTGTTCGAGAAGGTACTGATCTATTCAAGAGAGCTCTTGAGAGTTGCTCCCACTATGAACGCTCAGAAGAGGCAACGCGGGATTTAGCTCGAGCTCATGTAGCAACTCAGATCATCAAACGTTGCTACCGAGTCAATTCAACCAGCTCTCATAGAAGCCCTTACAACTTTGATGTTTCTGTAGGATTTCGCCAATACAAGGGGAGAATCTATGTCATACCCTACTGCGATTGGACGATGGGTAAGGTATTAGACTTTCTGAAAAAAGATCGAAGACTCACCGACTTTCATTATCAGAATCAGACGGACAAGCCTAAGTACATATCAGAGAAGTCTTGGGATCGGAGAGCGGATGTTTGGAATGGGATGGACAAAGAAGGGCTCTTCCAAGACGTACTATGCCTGGATATTTGTAGGTTCGACCTATATTGGCAATTTGATCCCTATCTTGATCTGGTCAAAGAAATCTTGGATAAGGACAAGTCCAAAGGTGTAGATCCAGAGCCTACTGGGAGTGAACAATGAGAGTCGGACGTCTACGAGTACTAACTGGTCCCATGTTTTCAGAAAAAACAGAGAATCTGATTGCAATGGCGAGATCCCTGCCAGAAGAGGAACGCGGGATTTACAAACCAATCACGGATACCCGACATGAGGATGGGTTCATAGAGTCTCATAGGGGTACAAGGATCCCAGCTCTTTGGACTGATCTGGACTTGTTAGATGTACAAGAAGACGGGGTTTCTCAAATATTTGTGGATGAGGCTCAGTTCCTTAATGAGTCAGCTATGAAGCAGGTCCTGAAGCTTCTTAGAATGGGAATCCATGTCACTCTTTCAGGTTTGGATCTTGATTACCGCGGGCTCCCATTTGGAGTAATGCCTATCCTTCTCTCATATGCTGACGTAGTCCTGAAACTAACAGCAAAGTGTTCAATCTGCGGCGGTGCTTCTAATAGAACGCATCGAAAGGTTCAGTCAGAAGATCTAATACTAATTGGGGGAGAAGAGTCTTATGATACCCGTTGCCTTCTCTGCTACCCTGTAGAATCTTAGGGTGAGGGGAATCTAGCCACTCGAGGGCCGGGTACGATACTGTCGTTGGTGATTTTCTCAACCCTCACTTTTAACTTGCCAGATTCTTCCTGCTCTGGCATCTCAGCGTGTATAGATTCCAGGTGAGGTGAGCAGAATACTATCTCAACGCGGTGCTCCACTAAGTCATAGATCAGAAGGTAGTCCGCTGGCTGACCACAGAGTATACACGTTGGCATTTGTTAACTGATAGCAATTCAGGAGTTATTGATCCTGTCAAACCGAGTTGGGTGTTTGCCTGTATCGGTAGAAGATTGAGGTGATCTAACTAGGTCAACTGAACGGGTTTCCTCTGAAGGTATCCTCTCGTCATCAGAACCCTCATCATCCGAATCATCGTCATCAGGTTCTTGTGGAGCAGAGTTTGCGAAAAATGCTTTCCACCCAAGAAGAATGTGATTAGAGATAGTGGATATCAAAATGTATGTAGCTATAAGAGCCGAGAGTAGCAGGATGGTAGTAAATCCTGGGTTGGCATGAACCCATGTCCAGACGTGACTCATTGCACAGATACTATACACCAACTTGGATAGTGGTGTAACTAGATTATGGGACTGGTGAGCATGAATAAGATTGAACTCAGAAAAGTAGGGGACTTAGTCCCACACCCATTCAACCTAAAGTACTTCCTTGAACCATCCGCCGATCCTAATTTTTTGGCAATTCGGGAATCCATTGCCAGAGACGGTATCCAAGAACCACTGATCATCAAGGCTGATGGAACCATTCTCTCAGGCAACTTAAGGTATGCAGGGTTCTTGTGGACCCTCGCCGAGAAGTTTAAGAACTTCAAGGATATTAGGGAACTCATCAAAGAGTCTCTGATTCCGGTTAGAGTTCATGAAGACTTCGAGAGTGAAGCTGATGAAGTCTTGTATCTCATCAGGTCAAACTTGGATCGACGACAATTCACGCCAGAAAGAAAAGCGGCCATCTGGGACCTGTGGAGAAGTGAGTACGAGTCTGTACTCAAGAGAAAACCTGGACGCCCAAAGGCAGATGCTCCCAAGATTGAGAGTCCTAAAGAGGTTGCTGCTCAGTTAGGCATTACAGTCAAGACTGCCGATGCCTTGGTCATGGTAAAGAACAGCCCTCTCGTCCCAGATGGGATCCGAATAAAGGTATTCAACAACAAGATTCCGGCTACCACTGTTGCTAGAGCCATTACCTTTGCCGAAGAGGAAGCCGCTCGAGAACAACGTGATCCTGTCCGAGCTGATGTACTTAGATATCTCGAGAACCCTCCTCCCAAGAAGTTCTCGGATACCTTTCAGGAAGCCATCTCCAAACCAGCACCTGAAAAGCCAGCACCTAAGTTGACCGTGGTCAAAAGGGTAGCACCCGTCGAACCACCCACACCTCCCGAACCGGAACCTTCATTTGAGGATGTAATAATTCAGGTAGAAGAGCCGGTTGTTGACGTGCCTGAGGTTGTTAGCACCCAACCTACTACTGTCGAACCCCCTGTACCAGAACCGGAACCATCAGTTGATGAAGTCCCTGACTCCTACGAAGGTCAGGACGAAGCCCAGGACCTTTTTGACGCTGGTCTAGACCTCACTGATCCGTCCGGAAGTGAACCCCAGGATCCGCCTCCACTTCCGAAGCCCACTGGGATCATAGACCTCCACACCGAGATCCCAATCGATGTGATTAAGATCGATAGCAGCCCAGAGAATAGAACTCTGTGGAAAGAGAATCTTTCCAAAATCCCTGTGGCGTCAAAAGATTCAGAACTCTCCAATGTTGTAGAGATGAAGGAGGCTAAGGACAAGATTATAGCCCGGTACCTGATGACAGAAGCTGGTAAGACTAAACTAGCGGACTCCCTCAGGATTGCTTTTGAAAGGTCCATTGACCTCCTAGTAGAAAAGTCTCACGAACACCGCATAGCAATTGCTCGGGCTACTATAGAAGCCCTCCTAGGTGACATTACACTCAATAAGACTATCACTGAAGACCTAGTGGGACTCCACTCGAGCTTAGACACCTTTCTCAAAGACATTGGAGCCATTGCCCCTCTAGCCCCAGCAGATCAGAACCCATACGTCCCTGGCTTACCCACGGACATCAAAGGGCAACTCCTTCTGAGTCGGTCTCTTGTCAGTGACATCACTGAAGTTGATGACCCAGTAGAGACCAGAGACTTGTTGTTGGAGATCATCCAAGAAGCCAAAACTTCCGTTGAAAGGCTCACCAACTCAAAGCGCTCCCTCGAGTTTAACGGGTTGTTCTGTGAAGATTGTCTGAACCCTCAGTTCAAGACTATTCACGGAGACGTCTGCGAAAACGGTCATGGTGGAGCACCTGGGATCACCAAAGAGCAGGTTCAACAGAGGAAATCCAAACAACAGGCTAAGAGTGAGCCCCCTAAGGTGGACCCGGTCGAGGAGATTGACTTTGACAGCATCGACTTGAGCGATGATCCAGTACCCAATTCCTCGGACTTGAATGATGCCGAGTTAGATGACCTAGCAACAAGTATCCTGTCATCCCACCCACCAGCCCTGTCGAAGGGGGATCCTGTGGTGGACATCCTTGAGGAGTTCTCCGACGAGCTTGGTGACTTGGTCTCGTGACTCCGGTGTTATCCTGATCATGACTCCAGAAAAGATTTTAGCGGCTTGCCAGAGGTACAAGGAACTTCTTGTCGGGTATACCCCATCGAAGTTCCCAACAGAGATGAAGATCACTCTCGAAAGGGATTGCCTAGAGTACAACAGGATAGTGAGTCTCACCCATGTGTTGTGGATGTGCAGTATCATCGAAGAACAAGTGAGTGAGGGTACCTATGGCAAGGCGGAACGGTGGCTATGCTTCATCCAAGGGGTCTTGTGGATGAATGGGGTCTGCAGCATCGATGAGATGCGTAATGACAATCGAGAATAATTAAAGGGCCCCATATGAGGATGCTATCTAGGTGAATCGGTTCGACAGAATCCTAAGCGAGAGTCATATGCCCTATGACTTGAAGCAAACCAAACCCGTCTACCTGCCTCTATACGATGGGTGTATCGTCGGACAGCAAAGTGTCAGAGATACCCTCAATCCCTGTGAGTACTTCAAGTATGGTATCGCCAGTGGTAATTGTGAATCAGATGGTCACTACCTGTGCAAAGAGTGTGAGTGCTTGACCCCACTCAAGTCAGACAGCTACTGATCCGGGTTATCATTGAAGACAACTCGCCTACTTGCAACCCCTCGACTGTACAGAAATAGCATCATCTCAATAGATCCATCTGTATTGGATGAGTGGATGAGAATCTCTTCTGGAGATTTGTGGAGGAACTTGATCAAGTAACCACAAGCATCTCGCCCATTCCCTTCACTATCACCTATATAACTCCTATGATTATGGATCTCTGTAAAGTCGTTCAGGTCATAGTCGAGGCTAATCACGTCAAAACTATCATACTTGGATAAAGCCTCTCTGTATTCATCGAGGTCATAAACGTGTAGGATCTCGTCTAAGGGATGTCTTCTATCCATCAACTTATGACGAGCTGGATTATCATCTAGAAAAAGAATCCTCACTTTCTGTTCCCTTATAGTAGAAGAACAATTGGGTCAGAGAACCACAACTTCCCCTGACCCAATTGAGAGCTTAGCGTCGACGAGAGGGTCTCTTCCTCGCCTTAGGTTCTGACCTTGGAGCTACAGGAACCTTGACTTCCTTTTTCCTATGGGACCGCTTTGGTTCTGTCTCAACTAAGGGTTCAGCGGTTGGAGCAAAGGGAACCCTCGGGTGGGTTCGAGCCACAGAAACTGGATCTGTTCCCGTAGTGAGAGTCCTTGATCCAGTCGTGCTCACCCTCCCTCGTCGCTCCTCCCCGATAAGTCTGGCTATTTCAATAGTCAATGCAACTGGGTCAAGAGCACCGCTGATCTTTCGCTCACGAAATACCTCGCCTGCTTCTGATAAATCACTGGAAACTTGTTGCGCTTCTCGACTCAATGGCATGGTTCCTCCTAAATTACTCTATACCTTCAACTACCACTCACAAAATCTGGTTTGGCTATGACCAGGTTTTGTTGAGAACTACACCAGAAGTCCTCGGTTTGCACTAAGTTTTTGCAATGGAGCCAAAAAGGTGTAGACTCCGCTCGTGGCTTCACCTCTTTTCAATTCCCAGAATCGCCCAAAGCCGACTAAGAGTCTGGCCGAAGGGGAGTTAGTGCGAATTGGAAGGGACCTCGTTGGAGAAACTATAATAATTACGGGTGATTCAGCCCCTTGTCTATTCTTATTTGCGTCCGAATATGGTGAACAATCGACTGGGGAGTTCAAGGTTCCAGTTCCTACAAGTTGGAAGCGGTTTGTCAACAAGGTCTACTTGGTACCCCAGAAAGAGGTTCGAGCCAAGAACGGGTCCCAAGTAGTGACCATGACGGGATCGGGTCTCAAAGAAGCCTATACCATGCTCAAGTGGGCTTTTGAACAAGAGGGGTTCTTAGTGGAGGTAGCTGCCCCAACCAGATTCGAAAGGCCTGACGTTATTTAAGAACCCTACGAACAACCATGTGAATCTTTCCAAGTCGGTTGACTCCAGTCTTAGAGCTACCCCAACCCCAGTAAGGATCATGAATAGCATCCTCGATGATGGGGCGATCTCCAGTGCTCAAAAGGATTCTTTGGCACTCCTTATTTTGACTAAACTTGGCTAACACGACGCGATACATCACCAAGTCTTTGACACGTTCAAGGACCTTGGAGGGACCACGACCATCGTCCACAAGATTGTCATCTAGGGGTACCTCTGTAAGTAGGTTGTCCCAATCTTCTCGCAGTGGGTTAGACCGATCTCGACCAATGATAGCTGTTTCCGTAGGGGTTAGTGCCCTATGGATCTGATCAACGAGGTCCATTCTATGCGGAAAGAACTTCATTGCTTGGAATGGAGCTTCAGAGGTTCTCCAAGTTCGATCCTCGAACTCAAGAGTATGCCTGGAAAAGTTTGAGAAGCACCCGTATGGGGTTTCCTTGGGGGAGTAAAACAGTATTGAATCCATCTTTTTTGATACACCGGGTAGAAAGTTGTTTACTCCTGCCTACTCTTGAGGTATCTTTCAATCTTCGACGGTTCTAGAGTGGACTTCCAGCTCCGCCCCCCCTCAAGGGTTGGGAGTCTCCTAGGGCCGTCAATTAATTTAGGTGCAGAAGGCTGAAAAGCCCTCTGCACAAGCACTACACACTCGAATCTATAAGGGGTAGGCATCGGTGTAGTTAGGGGGGAATGGCTACCCCTAGCATAAGCAACCCTTACCGTACACTAGCTGCTTACGCTCTTCGTAAACAACCGGGAGTGATCCCTGAGTCTTCTATCCTTGAAGCTGAGAAGAGAGCCAAGCAGGTATGTGGTTCTGATCCTCCTCTGCTAACGAAGTTTTTGAACTTCTACACAGATGTTGAACCTCATATACAAGTTACTGATGAGGATACAGAGAGGGCTGAAAAGCTACTACGATGTATTTGGAGAGGGGAAGCTGAAGAAGGGTGGAAACCCTCTCCTGGCTCTTACCAACACTTTAAGGGATCTCTCTACACTGTATATTCAGTAGCGCTTCTTCTACAGGGCCCTAAAGAAGAGAAGGCTGTGGTGTATGAGAGCACTGAAGGAACCTTTGTTCGTCCTCTACGAGAGTGGGCCGAGTTAGTACTCTGGCCTGATGGTGAGTACCACCCTAGGTTCAAGAGACAGTAGTAATGCCAGCCGGAGCCTTTTGGCGTCTTCAGTATAGAGATGGACTAGATCATCGGATTCAAGCTCGGGCTGATCGGCACCGGTTTGCCCAAGACCGGAACGTGCTCACAGCTTATACACACTACTATGATGGTTCTTTCGTCTTAGATGTTCAGCTTGTTGATGATGCGGAGTCAACCTTTGATGGTAGCCTCCATGAGCTATACAATCGTCAGCAATCTATACAGAGGGGTCAACCCACTGATCGAAGATACTCATTCCATTCGGATAACCTCTTAGGATCAACCCCTAATTCAAATGGGGTTACTATGGATCCTCAAGTTAGGGCTAACATCATCAGTGAGTACATCCAATCATCATCTGGAAGACAGGCACTTGCACAGGCGATGTTAGCCCCTCTCCGAAGAAGTCTTGATTACTCTGGAATGGCTCGACGGGTGTTTATGGTTGACGAACTGCCAGCGGGGGCCTTGTCCAGCTATGATGAGGACTCGGTAAGTGACTTCAACCCTCCAGATTGGGTTGATACTGGTTCCTGGGTAAAGAACGGGAATGATTATGCAATCATTGTGGCCACCGAGCCAAGGAATATAGAGAGGACTCCCTACAATCCAGCTATGGTAGAGTACCAGGTCTGGAGAGATTACGGACCTCCCAGGAGACTTGACGCGGAGACTTTTTGCAAACATTGGCTACCTTCTGAGATCCCAATGGAACCAAGAACCCGGTTTGAACGAATTCTGATGGATGATGACTAACCTTCCGCCTATCGACTTGCCGACCATTAGCAAAGGGAGGAGGCTAGTGCAGGTCATCTTGGCCATACTGAAGACCCAACCAGAGGACATTACGGGAATTGGGATCCACAAGGAAGACTATGCAATCTTGCTGGACATACTCGGATACCCGTGTTCAACTAGCTTGGTTACCCTTCATAGGGTCAAGTTATTCACCGATGTTGTCAACCAAGACATGCTAAGCCTACGGTCTAAGAAGGGGAAGTCGAACATTTTTCGTTGAAGATGTTTGGGTAATCCTTCACCCAGAGGAGGAGACTAGACTTCACCGTGTCCTACGCGAGGATGTAATCTAAATGAGAATCCTGATCATTGATGACTACGCTAAGAGTACTGCTGCCAAAGTAGTAGAGTTTGCATCACGCCCCGAGAACCTCTATCGTCCAGGATCTGCTGCCAAGATTCCTGGAGATACGAAAGAACATACTCTTCAACTCGGGGACTACAGGATAGTCTTCTCGTTGACGAAGGATCCTGTCTCTAGTGAAGTTTACCGACACATTTCTATGTCAGTCCCAACTCAAGGATCCTTCCCTCATCCTGCAGCTATCACCGAGATCTTGAACCTCTTTGGATTCATCGGCGGGTTAGAAAACTGTCAAGCTTCTGTAAATCAAGTTGAAGGCTGCATTGTAGTAGCTCAATCACTAGCATCCTAGATTACATCTTCCCGCTCAAACCGCGTCGGAGGTGGTCTCTCTGAAACAATCTTCTCTTTCTTTCTACGCAATACTTGTGGTTTTGGGGCTGGCCTCCACTTATCTAAGATGTCCTTTGCCCAACGAGTGATGGTGATCCGAGAGTTACCTTCACGTTCAAAGTGAATGTAATTGTTCCCACTAGCTACTGTCTGTATTCGTGTGATTATGAACACAGGCATATCATAAGGTGTGGGGTTTTCAGGCAAGTTCTTGCACACCCAATCAGGACCTTCAGGGAACAGTGAGGTAATCCTTGATGGTGGTAGTGGGATTATCTTACTTCCCACTGCAATCCAACTATCATCCTTTGGGGCTTTCCAGGGGTCTTTAATCCGAGGCATGGGTTACCACTACACCGGTGTAAGAAGTGGTTCATGCCAACGTGGAGGATTGAGTACCCTAGCTTACTTGCAAACGATAGGACCCAACTATACGCCGAGTGGGCACTCATCCGAAACGATCCTATGCTCACAAACTGTGAGGTTACAGATAGTCAGGATAACCCAATAACTATACTCACAGCCTCTTTCCTTGGGTTTGGCCCTGAGAATCCAGCAGTTGCAGAGTTAATCAGGAGAAAGGGTATTCTACAATTACCTGCTAACGTATGGATGCCACTTCAGGTATCTCATCTCGTACCAAACGAGAGTGGCAGGTACGAGGTTGTTAGGGATAATCAACCTAGGTTTGGTGACAGGCATTCGAGACCAGATAGTTTGCGGGGGCGCACCGTTGACGCGATAACGTTTGATGATGGGGCCTCGTTCAATAGTGGGGTTCCACTACATCCTGGGGATCTTGTCGGAGTGGATCCAGCTACTGGATTAATCACCCGTGAGGATTTGTCCTTACTCTCGACCCCTCCAATCGGAATTGTAGCTGGGGTTGATATTGCAATTGGGGGTGATCGATCTGAGATCACCCTGGCTCAGAGGAGATTCACAGAGGACGCAGATAGAGCTTTCAGTCAAGAGTTCATGGGAGAGTTCCCATTAAGAACTGAACTGACAGTACTCGCTGCGGATCCACCGGGATCTCTATCCATGGGGTTCACGGTGCACGAGAGGGTTGGGATGGGAGTCGTCAACCCACGTGCCGTTGAACGGCTTCAAGCAACTCGAGTTCACGTACCAACGTTCGAACTTCAGAGTAGCCCCCAGATCAACATAGGTGACATAAGGGAACGAAGATTCGACATGATCGATCGTTCTGTACGATCTATTCAAGAGGAGGAAGATCGTCAGATTCTAGCAGTACTTGAGGGTACTTTCACGAACCAACCACCCCCATCAATTCCAGAACCGATAACGATGATACCGAAGCCTGTGAAGGAGAACTTCATCCGCAGAACACGCTTTGAACGTATCATCGACGATACGGATGAACTATATCCTCTCTAGGTCTGATTGAGAATTGATCCTTCGAAGATTATCTCAGTAGCTTTAAGGGATTCTTTAGCTACCCCTCGAGACTTATGAGAGCGTTCAACTGTTGCTGTACGGGTACCCGTTCTATGAACTCGATGAACCAAACCCTTGTGTCGGTATGTCCGTTCGGGTAGTGTTCGCTTCCAAACTGCAATGAGCCTCTCTCCGAGCCCCTTGATGGTCAAGGTTGAGCCTTTGAGTAACTCTTGGTCAATAGGGTCGATCCCAGGACACTCGCCCTCTACGTCCTCTAGGGGGTCACCATTGAGTGCCTCACCCAATGAGATTAGTCCAACCTCAATGGTTGGGTACTTACCAGAGGGGCCCTCAGGAGTTAGAGCTAGGATGATTCTAGTACCCTCTGCCCGCACTTCCAGTGTAGATCCATTCAAGATGGCTCTATCCACAAGATCAACCTCTCGGTCCAGACGATCAAATCTGGAAACTACAGGCCCATCAGATAGGTCAATGATGTCGATATCATGGTCAAAACGGTTCAACTCAGGCATTAAGGCTCACTAATGGCAATAGGACCTTACACTTCACAAATGGACCAACCGGTAGACCCTAGCCTACTACCATGGATCCTAAACTTGAATGACATGAGATTCCCACATGTCGAAGAACTTACATTCGTCTGCTGGGCTAATAGCATAGAGGAATTGAAGAAATTCGTCAATCAGGAAACAGTCGAGTACTATAAGGATGATAAGTGGGGAAAAACATTCAGGAAATTCGGGCCACTCGAGTGGTACAATCGGCCTTGGGAGCATGATGATTCGAACCACTTCTTACAGCCGTCTCCTACAATAGTTGCCTACGGAATTTTCGAGTACCGAAACCCCCTAATCGTGAATCTTCCTAGTATCGAAGATCTGATTCTTCGAGCTCAAAATGCAAACCCACAACCAGCAACTAGGTTCGAGCGAATAACTTTCAACATGGTGGAGTGAAGTGCCCCTTCCGAATTGGGCTATTCTTGGAGCCGTTATCTACCCACGGCCACGTGACCAGGGTATTGGGATTCTAAGAGAATCTGGTGCAATCATTGTATACCTGCTTCGAGAAGAAGCTCAGCTAAATCAGAATCACGTTGTATTCAGTGTAGATTCTGAGACCCTCGAGCGAAACTGGATGCCACTCTCAGAAGCTGAGCCATTATTCACAGATCTAACTCCTGGAATGATATATGCAGCAGGAGCACCTGAGTTTGTCGGCATCATGCCTGTTAGGACAGATCTTACAGTGCTTCCAGGACCACCAATCGGATGGATTCAGACAGGAACAAGACTACGACCAATATTAGGAGGACCTGGTGCAATCATTGTAGGAGCCCTTGGTAGTACTGTTCATGTTAGAGACGTGGAACGTTGGGATGCTTCACCATTAGTACTTGGAACAAGTGTCCGATCGTATACTCCAGAGCAGATTGTTGAAAGGTATCGGCCTATACCACCCCCAATGCCGTCGTGGTTCTCAGTTGGGTCTAGAATTATTCAGAATCATGACAACAGAACGTACCTGGTACTCTCTTTTGACCCTAATAGGTGGTCAATGAGCGCAACCTTAGAAGACGAGTATCATCCGACTAACTTTTCAGTGAGTGACTTTCCAAGGCATTGGCGTCCTGCTAGTTCCATTACCGAGTACAGACCAAGTACGAATGTCACTAATATTGCTCCGAGCAGAACCCAAACCGCTCCCGAGTGGCTTTACCCTGGGATATTCCTTAGAAGAAAGGTAAACCCAGATCACGTATTTGTGGTCTCAAGCCTAGACCAAAACCGTTTTATTGCGGTACTAACTCGGTTAGATAGTCTAAGACCTACGATTCTTGGATCAGTTTTCGAAGAAGTTGACTACTGTCGTGTCAGCGAACAATTTGTACAAGTTGATAGTGAAGGGAGCCCTGCATCTGAATATAAGTGCCCAAAGTGCGGTGAAACTGGCGTTCGTGACCATGACGCTGCAGAGCGCCGGGCTAGTATTGATTCAGTGAGAGCCTACACTTGTAAAGCTGATCATACTTGGTACTTCGTTTCAGGTACCGAAAAAGACGGCAAGCCAGCCAACCCAAGCAGATTTGAACGGGATATTGGCATTTAGAGGTATCATTCCTCGAGTTTTGGTGTACTGTCCCCTGTCGTTATGCAAAGAAAACCGATCGTGAAGCCCATTCAAAACAAAAGACCCAGCTGGTGGAACGCTCTAAACCTAGAATCGATGAGTAGGTATAGCGATACTGCCCGTATGATCTTGGACCACTCCGTAATTTCAGGGCAAACAGTGTACTCAGGGAATTGTCGAGGTACCCTAGAAGATGCTGACTTGGATAATGCCTTCGAGGACTTTGTCAAAGTTCTTGTGACCAGCATTGAGGGTTGCACAAGCTTTGCTCACTGTCCTGTTTTTGGACGTGGGGAGACAGAGACTTGGGTACTATGGGACAAGGGTTCAATCACGATCCACGTCGGTATCGACAAGAAAGTTACCGTTCAGGTTACAACCTTCAGCCTAGAAAACTACACGGCTGTTGTTGACCTTTTTGGCCAATACTTGATCCCAGAGAATGTCCGACAACCAGTGTATTCCTTGGCAGAAGGCAGTAACGGAATTGAGATCATGGAAGTTGGCTTGGCTGGAGAGCCCCTCGAGCGATCCAATTATGTCCAAGAAGTACTCGATGGGTACGAGTACATCATAGCTGAACTTCGAAGAGAATCCCCCATTGGACGCCTGGCTATTATCTACGGGGAGCCCGGTAGCGGTAAGACGTACCTGATCCGAGGACTCCTCAACGAAATACCGGATGCTATCTTCGTGCTAATACCAAGTCATCTTGTTGAAGACTTGGCAGGACCTCAACTAGTCCCCATGCTGATCAGAGCAAGGAGCCTGGCTGGTACCGACAACCCCATCGTCCTAGTTATTGAGGATGCCGACAAGGCACTGGTACCAAGAGAGAAGGGGTCCCTAGCTGCCATCTCATCCCTGCTCAACGTTTCAGACGGTATCCTTGGTCACACACTAAATCTCCGAGTAGTCTGCACAACGAATGCAGCTCTTGAAGATATTGACCCTGCACTGAAGAGAGCTGGTCGCCTTTCCCTCCAACTCAATATTGGACTTCTACCAATTGAGAAGTGTAAGGAGGTATACGAGAGAATCATGGACGGTAACACAGCTGTATTTGAGGAACCTCTGCCCTTGGCCGAAGTTTACCGATTCGCGAATACCGAAGCCTACTCTGATTCCGATGAGGATACGGATGAAGATGAGGGTGATGACGAAGATGACGATGAAACCCTTGATGACGATGATGACGATGATGACGATGATGATGATGACGATGATGACGATGAGGCATAAGTGGCTGCAAGGAAGATCACTGATCTAACTCTCCTGAACTCCCTCCTTGATGCAGGAAAGTCTAGATTATCCCAAAGCGAACTCAAGGCCTTCTCCTCCATGTTGGAAGGCCTTGAAGGGGGTCTATTTGTCAATCTATCCAAAGGACAGCGCGAGTGGGTTGAGAAGAAGTACTACGATTTAGGAATGGATCGAGCCTACCTAAACCGATCCCCTGCAATTCGTAAACCTGTTCTCAAGTCCAAGGCTTTAGTACCAATCTGGGAACAACCAAAACAACTGAGACCTCCCGGTAGGTGACCTATGGGTTGCTCACTCATCTTTCGAAAGGGTGTTCTAGTTGATGTAACCTCTAGCTTTAGCACCAGTTGTCAGGTCATACCCTATGCATGTCAAGTAGCTGTCAATCGATATGATCCATACAACAGGGAGGCAGAAAGCACTCAAGTAGCTGCCTTGTACCCACTTAACTTGCACAATAGGCACTACTACCTACTGGTCACTGATACTCAAGCCTATTATCTTTATGTTGATCTACAAGGCAATGTACTAGAGTTTGATAGCCCAGAGTGCTTTGACTTAGCCCTAGTTAGGAATGATCCAACACTAGGGCAGGGACACACTCCCATAATAGGAGTACTCAGATCAAGTATCCCCCAGAGACCTACCCGATTTGAACGCCTCCTTCGGGATAATGAAATCTGGGAAGACTACCGCCCTCCACCAAGACCCATCCCAGAAACTCATAGGGCTGAGATCACTGAAGAAGAGCTTGCAGCAATCTTTGACAAGCCAAAAAAGTTAGTTGCCCAAGCGCCTAAACCCATGGACATCGACATCATCAAGTGCATGGAAGAAGTTATAGGTAAGACCAGCTAGGTGTATTCTGTACCATGTTGTTTAGATTAGACAACCCACGCTTCATCATGAATGCGCAGGAGTTCCCTGCGAATGTTGTCTTCTATTGTCTGGCCTACCAGGATTGCACAGGAGATCTAATAGTAAATTACACTGATCCGTCTAATTCCAGACGAGTAACTGAACCCATCACACCAACTAGAAGTTTGCAAATATTCCCTGGAATGGTGGTTCACGAATACGTGGCTCCCTTCACCGATCTACATGATACTCTTGGTAGACGAGGAGCCACCATTGGGTTCAACTTCGTGGCTAGGAGCTCATTTAGAGTTGCCGGAGCTAACTACGGGATCCGAACTCTGGACATCATCATGATTTTCCCAGTCATCGGTGGTGGAGTAATTCGAATCCAATCTGGGGGTCAGGATTGGGACATCGCTAATCCAACTTTCAATCCAAATGCTCCGATACCAGAGATGAGCACTCGATATAGTGGTGCTGGTAGAATGGACGAGTATGTAAGTGGACCGGCTGGAATTGATAACCGTCGGGTCCCGGATGATGTAATGATCAATGCCTACCAACGATCTCACCGAGGGTATGTTGGCAATACCGATGAAATCGAACGACGTAGGGCAAGCCGATTGGCCAATTTTGATCTTCGTGAGGTCTCTGAAGCTGAACGAATTCAAGAAGCTGAAACCCCTCCCCAAGAAGCTGGCCCTAGGCTCTCACTATCAACCGCCGAGATTCAAAGACAAGAACGGTTAGCTCAGATTCAAGCCGCTGAAGCTCGACAGGTTGGTCGGGTACCCCCTCCAACAGTCTCTGGATTGATACTCGGGAATGAACCTCGTCCCGAGCGTGAAGTCAACTTAGTACTCCCGACAGGAAGAACACCAAAAGCACCACCAAAGACCAGGCTCGAGAGAGCTGCGTTAGATGACGAAGATGATTGATTGATCTTCGTAATCATGTTACTTGATGGGGTCTTCCTGGTGGAGGGAAAATGAGACTTCCAAAAGAGTTAGCCCCACTTCTGACTGAGATCAGAGTCACTATCCGACATATCATTGGTTTCAGCCTACGGAGAATCTCGGATATCCTCCTGTACGACTACGAGATGCCTTCCAAGACGGGTAGCAAACCCGAGGCCACACCACCCTCTGTCGAGGCCGATCCACCCCCAAAGGTACGGGACAGAAGCGGGTATAACCCAATGGAGCATGGAGCTGTACCCTCAGCTCTGTATGGTGCACTAACTGTCCTACTCCAACACGGACGAGAAGCTTCTCTGACCGTCAATCAGATCCTTGAAGAGATTGAAGCTACTGACTCAACTCTTCGCAAAGGACTGAAGTTCATGGAAGAACAAGGGGTAATCGGACATCGTGGATCCCCATCCGAGTTCTACATCACCAGTGAAGCGATGGCTCTTGTTTACATCCAGGGATTCAAAGATCGCAATATCCCACTATTCCTAAAGGAGTCCGGGGAAGCGAACCCTGGCTTGCACTAACTTCCTATACAGAGCTTCTTTTCCAGGCATTGAGAATGGAAGTGTGATAAATATCTTGTCATCTCCTGAGTCACCGCCCCACAGTACCATCTCATATGCAGCCCATTCAAACGGGCCAACAGCCATTGGTTCAATGGGATCCTCAGCATAAGCTAGGCACACATGCGGCTTATATTCAGGGTACTTCTTTGAGTATTCGACCTTTGCTTTATCCAAAGACCTGCACAGATCTTCTTGAAAGATCATTAGTTCTGGGCTAACTACAGAGCCTATGATGGGAACTCCATCATCCCCTTTAGGAAAAGAAATGACCTCTTCAATGAGCAGTTGAATGGGTTTCGTGCGAGAGGCCACTTCGTAGGCCACCACGATTGCTTTTGAGATACGATCGATAGGAACATTACTCCCAAAATATGTGCAAGTGAGGTGCTTTTCGTCCCGAGGTACTCGTTCACCTGGAACCTCAATCTGGCTCAGGAGACGCGATACTTCGTGTGGGACTTTGATTCCGATGAAGGCCATTCACTACATCAACTTGATAAGAAGAATCTCCCGCCCTAACTTCAGGTGTAATAGACAACATGTCAGAGCCACAGGTAACCAAAGTCCTTCAGAAGTATTCCGTTCTAAGAACCACTCCAGACAAGCCCTTCATATTGAAGTCTGGGAAGGAATCCCTTATCTACGTTGATGTTAGAATCACAGCTCTCAGTCACGAGGGGATTTGGGTATTGGCCCCATTCATCTATGAACAGGTGATCAAGTACTCCAATGTTGGCTTGGTAGCTGGCGTAGCCATTGGAGGGTGCCCCTTGGCCACCGGAGTCTCGATGTACTCTTCCACTCGAAGTCAGCATCTGAATGCACTCTACGTGAGACCTGAGGCCAAGGACCACGGAACAGGTAAACTCGTCGAGGGGTCTTTCAAAGCTGGCGATGGGGTCATCCTTGTCGAGGATGTGGTAACCTCTGGTGGCTCGTCCGTGAAAGCCATCAAAGCACTCCAAGAAGCCGGGCTTAAGGTCTTGGCTGTAGTGGCCGTCCTTGACCGAGATGAGGGTGGCAGAGCCTTAATCGAACCCCTCTGTTACTTCCACGCCCTCACAACCCTCAAAGAATTACTGTCTAATTGAATATTCTTACGGGCCGATACAGGGAAAGTTGGGTATCGGCCCCCAAAAATAGTTGAGAATTAGGCCCCTCATACGTAATACTTTTTGAGGCCCATGAACTCAGAAAGTATCCTAAGTTTTCGAACCAGAAGGCGTATAGCTAAGCTCTGGGGAGTCCCCCCTTATCGAGTCGACGTTCAGATCGATATAGTAAACCGTAGATTAGTAGCCACTCTTGATGGAAACCCTCCAGACCAAGAGAAGCGATCCATCCTGGAACAAGATGTAGTTGAATCTACTAGGAACTTGAAAAAGTCGATGAACTGACTCCCATGCAAGATACTAAAGTCTATCGAACAGAAACCAAAGTCGACTTGTTTGATGCTTCCTACCGTAGGTTTCGAGTCAAGTCGAGTATTCGTGAATCTGCAACAGCAGCCCTCCTGGAGACCATTGGCCCAACCACCATTATGCCAGTGCTCGATGGGTTCGAGATAGTCTGCAGGGGAGTCCTAGAAATGTCTGACAATAACGAAAACTCTTTTCTGGAAGCTGCACGTAGGGTAGCCTCAAAGTTCAAAAGGTAGCAATAATGTCAGAAGAGTCGTCAGTGGTATCTAGGTTTGACCCACGTGTTGCAGTTTACGCTGGAAGTTTTGACCCTCCAACCCATGGGCACCAGGACCTCATACTCAGAGCTTGCCTCCGATTCGACACAGTATACGTTGGGGTAGGTACCAACTCTACAAAGACCCCTTTCTTCCTTCCAGGGGAGCGTAAGAATCTCCTGGAGATAGTCTGCAAAGGACTCGATAAAGTAAAGATTGAGATCTTCGACGGACTCCTAGTCAAGTACTGTGAGAAGGTTCGAGCTGGAGTCATCATCCGAGGACTTCGATCGGTATCAGACTTCGAATCCGAATTGGGCATTGCTCATGTGAATGCCAAACAGGATTCGGAAATAGAGACCTTCTTCTTGGCTGCTCGTCCAGAGCACGCATTCATTTCCTCTTCGGTAGCTCGAGAGCTGGCCCGTCACGGAGGTAACCTCGAGTACTACGTTCACCCGGAAGTGGCTAAAGCCATGAAGAAGAAGGCTAGTGGGTAACAAACCCAAGTTCCCAGTAGGTAGAGAGGGTAAACCTGCCGCCCGGAAGTATCTCTACGGAGTACTCTGGTCGATGCTCGATACCGAATTGAATAAGGACAACCTCGGAAAGTTAGAGGGGTGGGTGTTCGGTGGTATCGAAACAGAACATGACACAAATCTACTTGTTGAGGCTATCGAGACCCTAAAAGGTCAGGTGCGAAAGAAGTCTCAGTGACTAGATCCCGGACAGTGTTCCTGAATATCTGAGCCAGTTGCGGAGAGATCCCAAACCGTTCTGAGTTGACGGTGATGCTGTTCATGATATCACCATCGTTGTGCCGCTTCGTGGAGGCCAACCAATCGAGTAACATCTCGAGAACGTCGATGAGGTTCATCCCCTCAACTCCATTTTCGAAAAACTGAGGGTGATGCCTGTTGAATCGGTAATGATGCTCTAGGGCTGAATTCATCTCATGAAGGTAGTCGAAGTACTGAGGGCTCCCGAAGGTAACCCCTCTCAGTCTAGGACTGTACTCGGCAAAGACTTCCCGCTCAGGTGGTTCAAGCTTCGATTGATCGTGGAACTCACCTCTTTTTAGTAGCTCTATGGCGGCTCTCTGAAGAAGGCCTCGAACCTTGCTGATGTGCTCTAGGGTGGCGGCGTTGCCTTTCAATTCGGCAATACTCAACTCTGTCTCTTCGGTCATAAGGAATTCAGTCTTCATCTAGGAGTGCATTTATTCGATCAAACCGAGTTGGTTGATCATTCTGGCCACCATTGAATAGCGGCTTGTTCGAGCCTAAGTTTGAGAAAACCCATCGGACTGAGACTGTAGGAAGCACAATGATAGGAGTACCAAGTACAATGAAAGTTGCCTGAAAGTTGACTCGGAGTATCTCGAGAGTGAGGTTATTCCAGCTTTCACCTTCTTTTGTCAAGATAAAGTCAACAGCAAAAGCGGTACCTCGTTTCGAATCTAAGTAGGAACGAGCCTGGTACTCCCCAGCCGCGTACAGCCTGACTGGCTTGGATGCCTTCACATCGCTCAAACCCCATTTTCTGGTGGGGTTGCGGTCAACCCTTACAATGGATGGGGACCAAGTAGGCTCTGGCCCGCTACCTAGTAGGATCTGTGGAGTATTCCATCTGATCTTGTCTACCAAGACATCGGGACGGGACAAGTCGATCTGAATCAAGAGTGCCCCTTCCTAGAGGGATAGGCCCAAGATGAGCCCTTCTTGAACCTAACCAGTAATCTCGGATGCATCTCCTTTAGTCTCGACTTGTCATCCTCCGATCCACGCCACCCAAGCAGAAGGTTCAGGGGACATCCGATCGGGACCCATCGGTCCAGAGCTAAGAGAATCTCGTTAACTCCTGAAGCCCCATCGGAGGATAACTTCTCCATCTCATCTGAGAAGACGATGAACTCTTCTAGAAGTTGATTGTCTTTGGCAAGGTTTAGGATAAACAGCAGAAGGTCGATTCGTTCATTACTCTGGACATCTCCCTTCACCCCAGTCCTCAATTTAAAGCTAGCTGGGTCACTTAGTGTACCTTCTACCCATCGACCTAGAGCCTCAACATTCTCCTCAATTGATGGGATCGATTGTCGTTCCTGAGCTTCGAATCTAATCTCCACGAGAGCTGTGTAGAACTCAGTCAGACGAGAGGACTTCCTACCTACAAGGTCTTTAAGGTAAGAAGTCAGTATCAGTTCTCTATGGGCCACTAAGCACCAGAGGATATCCCACCCCACTGGGTTCATACTCGGGTGGGGTGGTCGAAAAGACAGGGTGTCTCTCACACGAAACCTTGAGGGTACTCTCATCTGACGTACGAGAGTCATCAAATATCCAATAGGGTCTTCTGACCTACTAAGTTCATGACTTATTAGCAAGACCCCACTAGGCAACTCACGCTCAAGAGCCTCTATAATGGAACTTTGAATTGTACCAGGGATCACCTTAAGGGTATCCCTTGAGGTAGCTTGAAGACTACTCCCCCATTCGACTAATTGGGCTAATTCATAGGATGGAGGTTTCAAGTACTTCGCCCGTTCCGACCTAATACGGATGTCGTCCCAGAACTCTTCGACTGAGTTGGTCATAAGGAGAACAACTCTCGCAATCGAAAGCTCACTGGACCATCATTTCTATGCTTATCCAGTTGAAATGAGATAATCAACTTCCCATCTGAATCTCGCTCTAGCACATAGTCATGATCTAGGCTGCTATCTCTGTATAGAGCTTCAAGAGTCAACAACGCTTGTAACCCTGTTCCTCTACTTCCATTACTGTCAATCAGCCTAGTAAGAATCCTATCGATGATTGTTCTCGGCAGAGCTCGAAGGAACTCCTTCACCTCAAGAGCGGGCATCGAAGGAACCTCAAGAAAAAGCTGAATCAGTACACTTGCATCCTTCTTCCGTTGCTCCACCATCAAAGTCTTCAGTAACTCACGAGAGAACTCAGTTAAGATCATCGTGAGGTAATAGACAAAGTTACCACTTGAGTTGATGTCTGGAGATAGGTGATCAATCGCCTGGCTGCACTTGGAGTAAAGTAGTGACGGAAACTTCATCACCATCTCTGTAATAGCATCGTTGATTACAGACTCCGGTCCACTATCCTCTTCTATGGGTTTAATATTGATGCGTTCAAGTCGGATAGCATCCCAAAATTCTTCTATCTCATCCATACTTTGAACTGGCATTCAAGTTAACCCCTTACTCAACCATTCTGGAAGTGGGTCTTGAGATGAGTAGCCAATTGCTACCCATTTACTTGGTTCCGGGATAGAGAATATGTGGTTCACTCGAGTCTCTGGCAAGTGTAGTGACTCAAGGAGCCTCCTAGCTATAACACTAGACTTCTTACGAGTACCCTGATCAGGAAGCCTTTTCACACATCCTGTGAAGGTAATAGCCATCAAGTGTATCCTCTCAATCACTGCCTTGCGTAGATCTTGAGGAACTATGACGTGAACTCGATTACAAGAACCACTATCGACTACACGAGAGAGGGCTAGTATAATGGTGGCATCGATATTCTCAGGACTGTTATCCTTTGATGAAACACCATGTGACTTAGGATTTTGGTACAGAGATGTCTGTACTTCAGTCACATCAGGGCCAACAAATAACTGGTGGAACTTCAGAGGTGTCAACATACTCCCGAGAAGATACACCAGTAGCCTTGAAAAGATGATGAATCATCTAGTTTTTAGGCAAACTTCGAACTGGGAAGACTGTTAGAGATGGCAGATCTTTAGATTCAACCCACTCTTCAAATGACCTAAATAGAGCAGTAAATGCAATCGGGGAGGCTTGTTCTAAGGTCAACCGAACTCTGAGTACCTGAAGATCTTCGGTAGGAATCCATTTGCGCTTAGCCACCTGATCAGCAAAGTCCCCAACTAGATCAGTTCGATAACGTTGAGTGGACAGCCAGGAAATGAAGTTCAAGCTTCGCCCCTCTTAGGCTCAATTGTCGAGAAGAGTCTTTCTCTATGAAGTTTGAACACTGGTTTGAGTGGTTCTTTCTTCGCCCCTTCATGAAGGATCCAACGAAGCCACTTCGCCTCATCTGATCTGAAGTTGACCGAACACCACTTAGCTAAGAGGTCAGCTGACCAGAATGTTGTAGAGACAGGTCTCCCCTCAGGTGGCTCGAACTCCCAAAGCTGCCAGGCTTCACCAGATGGAGGTTCGATAGGTTGCCACTCATCGTATAGATTAACTCCACTGTATAGATGTTGGACAGCTGGGTTCTGATTTGGAATTACTTGAGTCCCAGCGCACAAGTTACACAAACCCCAGATGCCTCTTCTCCTAGCTCTGATCTCAATCAAATAGGATCTAATCAGAGGAGAGTCTGCAGACCAAACCCTATTCTGAAGCTTGGTCACCTCCACCAAGTCCATCCCACTTTGTTTGGCTGACATTAGTTCAAGCTTGGTGAGTCGACACGCCCATTTCCTAAATGTGAGGTACAACTTAGTGCACTCTTCATTCAAACCAGTCCCGCGGCAGAGAGGGCATTGGATAGGACCTGGCCACGGGTTAACATACCCATGCCAAACTTGACCTATAGGCCAGTCAAATTCAAAAGGTACCCGTTTTAGAAACCACCGCTGACTCACAGCTAGTTCGAGATATAAAGGCTTTTTCAACGGATGCTGGGTTTCGGTGTAGTTGATGGTACGTGAGAACCCTCTCTGATTACAGTAACCCCATAACTGTAGGTACATGTAATATTAGGTACCACCTAATCTATAGCTTAGGGTTTCTACCGGTGTCTATGAGGCTTCACCGAATAAGTTTTGTTTCCAGCTCAATCAGAAGAGAATGCTGAATCGTGATTCCTAATAAAGTTCTCACAGTAGTAATCACTACATTACGCAGGTGGTTTACCTAGAGTAGTGGTTGGATCCACCACTAAATACAGAGTGCTCTCTAATGGCTAACTTCAATTGAAGGTCAGGGGGCCCAATTACTTTTTGATTGACGGCAAGTATTATGTGACTATCGTGTAGGACTATTTCCAGGAGGGTTGAACCTATCAAGATAGATACTCAGAATACGACTATTTTATAGCCAAACCAGTGTGGTTCTCACCAGGATGAGGGCTACCTGCAAAAAGGAGTAAATGCCTTGGAACAGGTAATTGCTTGGATCGTATCACTCATAACCTCTGTGGCCCCGATGGGTCGAAAACAATACATCCCCGAAGCTACAGAAAGCACTGAAGAAACTGAAGCTCGCTACAATTCAATTGCATTTGATGCAATGAGTGTGGCTTACAACCCGCTAGAAAAACCCCTGTTTTCAGGCAGTCGTGGGCGTGCCCGCACTGTTATGGTAATCTTAGCGGCAAGTACCTATGAAAGCTCCTTCAGACGAGATGTTGACCTCGGTATTGGAAAGCTATCCAAGGGGGATGGTGGTAAGTCTTGGTGTCTTAATCAGATACAACTTGGAAAGTCTGATGCTGACGGCAACACCCCAAACAGGATCATAGTGAATATAGGTGGAGGCTACAAGTTCACTACGAAACCAGATGAAGGATGGAGCGGAACTGACTTGGTTCAAGATCGACAGAAGTGTTTCCATGCAGCTCTGGCTGTAATCAGATCTTCATTTGCTGCAACCTCTGGTCTACCTCTCGAAGATAGATTGAAGGTATACGCCAGTGGAAGACTTGACAGGGGTGAGGAGGCTAGCCATCGTAGAATGGGTCTGGCTATACGCTGGATGAGCACTAAAACACCAAACTTTCGTGATTCTGAAGTACTTCAATGGATCGAGGCTCAGCAAGAACCAGAGAAAAGTACTGATCTAGAGTTACCAATAGCGAAGGTTGGACAACCTTCGGTGACTAAAGGTACAGGAGCGTATATGACTGTACCTAGGTTACCAGCATTTGTTGGTCTCGCTCTGTAGTAGGTGATTCTTTTTATCCCATAGTCCGATAGGAGAACTTCAAATGGCCATCTCGAGTCAAGAACTGTCAGAACTAAAGTCTAGAGTACTCGTTGCAATACGAACGAGATCCAACATTGCTCGGGTATCAGACTACCTAATCAGGCTCATTCGAGAAGCTGGGTCCTACTTACCAGAGCGGCCAAAGACGGACACCGACACCGAGTACTTGTATTCGGTCATCCTTGCAGTAGAAGAGAAGCAAGGGTCTGTACAAGCATCAGTTACAGAGGAGCCTGAACCAGCTCCTGTAAAAGAGAAGGCTCCTGTTATCCCAGAACCTGTTGAACTGGAAGAGGCTCCTGTTATCCCAGAACCTGTCGAGGAGTCCGCCCCAGAGATCACAACAGTAGAGGAACTGGACTCAGCGGAAGTTGAGTCCATTGACAACCAAGAAGCTGAAGAATCAGTTCCAGAACACCCTGAGGTCCAAAAGCCCAAGGGTGGAAAACAGTCGAAGAAGAGTAAGAAGTAACCCTTCTAGGCTACCGTTTCAGCCCCATTCGAATCATCTTCAGTGTTGAATGGGGCTTGGATCACATCATCAAGACTCTGGGCCATGGTCAGTGCTACCAGGTTTGAGATCCTAGTCTTCTGATCATCGGTTAGTTCTGGTGGAGTTGTGTAATCCACATCCAATTGCGCGATGGTGTGGAACACAGATGTTAGGGTCTTAGTATAGGACGATTCATCGGCCGTATAGTATCCTTGGGAACGCAGTAGGTGAGAAAACTGAGCCGGGTCCCCGGCAAGCACAGCCGGCCATGACCTGGAGAATCTCTTTTGAAGCAGCCCTATGTAGTCGACAGTCCCGTCAACTAGGGTGTTGAAGGCCCTAAATCGACACCCTGAGTGCTTTGGGTAGAACCAGATGATGGACGTCCCATCACCACGATCCTGAGTCACCCTAGCAATGGCAGGGGCCGCAGTGGCCATTGCATGAGCTGTAGCTGTCTTCAGAATCTCGTTGCAGGCAAAGTAGCAATAGTCGTGACCATCCCCCTCGACCGACTTCACGTTGCCGAGATTGTAGCACCACATACTGGCCCCCCAGCCAGTTTCCAAGGCCCACTGGCTGGCCAAACACCAAACAGATTCTTTTTTTGGACTTTCGCCGAATAGATGAGTCCATGCCTCGTACAGAGCTCGAATCAAGTCTTCCTTACTGACCAGAGTCTTCTGAGCAACTAGTTCGGAGGGCATACCCAAGAGTGGGTATAGATAGACTACCTATCGGTTTGACATCAGAGAGGCCCTCTTATGTCAAATTCAAATGACACCTTCGTTACACTCGTCAAGAAATACGTTGGTTGCTCTATACACGTACGGAAGGATGATCTTGGGGCTCTGGTATGCCGAGGCGTAGATGACCCGGCTCAATCAGTCCTCATCAAGACCAATTGTGGCATGTTTGCTCTAGGCATCATGTGTGAAGCCGGAGTTCAACATGATCTTCTGAGGCAACCCTACAAGTCAGGAATGGCTATCGCTTGGGTACGAACCATCGGCAAAGACTTGAAGGCTCTCAACAAGTACAGCAGGGCAATTCACCCTAAGGCTGGATCATTGCTCCATTACTACACGCCAGGTAAGAATGACAACCATGTTGAGTGGTTGCTCTCAGACATGGATGATCAAGGCTGTGCTGAACACGGTGGTGGCGGTCGAACCGACAATGCCATCACAACAGCTTCAGGTCTCGTTACTTGGAACTATGGGAGGCCCCTTCAGGAGTGGCTTGATCCCGACATGCTGCTTCCGTAGCATCAATTCGAGCTTGGGCCTCTTTCATTCTTGGTAGTATGTAGTCTTTAACGTAAGTTGCTACGAAGTTCACAAGCAACAACCCGGACACCCAAAGTTTTTCCCCTTTACTGTTGACTACCTGGACATCTCCAGATAAGTCGGAATTGAAGTTGACGTGCCCATCTGGGTGTTCGAAATGATGCATCCTTATGCAGCGGTACGAGACCGTCTCCCCTCTCGGATATCGGTTGAGCAAACATCAAAGCTACCCGGAAGACCGCGGCAGGGCATGTTGACTGGATAAGGGAAGTCACTTAGTCTCTTCACCCTACCCTCAATCTTTCGTTCAACGACCATCAAAGTAGAGCCTGTTCCAGATAGAAGTCTGGCCTGCTCTTCAATAGTGATCCCCCATCGTTTTTCATCAAAGAGGGTTTCAAAGGCATCGGCCCCTATGATGATAGGTAGCCCTGGAAGGTGTTTTGCCTTGTCCACGAAGTAAGGGTAACCTCGTGTAATGTAAACATTGTGGCCCTGCAACATCTTGGCCCGTTGAAGGATCTCCCAAGTCTTGATGGGTTCCTTGTGAGGGGGTGATGCTTCGATAGTGAATGCAACAGGACCCCCAACGTGGTTGATATAACTGTCAGCCATTCCAAAGTGGCCAAAGTGGGGAGGATTGAAAGAACCTGGGAAGATAGCCCCTCGCTGCCGATACTCATCCTTGGGAAACTCCAAGAGTCTCTTACCTGTGCTCGAGAAGTAGGGCCGGCGGCGAAGTCTCTCTTCAGCCAGACCCTCAGCCCTACCGTTGCGGAACTCTTCGATACAGCCCTCGGGTAGGTCTAGGCCAGTGATGAAACTATTGGTCACGTCCTTGAGGGCACTGATCAGAATAGCGTTACAGATCTGACCGTCTAGATGCCTTCTCTCGGCTCCAACTCCCTTGACCAACTTGACATAGGTCAAGGTGGCCTTGTGCTCTTGGAAGGTTGCCACGAAGATTCGGTGGTCTCCCTTGTGAGCTGTAGTGCTCGCTGTGACCGCACAGACTCCGATCCCAATAGCTGGGGCCCCCTCATACTGGTAAGCCCTGTAGAAGGCATCCATGGCGAAGTCCATGGCCGTCCCTTCGTTAGCATAACCGTCGGGAGAGAACCCGAGGAAGCTGTCAATATCCTCCTTGGCGTAAGGCATATGGCAACCAACCAGAACATCCGAGACCCCCGGTACATCCCAAATATGACCAAAGGTCCCAGCACCAGCCATACCGGCAATGCAAAGCCTAATCTTCTTAGTTGGGAGAAAGTCTACTGAATCAAGGGGTTGTAGTTGTGGTAGGAGCATCTTCTTCCTTATGCTACGAGTTGAGGTTCAGCATTCTTCCTCAAAAGATTGCAAAAAGCACCTGGTACTGTGAAAGGTCTGAAGGTAGGCTTTCCAACAAGGCTCTTCAGCAAGGTATCAAAGGCTTCGTGAACATCATCGGCTTTGGAGGGCCTCATAGTCCTCTGAGGGTTCAGACAGAGATTAAGTAAGTTCTGGATCTCACGGGGTACCGAGTCCGGCATCTCGTTGGTCTTCACGTCACCACCGAGTAGAGAAACCATGCACTTGGCTGCCATGTAGATGTCGGTAGCTTCAGAAGCCTCTCTCCTATCTGGTACCTCAGGAGGATAGTAGTCTGCATACTCAGTGATGAGTGCAGGGATCTGAGTTATGTTTGAGTAGACTGAATCGGCTGGGTCAGGTTCGCCAAGAGGTCTACTCCTACGAGGGGTAATCTCTAGTGCCTGCGCTCTGGTAGAGACCGAGTAACACCAATCGATGATCTTGGCACCGTGGTTCTGACCAAACAACAGGATGTGAGGAGGGAGAACTGCCCCATGCAGAAAACCATTCTTATGCGCCCACCATAGTCCAACCAGGGTTCTCTTGAACATCCAAGCCATGTCCCGATAGTCAATCCCCTTTGGGTGGGCTATCATGACATCCTCCACAGTGAAATAGTCTGGGATTAGGGAAGTGATGCTTCCCATCTGTCCTTGATAATCAAACCCACCGTAGCAAGTTGGATAATAGAGGTTGAACTTGGACCGATCCGGATCCGTTGAGGCTAGGCCATTCAGGACTTGGATTTCCCTAAGTAGTAAATCGGAATTACTTGAATCCGAGCAGATCTTAACGATGACAGGGGTCTCAATCACATCGTCATCGTCATCCTCGAGAATGTGATCGAAGCGAGTTCGAGGCCCAGCATGCTTAACAGTAGCTTTTGGAGCAGGGTTCTCATCCTTATAGATCCCTTGATAGAGGTTGCATAGGTCACCTTCCATCAACCGAGCTCCAAACGTAACACTCTTCTTATCTCCAAGGGCTACCGTCGGCATGTTAGTTCCTTGTCATCAGAGGTTGATCCGTGAGAAAGAATTGTGATTGGTGCTCTCATCGTCTTAGATATTCCAGATATTAGACGATCTGGGTCATTAAGGGTAGTGAAAACTGGCTCGGCGTAGATATCTAAGAAGTGAGAGTAGGGGATCCCATCCTTATCGAAGTACTTTTTGAGGTGTTGATAGGCCTCCCACGTGTTTGCATCAAGAAGTAGCTTGTAAAATGGCTTGGTCGAACAGTCGTACCGAAGGCAAACTTTCTGAGGGCCGCATATGTGATCTAGGTGATTCAGGGCTACCTCATCCATTCCACCTAGAACTTCTCTAGCATACCGGGCTAGTACGAAGTCGTAGAACCCTACTCGAAAGGCACCCTGCCACTCCCCTTTGGTATTGTGATCAACTACTCGTGCATCAGGGTCCTCTGTAGGGAATGGACCGGATCCATGCCGCGTAAGATAGGTTCTAGTGACCCCCATTCGGGTTACCTTCCCTGAGAAACCATTGAGTAGTTCCAAGGCATTGTGAAAAGTACAATTGCTCCATGTTGAATGGGGGTGAAAACCGTACTCCTCATCCAAGAGAACTCCTTGAGCCCCCTCGAAGATGGTTGTCCCTGACTCGAGCGCTCTGGTTAGGTAACTCTGATCAACTACTCTGACCCCGACATGATTAATCAGGTGGTAGTAGTTATCCATGCAGTAGTCGATCAGGGTCCTGTCTTCGAGCATAGTATATTCGGACATGATCCTTTTAAGTAGATCATCGGATAGTCCAACAGGAAGTCCTTTTAGGAGAGGAGTCATTTCCTTCAGCTTCTTCTGTTGGATGATATTTAGCTTGGCTCTGATGACAGTTTGCCTAAAGAAGTCCTTAATTCGAATGGACCCATCAGGATCTTGTATCGAATCAGAGACTGTCTCACCAAACCCCATCCCACACGATCCCTGTCTCCCTTTACCGATCTTATTGTAAGTCAGAGCCTCTCGGTGCAGTTCACGAAGACGGTTCGTAGCCATGTGGAAGGGGGTGGTGACCAAGGCCCCCTCATCTATAGTTAACCTCTGGTAGGCATCGGTGACGCCAAGAGTGGCAAGATGCTCCTCTTCGTATTGTAGTAAGAGAGGGTTCACAACCATATAGCGGCTGAGGTAAGTCTCCGCTCCGGCAAAGGTACCGGAACTGAATTGGGAAAAACAATGAGATCTACCATTGTTTAGAACTACGTGGTGGGCAGCTTGAGCCCCACCATTAAATCTGCATACAAGACGAGCACTGTATTTACGACACAAGAAATCGGTGACCGAGCCTTTCCCCTCATCACCAAAACCAAGTCCAATTAGGATGATTGTTTGACTCATAAATACAGTTGAGGCCGGGATGGAAGTCACCCCGGCCTCCCTTTGCGCTAATTACAGCCTTTGGACCTTCGGAGGTGTTCCTATGGAAACCCCTTTGGCCTTGGCCAACTCCACCAAGGAGGATGCTATCTTGTTCGAGACTGCTTGAGTGGTTCCGGTAGCCTCTAGAGCTGCCTTGGCCCCATCAATGGTCACAACCTTCTCACAGACACCCATTGTGGTTGCAATGAGCTCGCAGATGTCCCCCTCATCTTGAAGGAGTAGGACATTCTCTGGCCCAAGCAACTTCTTCCAAGCATCCTGAATCTTGGTGTCACGACCGTGGTTGGTTTGCTGGGGTATGATGTAGAAGATGTTGTACCGTTGCTGACATTCCTTGATTATGTCCGCAGTGGGTATCTCAGCTACTTCCAGGGTCTCCCCGAAGAGAGTTTTAACAGACTCACGTCTTACCGCAGGATGCGCGTACTCATCACCAATGATGAAGAGGTAGCCCTTCTTCTGTCGTTTCTCCCAACAGTCGATCTTGGTGTGCCGAGCGAAGAAGTAGATAGCATTCTGATAGGACTCACCGTTGTTACCACCACCGTTACCCTCGAGCCAGAAAGACTCCAGGTCTTCGTCCATCCGGTTGTCACTCTCGAACTGACCAAACTGAGCTGAGCCGCGGTCTGAGAACTCATCCCCGACAGCCCCGAACAAGATCTGGGTATCTGGGATGCCAACTTTGCCAATAAGGCCGTGGAGCTTGGGAAGTTTCCCGTGAGCTACCCGTGGTACTGACTCCATTGATCCAGTGACATCCAATATGATCCCAACGGCAATTGAGTTAGGGTGTTCCAATGAATCACAGGATTCACGTATCCTGACCCCAAGAGGGTTCAGTCTGGTGTGAACATTCTGCTGATCCCGTGGCTTAGACGCCTGGGCAGCGTGGTGTGCAAAGGTTTGCTGACCCGTTTGCTGACGAGTCGTGCTTCGTTGCTGATAGAAATCCTGACTCCAACTTCCGCCTCCCATGAGAGACCTCTACTTTCATTGTGATTACTGTTCGAACAACTCGTTGTGGTCTGATCTAATCTTCATCATCACTAAGAATTCGATCGAACCGAGTACTACCCAACAAGGGGGTACTCGTTTTACTAGACACCGACGGTACTTCATCGGTGTCTAGTATTCGATCAAATCGAGTCCGTGGTTCACTGGGGGGAGTTGTCTGTTGGGCTGTGGTCTGTGGATTGGTAGTACTCCGATCAAATACTGGAGTCTGATACCTTCTATTAGACTCCCTACGAGAATATTCTCTACGAGCATATTCTCTACGACTATAGAAGGTGTCTGCCCAACTTCCGCCGCCCATAGAGCCCCCTAGACCCGTGAAAGGTTCTTTTCTGAGTTATTACGGACTTCTGAGAAATGCATGTCACGCATGAGCTTCCCATCTTCGAAGACTACTTGCAGCAAGTCTGACTTGGTTGACTCAGCTGGTACCGACTTGAACTCCCCACCTTCCATGATGAGGCTCAGTCGACCTGACTTCGATACCTTGCCTGGATCAGTGACAGGATCCTTGAACACGGGCACGGTTGCCCCTGTATTAGTTGTGATCTCCGAGCACTTCAGAGCCCACTTCTGAGTATCTCGATCCAACTGCTGGAGTAGGCCACCGCCCATACCAAAGGCTAGGTTGGAGGTCGAGTACTTGTGAGCTGTTATCGTGGCAAGGATCTCACGAAGAGAATCAATGTTGATACCATCTCCCTGAATGAGCTTGAAGTATGGGGGTAGAACCTTGTACCCACGCATGTTTTTGGTCATTCCAATCTTGTTCTCGAGTGTCTGCAAACACCGAAGAACCATTGCGGGTGGGTCTCCTGAGTCAGGTCGAATCACCAAGCAACCCCCAGAATTCTTGACCTGGTCGAGTAACTCTCCGCACCACATGTTCTCGATAACATTGAAGATATCGTAACTATCCGACACACAAGCAACGACCTTATCCTTCTTCAGGAACTGAGTGATCATGTTGCGATAGGCAAGAAGTTCTCGGTCTCGGCCCCACGAAGTGATGCTTGAATGTTCAGCCGCGGGGATAGAGAAACCGGCCATAGGCTCACCATAGAAGGCCCTAGCGAGCATGATACCTTCGAGGGTATCGGTACCCCTGAAGTTCACGAGATGGCTCATACCGCCGATGCCAGCCGATTCATGTGAGCTGACCCCTCGGGCTCCGAAGTCGTGCAATTTGAAGTAGATTTCGGCCCAAGGATCGTTGGCCGTTTCCAATAGGTGCTCGAGGATGACCCGCTTGCAGTAGTAGGACTGAGTGGCCACCGTACTCGGGTACCAATTTCGTACAACTTGAGCCTCTAGCCAACTGGCGGCCCAAAAAGTATCAGGGCCCCCAGTGCTCTCCAGGGATAGGACAATGTTCCGGGTAGGTACCTCCAGACCCTCAGGTACTGCCTTGATCCGCACAGGCCAGTACCCACCGTTTGCCACAATCTTCCCAAAGCCTTCTGCGTTAAATGGCTCCCCATGGGCCTCGAGAACCTCCTTGGCCTCGATGACATCCGCGTCCGTGATGGGTGTCGTAAGGTACTCCTTGATGAGGTACTGCAGTCCAAAGAAGATAGTGGATCCAAACTTTCCGCCCCTCGATTCCATGTAGTCATACATCCCAGTAGTACCTGGAGGGTAGGTTAGCCAGTGTGCGCTCTTATAACTATCTGTATTTAGTATTGGGTTGAATCTCATCTTGTCCTCTCAAATTTCGAAGTTGAAACCGCTTTGAACTGCTTTGTCGTATGCCTTCTTGTCGAACCTGTAGAGCTTAGCTGGAGGACCACTTCGACCGGAACTGGTACCTACCTCAGTTAGTATCTCCATTGCAAGGATTCTTCGCCTGAAGTTGCTTCTATTTAGGCTCTTTTGTAGGATGGCCTCGTAGAGTTGCTGTAAGTCCCCGATTGTGAACTTCTGAGGGAGCAAGTTAAACCCAATCGGAGCATATCGAACCTTAGCTTGTAGACGTTCCAGAGCCATCTTGATGATGTCTGCATGGTCAAAGGCCAGCTTCACATTGAGTTTTTTGACGGATAGCCACATTGAGTCAGCAGCATCCGACTTTCTACCTCCGACAACGTGGTCGTCTTTTCGAACAAGCCCAAAGTAGGCTACCGAGATGACTCGACCGCGTGGGTCTCGATCCGGTTTTCCGAAGGTAAATAGCTGCTCAAGGTACGAAATCTTGGCACCGGTTTCTTCTAATAACTCCCTGGTAACAGCCGTCTCCAAGTCTTCTTTCTTGGCCATCTCCACATAACCGCCTGGAAGAGCAAACCATCCAACAAATGGACCATCAGGCCCTCCTCGGATGGTCAGCAGAACTCTCAAAGGGTCGTTAGGATCCTTTGGATCATATCCAAACACAACTCCGTCAACAGTGACTGCAGCCATCTCGAATTCGTAGCAGTAGTTACGTTTTCTAGTGACTTCCTTCTTTTTCTGTTGTAATACCATGGAAAGATATACCTCTATGGTGTAGGGAACCACACCAATGTGGTCACGGTGACCTCTAGTAATGGTCATTGATACAACATCGATAAGTTCAAGGCAACCACAATCGGATCAACCACGTAGATTTTTTCAAGGTGTGATAATCATTACGGATAACTTAAGGACCATCGCATTTTTGACCAATTTGGTGTAAAGGTGCCCTATGCCAGTCAGAAAGTGTGGTCGTGCGGTTGACTTCGTCAAAGAAGTCATGAACCACGAACATAGGGATTGGGTTCGTGCTGATGATCCTGAGACTTCCAGCTGGGGGCTCGAATGCCGGATCTGTGGGAACCACTACTTAATAGCTCTTGCAGCATTCCAATACCAAGGCGGGGACCGCTACTCGAAGGCCCTTCGAGATTGTGCAAGTTCTGGTGGGGTGAACCTACTGCAGGCAGTTCTCGGGTTTGATTGTATCGCCTGTAATACGACACAGGGTGTTAAGCTCGAACCCTCAAGGACTCAATACGATACCACGTACCCACGCACTCGATTCGAACGGATACTTGACCCAGAGCCAGAAGACCCTAACATTGACATCCCTCTCTGCCGAGATTGTGCAGAAGAGCATCACCATCACTGGGATGAAATGTGGGCTATGGTTCGAGCTGATCAGATGTGAGGAAGACAATGAAAGAAATTCGATACTTTACCTGCGAAACTATAAGTGAGGCTAAGTGGTCCCTAGTAGCTGAGGATCACCGCCCACGTCTTGATGTTCGTTTCTTTGGGCTACGACGGGATATTGAGGGCCGCCCAGAAGAAGAGGAAGAGGTCTACCAAGTCAAAGACCCAAATTACTCGGAGCTATACCAGGAGATCAACAACCAGACTCCTGGGAAGTACTCTTTCAGGAAATTCAACCTCACCCAAGCAGAGTGGTGCTGGATACGAGGAGTACTCCACAGCCTGATGTGTGAAAATGCCAACCAGGTGCCAATTGAAGCTATTCTGGTTGGGGACTCAAAGGCTTTAGACCCTCAACCATTCGATCAACTCGAGCCCAGAGATCCGTGAGGGTTGAGTTGTTGTTCAAGACCCAATCGAAGTCATCATCATGTAGATTGAGTAGGTCGTTCTCACTTTTGTGATCTGGGGAAACCTTGATCTCCTTGACCTTTCTCTTTACCCGAACAAGCTTTCCACCAGCTTTACGAACCGCCTCCGCCTCATTCTGATACCGTAAGTCTGTGATCACTACATCTGTGCGGGGTACCCCAATGATGACAGGGCCACCTTTGACTCCAGAACACTGAAGTTCTGGATCGATTGAGGATGGGGTCCCAGAAAATGGATAGAGCCCAAGCTTCTGGTCATACCCAAACTTACCAGTAGCCAACTGACGGGTCATACGGATAGCGTACTCAGCCCAGATGGGCTCGTAGCACTCATTGCGACCCCAACCATCACCCAAGGTTTGAAGAGCGTGCCTAACCGTAAGTCCGACTGGAGTTGGGTCTTCCTTTGAGTGAACTAAAGGACAACTTCCTAAAGGACTTCCTCCGAAAACATTTCTTGGATACCGAGGATCTTCCTTGTTCCGATTCTCACTCGGTCCCCACAACTGGTCATCAGTGAAGTCAAACACATCCTTGAGAATGCGCTTGAGAGGGTCAGCAAAAGCAATTGGCACATAGTTGTGTGCTTGTACCAATTGCCTAGCAGCTTCATCCTTACCGGCACCAGCGCTACCCCTCTTACGAGAGAGCCAATTGAACCAACCAGCCTCAGTGGTGAGACCCGAGATAGCTATCAACATGTACTCGGATTACACCGAGTAGGGACCGGGACCCTCATTCGAGTTCAACATGGACCATAGGATCATCCCCATGGTTGACCAATCAACATTTGACAGGGTTTCTTTCGAGGTAATCAAGTCCCTAAACTTACGTACCTCCACGTAAGTCTTTTCGGTATCAGCTTCAACACCAAAGGTCTCACCAGACTTCTCTATCTCCCTCAGCTTATCCCGCTCAGCCTTGGTGATCCTGGCGTAGAATAGGGTGCTTGTATGAGCTGAAAGGGTTCCTGCTAATTGCAAAGTACCTAACTCCCTTAGGCGAGTTGGATCAATGGTAAAGGAGGTTTCCTCGTGAAGTTCTTCGAGTGCCACCTTCTTGGTCTCCCCTTTATCCTCTCTGGTGCTTCCACCTGGTAGTTCAGAGATGAACCCAGTATTGGTTCTAGCTGGACTCCTGAACTCTTTCACCAAGAGAACCTCAGTGTCCCATAGATAACTTAGACCCTCTCCCTCGGGACGATAGAGGAGTGCTACAGAAGAAATATCAGGCCTACCAAGAATAAACTCATTTTCCTTTAATCTCTGTTCTGAGGTAACCCACACTTTGACGTGGAGACACCAGAAGAAAACTTTGTCCCTTTTCTGACCGAAACCACGAAAGTTCCAAAGGACACGAGCGCTGTCAAGTCGGTTTCCAGCGGACGTCTGGGACTTGTACCACCTTTGAAAGGTCGGGTGCTTCCAGACGAGCAAGGGTACCTGAGCCTCACCCCCGACTCGTAGGGAGCCTTCTCCGATGCTCTTAACGGCATCTTCGAGCGTGGTGTCTAGTGTCGAGTAGTTGGCCACCTTCAGCTTGGTAGCCATGTGTTGAAGGTATTGAACCTTCTGAGCATCGGGTGGGGTACCAAGAATAACCTTTCCACTATCAGCCCAAAGCCCCCATTCAACATTGGTTGTGAAAGCTGGCATGGTCTTCAAATCACGGGGCACCCAGAAAACAATCATATCTGCTTGATGGAGAGCTTGAGTTTCCCATTCAACCTGATCGACATAGTCTCCGAACACTTTTCCATCACGAGGTTCTGGCACGAATACATGACCATCAAACCCAAGGCCCTCAAGTATTCTGAGAGCCTCTGGTCTCCAACTTGGGGTTCCCTTATCGCGTGGTGTTGGCCCAGCAAGGAAAATGCTTTTGACTACCTCAGTGGGGAGATCCTCTTTTGCATAAACCACCCTCATGCCCGACTTCCATGTCTCTGGATTCATGTACCAGAGTTACACCGGATAGAGTGCCTGATTGAATAAACCCCTTATTGAAGTGCTCGAACATGACATCGGACCTCCACCTAATCCAACGGGTAGCCTCAAAGTGGTCTAATCAGAATTTTGAGTCAAGGTACGCTCGTCTCTTGCTCTCGATGTCCAGGGATCAGGCTAAGAAGGTTCTTGGGTTCCCTCTTGATTACAACCCCTCAGAAGATGAGATTAGTAAGAAGTACAAGGAGAAGGCTCGAGAGAACCACCCTGATCGTGGTGGTGATCTTGACAAGATGGTGGAGATCAATGTTGCTAAAGACGTGCTGACAGGGAAGGCTGAGGAAGTGTGGCGGCCAGAACCTGGTCCGGCTCGTAAAAAGTATGAGCCACCCCCACGTCCAGAGGCAGTCTATACGGTGAAAGGGGTACCGTTCGCCGCCGCTTGGTCTGGAGCAGGAATCCCCAGTGGCACTGATTGGAAGTTCGTCAGTGAGAGGGTTAGCCTGTACAGTAAGGGATTTCCAAACCAACCGGGTTGCGTACTGTATGGACAGACAGCAACACTTCATGTTTTCTGTGCAATCTTCAAGCAGGAGTCAACCGCTAATGTGTGGCCTCCTACAGATGCTGAGGGAAAGGTCTTCGAGGTTGAGGAAGGATGGAGAGCTCAGGTACTGACTGCCCCAATCTCCAAGGATATAGCCAAGATTGCTGCGAAATTCATCAAGCAAGTGGTTTCAGACTTCCCAGGTCAAGGTCCCAAAGATGGGAGCGTTCCCAAGAAGTATCTTCTATGGACTCAGAATGGTGGACACCCAACGGAAGCCTACATTGAGAAGATCCCTTACCGCGGTAAGTACTCCTTGAAGGAGGTCTTGAGACTTGCAGGTCTTGTCAAGGTTGATGATGATGTGGCTAAGGGTACCATGGCCATCATTGACTTCTGGGGGGTTCAGAACATGCAGAAGCATCGTGATAACCCACGGGGTTATCTAGGTAGCAGTGGTGACTTCTTTCTATCGATTGATGGAAAAGAGGTCAAGCTCGATGATGAAACCTGCAAGAATATAGTAAAGAGCATGTTCTTGGTGGTAGCTACTCGTAATTTTGAGTACCGCAAGGTGTACCGACTGAACCGGTTGAAGCCAGGTAGCTTCAAGGGTGGAGCTTACTATGCTTTTAGTACGCTTTACAACTGTTTGACGAGCGAACCATCTTGGGTAAAGGAAGCTCTCGGAAAGAACATGGATCTAATCAAGCCTGAAGATCGAACGGCCTCAGTCTTCTTGAACCTCTGCTCTTCAATGTCATTGAAGCAAGCGTCAGTTGTTACTGGGATCCCTATGCGTGATCTAGTAGAGATGGTCTACGACTAGTCCTCTAGATCAACGGCTACCGGAGCCCCTAACGCGGACTTCTCGACCTCAATCAAATCAGGAGCAACCTTTCCTGAAGCTGCAACCATGTCGAGAAGCTTCTTGATCATCGGCAGGTCATGTTCATAGCTAGCCGAATGGTTCGGACGTGGGAGCCTTAGAACCATGTACAGGGATTCTGACAGGGTCAACTCAAGAGGATCCTTCTTCAGGATTAGGTATGAAGCTGGACCTATCCCATAGATGTCAGGTCCGTACTCCACAATGTTTAGGTACAGCTCAATGATCTTGTCCTTGGGAAATGAACTCTCCAAGGCGACCGTCAAGATGGCTTCTTGAATCTTCCTGCCCACGGTGCGACTTCGGTTGAGCCACAGGTTCTTCGCCAACTGCATCGTGATAGTGGAACCACCACGAAAGAACCTTCCAAGCTTCAGATTGTCCTTTAGACTGTTCTCGATTGCCTGAGGAATGAAACCTCTGTGGTAGAAGAAGCCAGGATCCTCTGTAGTAGTGAGAGCTGTTGTCATGTTCGGACTGATCAGCTGATAGGGAGTCCAGTCCGGTGCCGAGGGCCCAGCTTTACGAATGAAGGGCTTTCCATTCGGATGGTACGCGGTATAGGTGAACTCCCCTGCAAGATCCTTGATGAACTTTGGAGACGGTCCTGTAAGCTTGCATCCGTTCGAGATCTTGAGCTTCACGTTAGGAAGTAGCCTCAAGTCGAATTTGAACTCCCCGGTTAGGTTAACCTGCTTGAGTTGATCAGTCATCATCTCAACTGGAATCGCCTCGAGCCAGTGCTCGCAGAGATCCTCTCCCCAAACATGCTTGTCCTCCCAGTTGAAGAAAATCAGAGATCCGTTACTCTTTATCCAAAGCTCCCCACCAAACTTTGGTTCTGCCTGCCTAAAATCGATAGTTGTGATCGATACATCTCGGAATGTGACTGGAACTTGGTAAAACCTCTTGTGCTCCACTTGAACGGATTTGGCCTTCGGATACACCCACCCATCCTCAATCTCGAGAACAAGGCCTTCAATAGTAAGGGGATGGAATTCAACTCTACCCAGTTCGAGGCGAGTGTTTTTGAAATCGAAAGAGCCATCGGTGAACTTGATCTCTTCCAACTTGAGGAGGTCCCTGACCTTGTGGAGGGAATCTGGTAACCCTGCTTTGCCACTAGCGGCGAAGGCTACCTTGGACTTGAAGTCATAGTTCACCCCATTCACCGAGATCAGCCCATACCTGGTCTCAATCTTCCCTGTAACAGCCCGAGCCCCATTCGAATCAAAGGAGGCCTGGTAGAGTGTAGCAGCATCAAGACCTCGGTAGATCTTTACGGTCAGGTTCTTCCCAGTGAACTTGAACCCAGATCCGTTCTTCTGATCTTTCGAATCCTTAGTCAGAGTTACAAGAGCAAGCCCACCATCAACCGCAACGGTCTTAGCTTTTCGACAGGCAACCGCCGAATCGAACATACCTTCGAGATTGTGGGTCTTTACGTTGATCCGTTCGACTCTAACGCAGTCCAGGCTGAGTGCTCTAGCAGACCCAACCTGGACACCGGGGATCAACCCATTGAGGTAGTGCTTCAGGATTGCTGGTACAAGAAGCCAGCCAAGTACCAGTAGGGCTACTGGAATAGAACCGATAATAAGCCACTTCTTACGGGTCTTCACCTTAGCACCCTACCCCAACTGAGTGACTTCAGCAAGAAACATATGTACAGAGGTACAGCTTGATGTCCCGACTCGTATAATCTAGAGCGCAGATGACCTCGAATAGGGTTTTCTTGATCTCTTCTAGTCGATCTAAGTCAACTGAAAAGAGACCCTTACCGCGATACTCACTACATTCATACTCCAACAACCGATAGCCAAGAATGTAGTTGGAATAAGTACAACCCCAATCCTCTCCGCTCAAAGTTGGATCCACAATATGAAACCGAAGATTACTAGTGGATCCGTCGCTATCGTTCCACTCGTTAAACAGCTCTTCTGGGGTTTTGATACCAAACTGTTTTTTGGCGAATTCCATGAATGCTGGCTTGAAGCTGGGAACCAATTGAGGTTCAAGCTTAGCTCCACATTTGGAGCAGAAAGGACCGCCCTGAGGTGGGTGGCCCTTTGGGCACACCACAGCCCCGGGAATGACAGTTCTCAAGTCATCAGGGCTGAGGCTGGCCCCAATGACCAATCGTGGATAGTAGCTTGTTCCCATGATGAACCTCAGATCTTAATCTCAACTTCTTTCATATTGACCTTGCAGAGGAGCTCTTCTTCTCCGAGCTTGAGGGTCATGGAATTCTCATCGAGGGAGGCGAACTCCGTGAACCAAACTTGACCCACGGTGATAGCGAACTTGATCTGAGCTATCTCTCGGATCTTCTTGCGTGTGACCGCAACAGAATCCTTGGCTTTCTTGTCGATCCACGCGATGAAAGCAGCTTCCTTGGCTTCATCTGTGGCAAGCTTCGTGTACTCATCGGAGGCCAGCCACTTCTCGACCTCAGTCAATGCAGGTACCAAAAGAGCCCCACTTGTGGTTTGCTTCTTGGTAGCGCTAATCTTCTTCCGAACATCATTCACAGATGGTAACTTGGATAACCCAGCGATAGAAACTTCGAGCTTTTTGGCCACATAGAAGTCAGTGGCGGTGGCCGAGACTGTGTGAGGAGGAGCAAAGCCCGAGTAGTCGGTGAACCCTTGCTCCTTCAACCAGTTAGCCGCATCCTCGCCGTACGTGACTACGAACCCTGGTGACTTCTTGGGGGGTACCTTCTCATCCCTGACGTCCTTGTAGACCTTTTGAGCTGCTCGAGACTTCTCGAGCTCCCACTGAGCCAGGAACATGGCCTTGGCACTGGCGGCCTTGATCATCCTTCGATTGATCACAGGGAGCGCTCGAAGGTTGATGACCCCAATCACGAACCCACCAGTCATCGATAGCTTGGTCGGCTTGGCTTCGGCTGGAAGCAACTCAGAGAGCTTTTTGGCAGTTGCCTCTGTAACCCTCACCGGAAGAGACTCCACGTTGATTAGCCCGTCCTTCACAATGGCATAGTTACGGAAGATGAAGGTCTGGAAAGATGCGGGGACCTTTCCTTTGAGTTCATCCTTGAGACGGGCCGAAATGTCAACAACCCCTGTCTTCCGAACATTAATCGAAATGTTCGGGAAGTCCTCGTTGTAGACCAACGAGGAGATTGGATAGCCTTCAGGGGCCGGATCAGCCACGAACTTGAGGGGATCAGGCTTGGAGCTGAGGATAGCCGTGAGCTCCGTATTCAACTGAGCCAGCACTGAGGCTTTCTTCTCGGTCAACATCTTGCCCCGAATCTCATCAACCTTCTTCTGCTCATCCTCGGTCAAGATCTCGTCTGCATCGATTCGACTACGGCCGATCTTTGAGTACTTAAACTCGGGGTGCTCCAATAGGATGTGAGCGGAATCATCACTGGCAAGCAACCCGAGTAGGTCGAGAACCGTGTAGGCATCGTCATCGGGTACCTTCTTCGGATCCCAGCCCTTCGTGTAGCGGAGCTTGTCATCGAAAGCCGCCGCTTTGGCAGAGTCCATATAGTCACTGTACTTCTGCTTTCCGAAGCAGGAGGCGAACCTCTCGATGAAGTCCACATCAGCTAGGGCTTTCAGGAACGGGAAAACCACGTCCGACTTCATGCGAACTGAGTAAAGTGACACGGCCGCGTAGGAAGCCGCTAAAGCAACCTTGTCCAACTTGTCTAGGATCCCATCATGCTTACCACCAATTATGCCGCAAGCACCGGCAAGGGTGTGACGAGGGTGATCACCTTCCTTGTTGGGACTCACCCGCCAGAACTCTTCCACATCAGTGGGAAGGTTAGCCTTACCCTCCTCAACGGCATAAGTTGTCAACTCACCATTGATCAGTGTGTAGACGAAGTTCCCAATGGAACCCCCGGAAACCTTGACCTCAACCTTGGGCGCCCCAGAGAGCTTCTTCCCCAAGGAGGCCTCGAGAACAGGCTCATACTTGTTGAAGTGTTCGGCAAAGATCAACTGCCCACCGGCCTTCTCAGCCATGGCCGTAAGAAGGGGGCGGTCAGCGTAGTAACCATATTCAACGAAGGTTGCCGCCGCAAGCCCACCAGCAGCCTCTTCAACAGTCTTGAGGATTTCAGCTCGGTTCCACTGGTTGTCACACCCGTCCGACATGAAGAACAGAGAGAAGACGGAACCCGGCTTCTTACCACTCACCCGCTTAATAAGAGCTGAGACCTCTTGGAGAGGCTCCTTGAACCCGGTTAGCCCGATTGGCTGCAACCACCTGTCAATGGCCTTGTTGACGTCCTGCAGGTCAGTGAGGGTCGCTACAGGCTCAGCCTCGAGCAGGGTACCAAACTGCCCACGTCCCGAGAACCAGATGATCGATACCGTGTCCTTAACCCCAATGAGTTTTGGGAGCTTCTTCTTTAGTTGCTCTCTAATCTTAGGAAGTTCGCCATACATGCTGCCCGAAACGTCAATGACTAATATGTGGTTTGTTGGTACCTCGACAGGCTTTGCATTATCTTTAGACTTATTCAACTCTTGGTGAACAAGAAATAGCCCGTCAGCAACCTGGTATGACAGCATAGGTGGGAAGTCCTTCCGTTGGATTACCCTTAATACACCGATGGGCCTTCAAATCAACAACTTTTTACCAGGCCGGCTACAAGTCGGTAATATCGATCCCAGTCATTTCAAGAAGCTTTCCAACAGCCTCAGTTTTTACCTGACTTACCCTAGGCTCTGAAACTTTCAGTTCGGCAGCCAAGTCTTTGAGGGTCATACCCTCAAAGGAGTGTTTTCGGATGATGAACTCCTCTCGCTCAGTCAGGGAAGCCATTTTTGCTATGACTTTCATAAGAATCTGGCGAGATGATACTTGGTTGTCAATCAAGCCTTGATCAAC